GTTCACCCTGCAAACCTTGAACACCTTGAATTCCTTGTTGACCTTGAACACCTTGGATGCCTTGTGTTCCCTGCTTGCCTTGAACACCTTGGATGCCTTGTGTTCCCTGCTTGCCTTGAACACCTTGGATTCCTTGTTCACCCTGCAAGCCTTGAACTCCTTGGATTCCTTGTTCGCCCTGCAAGCCTTGAACTCCTTGGATTCCTTGTTCGCCCTGCAAACCTTGAACACCTTGGATTCCTTGTTCACCCTGCAAACCTTGAACACCTTGGATGCCTTGTTGACCTTGAACACCTTGAATTCCTTGTTCGCCCTGCAAGCCTTGAACTCCTTGGATGCCTTGTTGACCTTGTTCGCCCTGCAAACCTTGAACACCTTGGATTCCTTGTTCACCCTGCAAACCTTGAACACCTTGGATGCCTTGTGTTCCCTGCTTGCCTTGAACACCTTGAATACCTTGTTGACCTTGAACACCTTGGATTCCTTGTTCACCCTGCAAACCTTGAACACCTTGGATTCCTTGTTCACCCTGCAAACCTTGAACACCTTGGATGCCTTGTTCGCCTTGGATGCCTTGCTCGCCCTGCAAGCCTTGGATTCCTTGTTGACCTTGAACACCTTGGATGCCTTGCTCGCCCTGCAAGCCTTGGATTCCTTGTTGACCTTGAACACCTTGGATGCCTTGCTTGCCCTGCAAGCCTTGAACACCTTGGATTCCTTGTTCACCCTGCAAGCCTTGAACACCTTGGATTCCTTGTTCGCCCTGCAAGCCTTGAACACCTTGGATGCCTTGTTCACCTTGGATTCCTTGTTGACCCTGCAAACCTTGAACACCTTGGATGCCTTGACCACCTTGTAATCCACAAAATCCTTGAACACCTTGCACGCCTTGTATGCCTTGTTTACCCCTACCAATAACTTTTTTTGGAGGACAACATATATTAACTATAGGTTTTGCTACACATTCTTCGTTTTTATCAGAAGAATCCGTATGCTTATCACATTCGCAAGATTTTTCTTTTTCTTGTGTTTCAATCCATTCATTAAATGACATACTTGTACCACTATTTTGGTATGAAATGTACAAGTCTCGTAATTCTTTATCGGTCATAATTATAAATAATCAAGATTTAATCTTTATATTTATACAATATCTAATGGAATCATACGACATAAATGAGATTTTCGCAATATCTGACGAGTCGCCAAGATACTCCGAAAAGGCGTTGGAAATACACGACAGACTAATCAATATCATACAGAAATTGGAAGTTCTGTTATATACCGAAAAGGGAAGCCTTTTGTGTATGCCCGATTTCGGAATAGACTTGGAAAAATATATTTTCGAGACAAATGTCAGTGCGAACTACATACAAAACGAAATAAATCTGCAAATCCAAAAATATGTCAAGTCAACAACCGACTCGAACATCAATATCTACTGCAAGGTAAATTTCTTCGAGAGACCGAACAATTATTCATTCGGCTGCGTGGTTGACATATACATAGAAGACTATCTTGTTACCTCATACGCATTTTAATTATACAAACACATTATTCCAAATATAAAAATAAATTTGATATGATTTCAATAGTAATGCCAACACACAAAAAAATGCCATTACTTTATGCAACATTAATGTCAGTATTCGGTCAAGATTATAATGACTTTGAATTTATTGTCGTTGATTCGAGCAAAAACGAATATTTTGAACAACAATGTTTTACTATGTTTGATGAAAATCCATTTTTATCAAGTAATCGGCATAAACTATCTAAACTTAAAATTATTAGAGCAAAAGAAAATACAAATCTACCTGGTGCTATGAAAATGCTCGGATTCGAACATTGCACAAAAGATAATGATTTCGTTATTTTTCTTGACCACGATGACATTCTTGGCGAAAGATTACTATATTATATGCACATTGCTCAAATGAAATATCCTTCATCAGAAATGATAACCACTAAATATACGTATTTCTTATATAAGAATAATAACGTATATGATTATAAAGTTATTCGTGGTATTATAGGTGAGCGTTGCGAGACAACAAATCGTGTGAATTTTGGTAATATGTGGTTTTCCTTTTCAAATCCAATTGACGTTTACAAATGGTCTCATCCATTTATTTCACCATTTAAACCAATAATACTTTCAAAAAATACAATAAAAAATAATAGATATTCTTTTATAAAAGACACTGAAACGGGAGACGACTGGGTTTTTGATATAATAACACATTCTCTTGAAGAAACATATATACCAGTAATCGGATACCATTACATTAAATACGAAGGTGACGAATGTTTTTGCACAACAACATTCGACAAACGACAGCCATCAGAAAGGGCAAAGCAATATAGAGAGGCTGGAAATTCTTATTTACGTATGTTAGATGATATGGGATATAAAAAAAGAAGAAATATACTTAATTTAAGTGATTTGTAATAACAGTATTATTCATTATAAATCGCACTGAAGATTATCTTGTGACATCATACGCATTTTAATTATATATGAATTATACATACGATTTCCAATCAAGGGTTAGAGACGTTCTGAAAGACTACGGCTCTGAACAGCGAATACAAGTGGGGTTCTATAACAAACTCCAATATATGCCGATAAACAAAACTTGGCTTCTGCCTGGGAAACTCTACACCTTCCGCTACGCCACAGACAGAAAAGACTTGTACGACACATTCCCATACATTATGTCTATGGGTCAATCAAAAAAGAATCCCAAACACTTTTACGGTATAGATATGCGAGTGCTGCCGCTAAATATAAGGATTCAAGTGTTCGGCTACATATACGACTTGTATTCACGCAGGATAGAACGTGAGATAGCGGAATACCCCGACATTGACAGCGCGGACAAACAGAACTTCATAAAGGAAATCACAACGGACACCGCAGAGCAGATTTCAAGGAAAGTGAACATAATGGAATCCGTGAAGCGTTACGACATAACAAAAATATCAGATTGCCGTTGCGTGAACTACAATCTGATACACGAGATGATATATTGCGATGAGGATTATTTTGAGAACGGTTCAATCGCGGAAGCGCAAAAGAAGTTCACGAAAAGCCTCCGTTAGAATTTCAGAAGTCTGTTTAATGCTTCCTGCTGTACCTTGTTAAAAATAGTGTTTTCCGTAGCCGATGTGAACACCACGGTAAGACCGCAGAGTTGGTTCATATCCAATTCCGTGTTGTATGCGTTGCCGTCTCTGTCGTTCCATCCGCCACGTATCACAGCAACCTCGCCTTTTTTCAACACAATATCGCCGAAATTGTCCAATCCGATAAGCGGGTCTTCATTCGGGTTGAGGTCGATTCTCCTTTCTATTTTGTCGTGAAGATGCGTGTCAGGGTTTATATAGTCGTATGTTTCTATATAATAGCCGTTCCTTATCGCATTCTCGTTTTCCTCGGAAACAAAGTATGCGTTCACACTGTCTATCCCTTCAATCCCCTCAAGAAGCGAAACAATGTCCGACTTCGGAATCATATCCGTTCTGTTTATGTTCGTGAAATACGTGTTCAGTTTCGAGCGTATGTCAGTCCATATCCTCGTTTTCTCGCTGTTCTCAAAATACTTCACAGCGACAACGAGCGCATATCGCTTCAGCACTATGTCGTTTATAACGACTTCAGAGGAAACGAGTTGCTGACCGCTGTCGTCAAGCGCACGGATTATGGCGTTTTTCTCGAAATCGTTAAGCAGGAACTCGTTTTCGGGCAGGTTGAAATAGTCTATCGAATCAGACTGCTTCGAGAGTTTGTCCTTTATGTTCGGGGCGATTTGAAGGTAGATGACATTATCGTCATCCAAATACGAATCGTCCTTCGTGTTGTATGCGTCAATGACATTGAATTGGCTGTACCTTGACAGATAAGCCACATAGTTGTCTTGGTTTGCGAGAACGAAACTCTTGCTTTGATGCGGGGCGAGCCTTCTTGTCAGTTCCAAAGGCTCTGCGTAAGCACCCATCATAGGAGGTGTCTCTATCATAACGGACAAAAACTTGTTGAGGTCAACGGTTTCGCCGTCATTGTCAAATCCCGCGTCAACGAACTCGATGTTGAGCGAGGTTCCAGAGAGATTGCCCGCGTCACCGAGATGGTTCACAACCTCCACAGTTATAGTAGTTCCGCTTTCGGGTATCCTTCCGAAATTCCCGTTTCCGAAAAACACGGTCAATCCCATATTGACCGAACTCTTGCACATAAAGCACGGCTCGTCACCGCCCATATCATAAAGGCTGTCAACTTTCTTCCACTCAACATTGTCGATAAACACCCTCACCCTATCGTGGTCTGTGAGACCTTTTACATTCACATTGTAAGACTGCAACTTCTTGCCGTCAGCGACAAACGTCTGCGTTGAGCGAGAACCCTGCACGAATTCTATGTTCACGGGGTCGGAGTCTTGTTGCAGCATTATGTAATCGGTATCCATATTGAGGAAATATTGGTTGCCGTTTTCCTTTATTACAAACGCCGTATTGTTTTGTATTTTTATATAAGAGCCGTTGAAATCGAGAAGCGCGGACGGATTCAGTTTGACTTTCATCATACCGTATGCCGATGAACCTCTGTACGGGTCGTGACCCGTCAGCCTCGAAAGACCGTGTACGCTTTCGATTGTCTGCGCACGCATAATATTGAGTTCGGATGCCGCACGCTCAAGATAAAGGAACACCAACTCCGAAATGTTGGCGACAACGGATAGAATCTGTCCCGTTGGTGAACTCGGAGTAAAGACCGAATCGGACATACCGTACATCTTGTTAAGATACAGATACGCCTGCTTCAACAAATCAATAGCCTTCACCTTTGAGGTATCAAGAAATCCCATCAAAAAACATTTTTAAATATTTATAACGGCGGCGTGAACGAGTATATAAATAATGAAACACGCACGCTGAATGACAAAAATACTGAACACGAAATCATTTCTGTTGGAGAAACTGAACATAAAGCCCATAAATGTCGATAGCATAAAGGACATCGTAAACAACACGAAAAACAAGGGCAGGATTGAGGACAGAATCAAAACGGAACTGTTTGCATATTGGGAAAGCGTGTCATTCAATACGGAATGGACTACACTCGGAGATGACGAGGAAGCGGCATTGGAATTTCTGAAAATGGACGGCTATTCAAAAATATTCGAGTTTGAAATAGAAAACGAAAACATTTTCGGTATTTACAAAAAAGAAAACGAATACTATATGATTGGGTTGGAGGAAGACCCAGGTTGGGGAAGTCCTTGGGGTGCGTTCATCGTTAATGTCAGCGAATTCAAACGCGAAATAGAAACACTCAAATCCGTAAGCAGAAAACAAAGGAGAAAAACAAAATAAACTATGAACACAACACAAAACAGCATAGACAACAACTACCAACTCACGCTGTTAATCAACAGACTCTACACAGCGTCAAAACCATACACAACGCACAGTTACAGCGATATGGGTTGGGAAAACGCGCAAGCGCACATAGCGGCACTCCGCACCGTGAAGGGTGTCAAGGATGTCATATCAAGCGCGGGCGTGTACTACAACTACTTCGCAGGCACTTCACCCGACATCAACAGACCCGCATACAGAAAATACGACCTCACCATAGAAACCGAATACGGGACTTTGGAAGGACAACTGATATGCCACAGCGCGGGCAGCGTTGATGACGTGTTTTCAAGATATGATATGACCTGCTCGTTTTGGAAACAAAGGAACAGAGACTAACGGCAAACAAAAAGGGCGGCTGATGCCGCCCTTTGTTTTTCAGCACATTTCCAACTCTTTCACAACGCCGTTTGTTACGGAATATGTTCCAAGCGGCGTGAGTTCCCTGCTGCGAAGGACACCTATGTCGGTCGCATAGCAATCGCCGTTTTCAAGTTCAAAGCAATATGCGTACCATCTGCCTTTGTATGTGCCGTCTTTCAACTGTGATATGTGCATTTTGCATCCGTTGTCAAACGTGGATTCAGTCAGTTCGCCGTTAATCACGTCATACGGTTTCAACGGTGCGCACTTGCGGCTGCACCTTATACCGACATCGGTTTTGTAGCAAGTGCCGTCAGACAATTCAAAGCAACTGCCATACCATCTGCCGAGATATTTGCCATTCGGCAATTCAAGTATATGCTGTGTGCAACCGTTTTCAAATGACGAGACTTCCTTGAATTCCCCTCCTGCAACTTGGTATGTTGTCATTTTCGCACAATGCCTTCCGTGTTTGACACCGTAATGTGTCTTGAACATCCTTCCGTCAACAAGTTCAAACACCCACGCATAGAACAGCGCACGGTATATACCGTCCTCAAGTTCGTTTATGTCGGGATATTCGTCAGAGTGAGTTCCGTAATTATCCTTTACCTGCTTCGGATTTGTATAATCAGATAACAATTTCATACAATTAAATTTCCCTATTTATAAATGTGGATAATCCGTAAGCAGGGTTATGCGGACTTTTGACAGTTCGTCTATGTCGATAAACGATATCGCCGAATAAATCTCGTCAGCGAACTTCTCGTCCTTGTACCGACCCACAAACTCGCCGAGAAGGTCAAGCAACGCTGGTATGTCAAGGCTCAACACGGCGGGCTTCTTGAACATAGCGTTGTCCGTCATCATATTTTTCGCAATTAGGAACTTGTTGAGTTTGTCAACCGTTTCCTGCGTATAGAGGTTTCGCAGGTTGACATACATAGACCTTATCTCGGTGTCTGGCAAGTTCATAACCGTCTTGTTCTTGACCCTGCCGTCCCTTTCGTCCTCGCAGTCCATCAACTCGAAAAAGAAATAACTCAAATTCGGGTAGATATTGTAATACGCTATGATTTCGGGTGATGAGAAATTGGCGACCAATTCGTCATAATGCTCGTCTATCGAAACCGAATCGCCGAAACGTTTTCTGAACAAGTCGAACCAATTGGACACACTGCCATAGTGCATTTCGAGAAGCACGAAAAACTCGTTTCGATACATCAACCGAGAATTCCTCAATTTCAGTATCTTGACAATCTGTTCATCGGTCTTATAGGATTTCGGGTAAAGCCGAAATCCCATTTCCGAAACGCTCACCATCATTTTCGCCACATCATTGGGCGTAAGCGGATTACTCATCTTTGTATGATTTATACACCGAGCCTACTGATGACGGAAGCAAACAAGCCAATGTCAAGAAATACGCTTTCCAATAACTCATTACGTTGAACACGGAAACCACGTCAACCAAAATCTTGTTCCACACAAGATAAAGCAGATAGCCGAATACAAATGAGAGAATCGGCACTACGACCAAGGCGACCATAAAAATCACCATAAATTTCAAAAAATCATTCATTTTCTTTCTTATTTTCTTTGACAATATAGTTTTTTTCAATGTATTTCAACTCGTCAAGCGTGCGCTTGGGGTCAAAGTCCAAATGCTCTTTGAGTTCGCGGAGACCGCATTCGTTGCGGTCGCACCAAATGCTTATCGCCTCTTTGGAAACATTGGCGAGCGGATTATTAGCCTTCTCGCCTTTCGCCGTTTTTGTATAGATGAATTTTGGAACACCTTTATAGAACCTCGAAGCGACAGCACGCCAAACTTCAGCCACGCCGAGACCATCGGTTTTCACAATGTTCAACTGCTGCGCGTATGTCGGGTAACGGATTCCCATAAAGCGGTTAAGCATAAATTGGTATTTGACCTTCTCGCTGACTTCAAGGTCTTCCCACTCTTTCTGTTTCGAGCGGTCAAACAAAAGTTTAATATAATCGAACAGTTCCATAATGCCTCCTATTCAGCGGGTTTGTTTTCCATTCCGTTATCGTTTTCCACGACCGCTTCTTTCTCTTCAATGGTTATGCCTTTGAAGCAAATACCCCTTGCGGAAGAAATCTTCTTGAGGCGGTTGTAGTCAACGCCAGAATCGGTTTGGGGAAGTGCGCCGCACTTGTAGAGTTCGACAATCTCGTCATCGGTATATCCGCCCAACTTTGTTTGTATGCAGCATACATCCCTGCCGAGAGCGGACTCGTTCTCTCTGTTCTGCTTCTGAATCTCCGCACGGGCGGCGTATGGGATGCTGTCCAACACCTTCTTGATGTAGTCGGCTTGGTTTTCCTGCGGGAAAAGTGCTTTCTTCAATCCATCGAATTCGTCTTTCATACTTTTCGATTCCTTTTCCATACCCAACACGTCAATGTATGTCACGACATTGACGATAATAAGTGCCACCATAGAGGCAACCGTAAAGATAGTGGCGTATTCCATTCTGTCTTTCACAAGGGCTGTGATAGACAGAAACATCATAAAGAACGCCACCACCAAAAATGCTGTTGATAAAAACTTTTTCATAATATGAATTTTGTTATACAATTTTTGCTTCAATAAACCAATTCCCGTTCTCACAGAACTTGCCGCCAAACTTTTTTTTCAGCGTCAACCAAGCGGATTGTCGTGTTTCTCGGAACAAGAATTTCCATTTGTTCCTCGCAATCAATCTCATCCGCGTCAAACATCTTGTTTATGTCAACACAAGGGTATTCTTTGTCGCTGACTATATGCACAACCAACTCATTCTCCGACCATTTGCTGCCCCAAGGGGATTCCATAATGCTTGCCGTTGACATATAGCCTTTGTTGGTTATCTCGCTTCCGATTTTATCCTTGATGTTTTCCTCCGTTATCCCGTACACATTTTCCATATACGACCAATCAACGGTACGATAAACATCCAATTTTTTCCGTTCAACAAACGCTTTGTCCAAAACATTCGTGATTGACGGGACTTCCTTTCCTTTTCTCAAATCGTCATTGACCGATGATGTCAATCCGCTAACATAGTCGTACACGGCTGACTTCACCTCATCTTCATACTTGTTGGACTTGTACTTATTGTAGTTTTTTTCCGCTACAAATTCATCATACTTTTTCATCAGAACAGTGTTTTCTTTTCTTTGATAAACGACATATCGGAATCATCAACACCTTTGAAAATCCTCTCCGTTTTCTTGACAACGGATTCCTGCGGTTTCAAGGCGTTGTATTTGACCCTGCGCATAGTTTTTGCGAGAACCTTGACATCCTCGTGCATTCCCTCAACCACATCCTCTGGAATCACATTCCTATTCAGCACGATGAATTTAGTATTCCGTCTGATATTCTCCGCTATCTTGTCAGCACAGTCAACGCCGACAACCTCGCAGCAGGATTGCGCAAGGGCGTTCACGGTATCGTCAAGAAATAGGTATTCGGCATTCAGACCGCCGACCTTATCCTTGAAATTCTCAAGGATTTTCTCCGCTTTCTTCTCCGTCACGTTATATGTTTTCCCATTCTTGACATATGAATAAATTGACGAGATATTATCGGATTTGTCGCCGACAATGACCTTTGTGAAAAGACACTCGTCAGCATCGACTTCAATCATTTCAAGACTGCGTTTCTTCAAGAGATACTCGAACTGCGTTTTTTCATCAAACACATCAATCTTGTGCTTGTTTGTAAACGCCTCGTAAATGGTTTCCGAAACATCCTTTCCTTTCAGAAAATCCTTCGGGGTGTACATTTTTTTAGTGACATCAGAATATAGGACTGACGGAACGCCGTTCACGCTGCGCACAAGTTGGAGCATATCCTTGTCACTCGTGTACATAATCACGGGAATCCCCTTTGCCGTGAGGACGTTAGACCAATAGAATATAAGGTCGTCAGCCTCCGCTTTCTTTGTCTTGGAAACCGTCACGTTGTAGTTTTTCACAATCTCCGTGAATTCGGCTACACACTTGTCAAGACCGTTGAAATCAACGGTTTCATCTTGATGGCGAGTTCCCTTGTAATCGACATCGGACTCTATCGACTTTCTCCAAGAAGCCGAGTCCATAATGAACACGCATCTGTCAACGATATTCTCCAAGTCGCGGAGAACAGCATTGAGATTCTGTTCGAGTTTGGACACATACAATTTCCGAGATTCGTCAGTCGAAAGCATAAGTTCGCCTTTCTTGCTCGGAAACACATACATCGTTCTGAACAAAAAGTTGTGTCCGTCTATAAGCAATGTGTACATCATATATACGTTATTGTTGGTTTTTCCTTTTCTTTCGGCTCTACTTCCATATCACAACCGTCAAAATCAACATCTTCCAAGTCGCAGCCGAAGAGAGCGTCATTCATAAGTTTGAGCGTTCCCTTCGGCTTGTCCAACTTGTCAATGAGGTCGTTTATTTCAGATTCCAAAATATCCTCTGAAATAATCGTTGTAGGTTGTATGTTTTGCAAAGTAGTTGACATTAGCCGATGTTTTTAATGCTTCAGTTCCGTGGTTGTACAAATCCCAACCACTGATTGTTTCGTTGTCGGTCAGATTGCCGAAATTCGTGGAATGGTAGATTTCGTCAGCCATTTTACGCAACTGACCTTGGTTGATGATTCTGTTGTTCGTGAACAAGTCACCGATTACGCGGGAGGCGACCGCACGGTCAACCCTCTGCTGCTTCAAGTCGTTCATAAACATAATGTTCCGAGTATGCTCGTAACGGACTTGGGAGAAATACTGACCGATGAGGTCGGTGACATAGACGTTCAAGTCGTTCATACGATGCTGCTTCTTAATCATATACTCGCCGCTAACCATACCGTTTGTGCAGATGAACACAACGCTGCCGATGGCAAAACCGAAACTGACCCTTCGGTTGTACGAGTTCTTGAATCCTACACGGATTCCGAGTTCCTTGCTGTCCTCCTTGGCGAGTTTGTCGCCAAGGTCATACATAACGACAGCATCAGCACCATTGCGGGTGCGGACGGATGTTCCGTTGAGTACAAAGTTGTTACGCTCAATGTTTTCCATAATGGAATTGTGAATTTCCTCGTAAGAAATCGGGGCGTAAGTTCTTGTTTTTTGCGGCACTTGAACCGCCATTAGTCCTTTCAAATCCATAATTCTAAATTTTTGGTTACAAACTAATATAATAAAAAAATCACAAATATACTTAAACTATAAAAATAAAGCCCGAATTAACGGGCTTTATTAAAAATGAGAGTTTATTCAAAAAATTGTCCGCGACCGACCGACAGCGGTCGGTCGCCAAAAATCGGACAAGAATCAAGATAGGGGTAGGTAAGCCAACGCGCGGGCCGAGTAAGTGTAGGACTTGGTGCGGTTAGGCAATGCACCAGTGCCGCCGTAGTAGAACCAACTGTTGTAACTCGAATACTGGGCAACAGACCAATAATATCCCCCGTTGCTCAACGCATTGGCGGAAGACAGATAGGAGAACGCAGTGTTTATTTTAGCCATCGCGTCATCCCGCATAAACACGGCAATCTCGTGGTTCGTTGGAAGATGGAACGCGCCGAGGTCTGAATCCGCGACTGACGCGGCTGCGTAGGCTGCGGGGAAGGCGTGGATGTACGAGCCGTCAAAAGTCATCGTCTCCACGGAGGCGAGGAATGCGTTCTGCACGTCACCGTTGTCGTAGGATTGGTATTCTATGCCTCCCGTATGGGTGTCGTCTATCTGAACCATACCCGCCTCCATATAGTTGTCCCAAGAGCCTTGGTATTTGTCATAGAGGGCTTGATACGCAGGCGTTGAACTTCCGTTGAGACTGTTGAATCCCGCCTCGCTCATCCTGCCGACACTGCTTTCTGCGACATAGGACGCGCTGCCGTTGGTGCGCCAATAGGACTTGTATTTTGCGAGGTTAGCACCGCATCTGTACGAGAGGTTGTAACCGTTCTGCGCGTATTGCGCTGTGTTGGCGGGCAGGAATCCGCTGTTCGGGAACATAGACTCCACGGTCTGCGCCTGCCATTCCCTATGGGACTCCGACTGCTGAACCCCGCCTACCCTCGTGTAGAGGCTCAAGTCCTCAAGCGTTGCGTTGCTGACGTTGGAAATCGTGAATGCCGAACTCGAATAGCCACCCTTCACGATGCGGATGAATGACTCATCAGTATTGTGGGTGAATGTAAGGTATGTATCAACCCTGCCCGTATTTAACTGTGTGACTATACTATCAAGTGTATCACCAACATTCCACGATACAGTTCCACTTTTATTTGTACCATTTATTTTTACAATCCAATCAAAGCCGCCACTAACAGAAGTATCACAATACAAACGATATCTGTTAAATTCACCCCAACGGCGAGATGAAAAATTAGTTTTGTGAATCACAACACTTTTGCCGTTCTTGTTACGAGTAAATCTTACATAAGGTTGGATTGTGTAGCCGCTGAACACGGGCGGGTAGATTGCAGCGTCATCTATGTCGAAAAACCTCAAATCGCCCGTTGAGTCGTTCTTGAACACGAGGGCTACAGTGTCATCATCCAAGACACTATCTTCCACTAAAACATTTGTGATATTATAGTCAAAAACACTATATGACACACATTCATTTGGAAATATTCTGTATGTTAATAATACAGAAGAATTAGACGGAATTGGTATTGATAAATTATACCCAGACAATGTTCCGCCGTCACCAAAAATAGAAGAAACCAGAAGTGATGAAAAATTAAATGTATATGTTATTGTTGATGACGAAATATTCATCAAAATAAAAACATTTTCATTATTTGCAAAAGTATCAACATATACCGTGAATGAGTTTTTAGCACTAAACATCACATTCGAGTTGTTATATGATACACTGCCGTAAACCTCGCTCATATCTATATCAGATGTCAACGACTGAACTTTTGAAAAATCGTTATTGGTTTTTATATTTCCATAACCAAGTAGCGATTCATTTCCTATGGTTTTTAAAAAAATATTAGTCCATTTGTTTTGTAACACATCAAATGACAAAATTTCGCTATCGTCCGAATTCTGAAGTGAAACATCAGAGAGTCCAAGCAATGACATTAAATTCAACGCTTCAAGTACACCGTTTGATGATACAAGATTCATACTCCCACTTGTGGGAACGGAATCCAACAATATCGGTGTCAGATATAATTCGTCTGACGATGGGTTTTGTATTGATTCATACTGCGCCTTTGACAATATGTTCAATATGAGTTCGCTTAATGCTACATCAGTTGGCATATTTGTTTGCTTATATTATATTATTTATAATTATTACCTCGGATTGGTAACACGGTCAATCAGAAGTTCGGGCTGCGCGTTGTCAACAAGTTCGCAAAGGTGAGAATCCTTTACGACATACTGCGACAGTATGATGTTGTGCAGGCTCTCTTCGCAAATCTCGTTCCATATCCTTATGTTAGTTATGTCAAGTTCACAGCCAAGCAACCCCCAATATCCGTCATCAACGCTCATATCACCCTTGCATCCTATTGTCTTATAGTATTTGAGGTCTATCGTTGAATCCATACTGCGTAAATTTCTGTCGCCCTTGCCAAGAGGATAAACCCAAAGTCCGAGTTTCTTGTCTTCGGGCTTGACAGCGAGAACGATGCCATACCATTCGTCAGCGTTCATAACCAACTCGCTTCCGAAATTGAATATATGTTCATCCCCGTTGATTGACACAATGAAACTGTTCGGTGTCTGTATGAGATTGAAGCCGCCCTCGGAATACAAGAAATTATTACTCGAAATCTGTGTCGCAACCGCATTTTTCATACAATCGTCAACATAGATTTGGTTCGTAACAAGAACGTCATCAACAATACCCGTTATCTTGACAAACTTCGGATAGTCAGTACCCGTTAGGTTGAGATAAGTGCCTGCAACAAAAACGGCTGTGTTGTCAACCTTCAGACCCATATAGCCGTCAACATCAACAATGGCTTCAATTCGCCTGCTGATATTCTTCGTGTTCGTGTATTTCGGTCTTATCCAAAAAGTGAACATACGCTCCTCGCTGTCCCAACCTCTGTTGTATCGGTATTGCAAGGCGATGTTTCCGCGCTCGATTGACTTCAATGCGTAATAAGACTTGGAAATCATAGTCCAATTGTTATAAAGCGGGTCTGTGCCGATATGCAGTTTCTTGTCGAGAAGTCTTCTGACATAATCATTCTCGTTTGTTCCGATTGTGTTGTATTGGTCGGGTTTTCTTGCATCCTTTTCCTCGTTCTCGGCTTCGATGTTGAACTTGTCCATATTGAATATGAGCGTGTCAACTTCCTCTTCAAACTGCTTATCCTCGAACTTCACGGACGCTTTCTTTTGATACTGAACGAGGCTCACTCTCCAATACGAACCGCTGTACAGATAATCGTCCGTTTCGGAAACAGCGTTTATCTCGTACATCTTGTTCATATACTGCTCGAAATACAGATAGTCACCGACTTCGGGTTTGGAGTCTTGACCGAACACTTGTCTGAACCCGTTTTTAACGATATGCACCTCGAACACTGTCGGGTAGTCCATCATAAGCGGGTTGAAGTTGATTTCCCTGCTCGGAAGTTGGTTGTCGGGTATCACTATCTTGATACTGCCTTCCGCTATGACATTGAGCAGCGAGTATTCGTGAAGCACAACGTCCTTCGAGCGTTGGTCTGCGCTTGTCTTGTAATATTGAACGCAGAAACCGAACATATTGGAAACAACCTGCGACAACTGCGAGTATATGAACGCCGAGTTTCCGAGGGCGTATGGGTTGAATCCGCCGCCACAGCAATCGAACACCAAGTTCTGCTGACCGCAGCAGGCTTCGTTGTCGCTTATTCCGCAAAGCGGTATGTTGTTGATTATTCCCTCTTTCGACACGACTTCAAGCGCGATGCTCTCAAATTCAAGTTCGCCGTCACCGACCTGCGTGAATTTGTACTGCGGGTAAAACGGTTTCGCGGGGTCGGGCAGCAAAACACGCAGATTGTCGTTTGTCAGTTCTCGCCAATCATTGTACAATATGCCGTCATAAGACCATCTGAACTCCTTTCTGTAATATAGGGATTCGGTTTCCCCTTTCACTGAAGCGGAGTATGAGTTGACCTTCGACACACCGTTATACGGGGTCTTGACACTTATCAGAAGTTGGTCGTTGTTAGCCGTTGTCTTGTTGCCGTTTACCATTATTACAATATTTTGTCGTTTATTGCTTGTGTAAGTTTCTTCAACGCATCGATTGTGTTCTTGTCAAACGAAACGTCAGCCTTGACTCTCTGTTGAGGTTGAGGAGGTGTAGGTTGAGGTTTCTGTTGAGGAATGACGGTCTGCGGTTTGTTGCCGCTTCCGTTGTTGTCAGAACTGCCGCCTCCGCCGTTACGGAGTTCACCGATTTTGTCAACCATATCCTCGATGAGGTCGCGTATCTCGTCCATAATCTTCTTCGCATTAGAAGCGTTCTTCGCCATTTCTCCCATACCCGCAATCATTTCAGCGTATGGTTGCATAGTGTTGACACTTATGGAGTTCAAAGCCTGCGCGATTCGTTCCGTGTTGGACGCGATGTTCTCAAACACCTGCTCGTTTTTCGCCTTTGTCAGACTGTCGATGAACTTGGTTGCGGCGGTCACGTTGTTGCGTGTAGCCGCAAGTTGGTTCATACCCTTAACGAGGTCTTGTGTGAACACGGTGAACTTCTTGCCTGCGTCTTTCGGAATCTTCATAATGGTATCGCCCATAGTGGCAACCTTGTTCACGACTTTCTTCATCTGCGCAGCGTTCTCGTCCGCGCTTTTTGCGATGAATAAGTCAAATGCGCCCAATTCGTATGCCTCTATCTTGTTGCCTTCGTAGATAAGGGCTGAATCACCAGCCTCGTGGTCGCTCAACACAAATGCTGCGGTTGACATATTCATTATGGAGAATATGTATCCGCGCATATTCTTGCTGATTTCGCTCACCGTACCCATCTGACCCTTAATGGTGTTCATAGACTCACCCAAGCCTTTTATGATATTGCTTATATTCGAATTCACTTTCTCGAATGTTTCGGACATATCGCCGCCGTTTGCCGAATAGCGAAGTCTCCTCACATTGGCGTGAATCATACCAAAGTCAAAACCGTTTTCCGCGCCGTTTGGCAGAACGGGTTGCACACCGCCGCTACCGCTTTCGATGACATATCCTATGTTACCGAATGCCGTGAATATGGTTGAGATTGCCTTGATAACATTGCCCACGCCGACAGTCAGTTTTGAAGAATCGGGGTACAACTCGTTAAAGGTTTTCATACCCTCCGCGAGGTCTCTGATTATAGTGCCTATGTTGGAGGCGGCATCTATCGCCATACCGACATAGGATTTCTTCTCGGTTTTAGCCGCCTTCTTCGTGTTGCCCAAGAAACCGTATTCGGCGGGTTCTATGATTTCCTCATAAGTACCCGTTTCCTCAAGTTTCTTTCCGAGAAGTATGAAAGCGGGGAAGAATCCGCAGAGCATCTGCTGTATGTTTCCAATCATACCTCCGCCGTTGCCCGTCAAAGTCCAATCGTCATTGATGTCGTATGCCGTTCCGATGTCTTTCTTCGGGTTGAGTTGCGAGAACGTCTTGACACCTTCAGCCATACCCGAAATCAAAGTTCCGATTTGACCGACATTCTCCATAGCGCGGGCAATGTCAACTTTCTTGCTGTTGTAGTTTACTGTGCTGTCAACCGCACTCTGTATGGAGGCGAAGCCCTGCGAGATATTGGAAGATTGTGACTTGACAACCTCGAATGATTCCTCGACAGTACCGAACTTCGCAAGCGGGGCGACCAATGCGTCAAGCATTATGGCGATGTTGTTGGCGACCGCGCCTACCCATCCTGCGTCCTTTTCATTCGGAACGAGGTCTTTGTATTCCTTCAGACCTTTCGCTATGCTTGCGAGACTGTCGCCCATATTGCGGGTAGCCCTTATGCCTTCCTCGACAGAATTTTTCGTCTTGACATCGAACACACCCGCCGTAAGCCTGCGGAACAGTTTGCCGAACACGGTTCTCGGTTCGGGCGACTTGATGCTGACCCAACTTTCACCCACGGTTCTGAACGCGCTCGATATTGAGGACACGGCTGTCGAAACGGAATCGGCGAACTGCTGCATAAATTCCTTGTCGGTTATTTGGTCGCCTATTCCGTTTTGGAACTGCATCAGTCCTTTTGCTATGCTGTAGAGCGCGTCACCCATTTTCTTTGAAACCGCGATACCCTTTTCGACACCGCTCGGACTGAACGCCGCGATAGTTCCCTTGATGAGCGTACCAAGTATGCCTCCCTTGCCTCCTGCCTCGCCGCTTCCCGCCATAACAGCGAAAGTGTCGCGGAGCGTTATCATCATTTTCGAGAACGTTTCAACGCTATTCGGTTGGAGTTTGGCTGCGGCGAACTCCTGCAAACCTTTTCCTATGCTATTCAGCGCAGCACCCATAGAGATGCCTGCGGCAGAACCCGCCATAACAAACGGGGATACCAAAGCCAATGCGGAGAATTCCGTTGCAAACGTTCCGATTATGCCCGCCATCTTCAATATGGTCTTGACACCTACACGGGATTTGTTGATTTCTCCTGCGAACCTGCCTATGCCCAAACCTATTGAATAGAGCGAGCCGCCCATAACGCCTATTGCAGCGTCAGCCATAAGTATCAGTGGTGATACTGGACCTATCGCCGCGAATTCAGCACCGAACAGCATAATCAGTCCTGCCATCTTGCCGACAGTTTTCCAATCAATGCCGCTATCCTTGACGGAAGTTGCGTAACTGTTCACACCGAATCCGAATGCAACGAGTGTAGCACCCATAACACCCATAGCGGCATCAGCCATAAGTATCAGCGGGGAGAGCGGCCCCAATAAGGACATCTCCACGCCGAACATCATAATCAATCCCGCCATCTGACCGACCGTTTTCCAATCAAGACCCGCCTCTTTCAGATAGCCAGCGTATTTGCCGACACCCCAACCAAACGGAACGAGGGCTGCGCCCATAGCGGCAACCGAAACAGCACCGAGGGCAATGAACTCGACCAAGTATCCGAGTGCGGCGAACTCAACGCCGAATGCGAGAACAAGTGCGGGCATAGCGAGCAACTGCCACCATTTAGTGTCCTTGACCGCATCGGTGAAGAAACTCAATCCGTAACCGAATGCGCCTATGCCGACAGCCATAAGAACCATACTGCCCGTACCTTTCGCGATGTCCTTGAAGTTCTTGCCCGCGAATTTGAACAAGAATACAGAACCCGTCATCAATGCGAATATGCCGAGCGTGGTGACTATGCTTTTTGCGTCAGCGTCACCGACAATCTGTTTAGCAATCTTGTGAGCCACCCACATAGCACCGCTGAACGCTATGATACCAACGCTCATAGCGGCTATGCTTGCCAATCCCATCAATGATTCCTTGACGGTCTTTTCCTTGCCAAGTCTTCTGAATATATAATTGCCACCAAGCATAAGCGCGAACACGGCGACATCGGCAACCAAAGCACCTATGTCGCTTCCGTTGGCGTTGCTGATAATGTTCTTTGTCATCTGATGAGTGACCCACATAGCACCCGCAAACGTCACAAGACCAACGCTCATAGCGACAACGGACACACCGCCCGCCACTGTTTCCTTCACAGACTTTTCCTTGCCAAGCCTGCGGAACACATAGTTGCCTCCGAGCATAAGGGCAAACACCGCCACGTCAGCCACGATAGCCCACAAGTCGGTCTTGTCGCCCTTGCTTATGATGTTCTTTGTGATTTGGTGTGTCACCCACATAGCACCCGCAAACGATATGAGGGAAACAGACATAACGATTACGGACAGTCCACCCATAAGCGTGTCCTTGACTGATTTTTCGTTTCCTATCCTGCTGAACACTGCGTTAGCACCGAGCATAAGACCGAACACGGGCAGTATGCTCGCGAGGGCGACCACGTTCTTTATGTCGAACTTGCCGTCCTTGAATATGTCGCCGACCATCGATTTGGTTATCATATAGGTGACGAGCAGGCTCAATGTGAAAAGAACCGTTGACGCGCCCATAAGCATAACGGCAAGACTGCCCTTCGCTATAGAAGTCGATGCCATACCTATCTCGTTGAAAACGAAAGCAGAACCTACCATAAGACCGAACACGGGCAATGCCGAAGCGACCGCCACTATGTTCATCCAATCGACTTTCTCGCCTCCGCCCGTGATGAGGTAGCGAAGTATCATAGTCGTTGCGAGCAGCGACAATGTATATCCGAGAATTCCGATGCTCATCCATTCAAGCGTTATAGCACCACGTCTGATATTCCTGCTGATTTTAGCGTCCCCTATAGCGTTGAACAGTGTCGCGCTTCCGCCAATAACGAGCGTTGACAAAGCGACACCGACCATAGCAACGGGAGCGAGTATGGTGCTTAACGCCATAGAAGCCTCGAACATCAAGGCTGCGCCGCTCATTTTGTCAAGGTTGTTGGAAGCCCTGCGCATATCGCGTGTGGTTTCCTTTTTCGCCATTATGCCGAACACCGCCCTTGTTTCAAGAAGCAGCAGGGCGAACAGTCCCGCGCCGACCATAGCAACGGGGGCGAGAACAACGCTCAACGCCATAGAAGCGAGGAATTTCAGAGAACCCGAAGCCATTGCCTCAAGCGTAACGGCTGCGCCGTCATACTTGTTAGCCTCCGTGTCCGCAATCGGGTCGAGTGCTTTCACCATCAGTTTGATGGTCGGGTTCATAAGCAGAGCCGTAGCCAAGGCAAACGGAGCGAACACCGCTCCCAAACCGAGGTATGCCACGAACTTGACTGTTCCCTTGGCGAGGGATTCGAGCGTTATAGCAGCACCGTCATACTTGTTCACGTCCTCGTCAGCGATAGGCTCTACCGCCTCGACAACGGAACTGATTGTCGGATTGAGCAACTTGGCAGTCACCAAAGCAAGCGGGGCGATAAGGGCAACGGATGCGAGATAGCCCGTGAAAGAAGCGGCTGACTTTCCAAGTGTCGCGAGAACCTTTGCGAGTTCCTCCGCGTTCTTGGCATCGAAGTCCTTTCCGAAATCCTCCATTTCCTTTGCGGCTGCAAGGACTTTCTGAACCTTTGTTTTCATCAGCACAGCGTCTTTCATAGACAGTTCGCTGAAAAGGGAAGCAGCCTCGCCCAAGTCTTTCAGACCTTGGAACTTGCCGCTTTTCTGCGGTGCAGCCTCCTTTTTCGGCGCAGCACCTTCTTTCAGTTTGTCGCCCACATTCTTCTTGTCGCTATTTGCGTTTTTCTTGACCGACTTTTTGAGTTGGCTGACACTCTTGCCTATCGCGGTGACTTCTTTCAGCATATTGTTCATAACGATGGCGTTTTGCTGCATAGCCTCCCCTATCGCGCCCATAGGCGCAGCCGAAGCAGATGCAGCAGCCGCGCTTGCGGCGGCGACACCGCTCATACCATCACTCAAAGACTTGGCGATTGCGTTGGTCGCGTCCTTTATTGCATTTTTCACGGACTTGTTCAGTTCCTTTATTGAAGAAACGGTCTGTGTTTTTGCATTCTCAACCGTCCGCTTGAACGATTTGGAAACACTGCCCATAGACTTCGAACACCCAAGAACCGACTCGTTGAGAGTCGCTATGCTGCTCGAAATCTCCTTATGATTACTTTCCATACAAGTCTGTATGGCTTGCATCGGCGTGAACAAATCTGAAATAGTAGCGGGTTTTCCTCCCATATCTTTATGAACAATATATCTTTATATTTATATGGGCGAAACAACATACATATAAATACAAAAACACTGAATTATGGAAATACTGAACAGTTCTGAATTCGTAAACGAGAAACTCGACATAAAGCCCATATCGAAAAAGACATTGGACGAGATGGGCAATGAGCCAGAACACGATGAAAAAACGAAAAAGTTCATCCGTATTTACAATCTGAAATACAACATCGGAACGAGACGCTACGATTCAAAACAGAGGGTGACTGTAAGGAACGATGATTTGGTCGATGGAAAACTGCCGCTCAAATTCGGGACGATAGAAGGCAAATTCGACTGCAATTACTGCACGAAACTGAAAACCCTCGAAGGTGCGCCCATATCCGCGTTGTCTTTCGAATGCCACGACTGCACAAGCCTTGAATCACTCGAACACGCTCCGAAATTCGTTGACGGTCTGTTCAACTGCTACGGATGCACGAAATTGACATCGCTTGAAGGTATGCCGAATGAGGTCGGCAACCTCATTGTCAGTTCAAGCGGCATAACGTCACTGAAGGGCGCACCGAAGATAATCCACGGATATTTGGAATGTGCGCATTGCCATAATCTGAAAACAATCGATGGCGCACCGTCACGAATAGGGGGCGACTTCGACTTGTTCGACTGCGAAAACCTCGTTTCGCTGAAAGGCGCACCAAAATACGTGGGAGGCGACCTCAATATGGAAGGCTGCGTCAGCCTGCCTTCAGATGAATCGGCGAACCTGCCGAAAACGGTTATGGGCGAAATAAAGCCCCCGCTCAATATGTCGCTGAAAAGATAAGAGTTATACATATATTACAAACCACTTAAATCCATTCATAGATGAAAAACTACATTTTCAAAAAGAAAAGTCTGAAAATGACTACCCTGCATATTGTTTTTGATGCAGGCTCAAGAATCGAAAAAGAAGGTCAGCAGGGAACAATGCACCTTATGGAACACTTAATCTGCAAGACGTTCAAGGATATGTACGACAAACTGTCGAAACTCGGTATCAATTGGAACGCATACACATCGACAGAAAGCGTTGTCGTGTATTTCACGGGTCTCGACAAATATCTTACAAACGAACTGAAAACCGAACTCTACAAGCGTCTGACGGGCGGTTTGGATTGTGTGACCGATGAAGATTTCATCAACGAGCGCAACGTAGTCCTGCAAGAATATATGGACAACATATTCGACTCCGACAGAGCAAGTTGGCTGCAAGTTATGCGCAAATGGTGGGGTGAATATATGACAATCGGAAAGAAATCCGATATTGAGAACTTCACATACGAGGATATGAATCGCGTTTACGCTGAACGCTTCACCAAAGCAGCCCGCGTGGTCGAAGTCGGCAGAAAGAGAACGGAGTTCTTTGACAAAGCGGAATACCGCAGCATCGACAAAGACGAAGCCCCATACAAATTCGGAAAGCGCAGCGGAATAGAACCCGTTGAAATCGCGTCCGATGACAAAACACCCGTGTTCTTGTTCTCGAAGAAAAGGGTGAACAAATCCGACTACCCGTTCCTGCAAGTAGGCATAGATATGCTGACAAACGGTCTCGAATCCCCATTCTATGTCGAACTCCGCGAGAAACTCGGTCTGACCTACTATGTATGCGGCGGCGTTATGGCAAAACACGACAGCGGCGTGGTCTATATCACAGCCTGCACGGATTCTGTGAACACAAACAAACTCAAAGGACGTATGGAGGAACTCATAGCGGACGCGAAAAACCTTCTCACAAAGGAACGCTACGAAACCGTTATGTCAAGCCTGCAAATCAGACGCGAAATGAACGATGCCGTTCTGTACGAGAACCCGATGAGGTTCACCAACATCAGCGGTATGAAAATGCCGCCTTCACTTGAACGGCTGACCTACGACAAAGTTGTCAAGACAACAATGAAGTACATCGACCACTATGTGATACTGACGACAAACTCATAACAAGGATACCGCATTGCGAGGCAGTGCGGTTTCTTCATATATGCGCGATATATAAAAAGGGCGGGTGCTTCTGCATCCGCCCTATCAATATGAAAAAGAACAAAAACGCCCACCGCTATTTGCGGCGCATTATGTATTTGTGGCATCGTGCCGCGAGATTCCTCGTTTCTTCGGGTATGCCCTTGTTGTTGAACATCCACTCGAAATATGAAGGGTCAGCCTTCTCGATGGGCATACCCTTGTATTTGCCTTTGCCGAGACAGACTTTGCCGTCATCGTTCAAGACGAAGAAACCGTCAATGTCTATACGGGTGTTGTTGCCGCAGATGTCGTCAACGTCATCCATCGAGATTCCGTGTTTCTCCACAAGGGCTTCGTACAGACCGCAGCACATAAGCGTGTCGCACATAGCATCGTGCGGATTGCAGGCAGGCTCGCCGCAATACTCGCGATACATATCAACGAGAACCTTCGCGTTGAACTGCATATAGAGCAGGCGGGTGTCGATGATTCTGCGCTTCTCGATGGTGAACAACTTGCCGCAACGCTCGAACTCCATCATAAGGAACGGGATGTCGAACTTGATGCAGTTGTGACCGCCGAGGTCGCAGCCGTCCAAATAGCGGATGATATGGTCGGCGTATTCGGCGAATGTAGGCTGCGTCTTGAGAAACTCATCGGTCAGCCCGTGCTTTTCCAAAGCCTCTGGCGTTGACTGCACCCCGCAGGGGTTGAACTTCATATCGAATGTCGAAATCGCGTTGCCCTCGTAGTCCATCTTGCGCATACCGATTTGGACGATTCTGTCCTTTTCCTTGTCAAGACCCGTTGTTTCAAGGTCAAAGAATACAATGTGCTTGTTGTTGCTCTTCATAATCGCTATTTTTAATGGTTATTTTTTCATTCAATCACGCTGCAAAAATACAAAATATTTTATACACCCGACACGTTTTTCTGAAAAAGTTATCAACAAAGTTATCAACAACCGATGTGTTTCGGGGTATCATAATATAATAAAAAACCATAATATTTGGTTATGTATGGCAAAATTTTTTTATTCAAATGATATATGCTTGGTATATAATCATTTATAAGGTTTTTACCAAATCTGTAATTATAGGTAAAGTGTGCGCGTTTTTAAAGTGCTGAAGCGGGCGCGATTTTTTTGATTTTTTGGTTTTTCCGCGATTTTGGTTTTGTTTGTCCGAAAAACGGATAAGATATAAATAATAACAACGATTTGTATTTTTTACGGATATAAATTTTACAACGATAAAAATAAAACACTATGTCAGCATTTACACCCGTCATAAAGAAACTCAATCCAAACGGAACAACGTTCTACACATTCTCAAGTGCCGCAAGGGATTTGTCAAAGTGTCTTGCCAATAATGACAAGGATTTCGTGTTCTCACATTTCGTGTGTTTGGATTTGCCCGACATTATAAATCCCAATAGAAACACATCACCCGATGCGGGTTATCAAGGCGATAGCAGTTCTTATGCCCGTTCACAATCTTTAAGTAACTATTATCAGAATTATTTGCAGTTACTTGGTTTTGATGGAATGAATACAAGATGTAGCCAAGGCGTGCAAACCAAGTCCGCCGTTAGGTTCGCCGAACTTATGCAGGACTATCTTTTCAATATGGAGGAACTTCTCATATCGGAAGGCAACGATAATGACACAGACCGTTCAGTGGCGGAACGTGTCTTTTGGCATTTCTTGAAGGAGATGGGTGCTGTCAATTGGGAGAATGGCGACAACTATACAGCGCAGTCCATATTAGACCATAATGAGAAAAGGTTTGTCGAGGGCGGTGATTCGATACAATTTGACAGTAACGCCGAATTGGGAATAATCGGTGGATACAAGTCTGTTGTGAAATACATAGGTCAGATTGACATAACGAACAATGTTGATATCGAGCAGGAGGCTTACACCGAGGTCTATGTGCATATACCGAGCGAGGCGGGCAACACCCCCCACGTTCTTTTCAAGCAGGAGTTTGACGGCAACTTCGAGGAAGGCTCTGTCCATAATACCTACAATGTCAATGCGAGTGACGCTTGGATTCTCGGTCAGACGGACGAGAACCCGTCATTTGACGAGCATTATGCAACGGATGACGCAGGCTTGACTTATGGCGCATTATATGACGGTCAAGGCACATACAACATATCCCAAGGTGACGATGTGACCCCGATGACGCACGATAACGCAAACGCATTTCTGTACAAGACCGACATTGACGGTATGTGCATAGACTTTGAGGCTAACTCGTACAAGGAGATAGTCGAGGGTGCTATGGTTACTATGGACGACTACAACAAGTCTGCATTGAGCGACAGTTTCGAGTTCAACACCGTCCTTGTCTATTACAACATTGTTGACAGAAGTTCGGGCAAGAAAACATCAAACCTCTACGGCATACTGTTCCTTGACGATGTGAAGTCAACTACTATTTGGGACTATTTTCAAAGATACCCGAAATACAAACCGCTGAACGGTGTTCAGAACGGAAACAGTTACGGTTTCAAACTGAACCTGCGTATCGACATCGAGCCGAACAAGCAGGGCATCACCACATTGGTGAACGAGTACAACACATTCTCAATGAGTCTGTTCAGCGATGCTATGACCCGTATGCTGCAATCAGCGGATATGTTTATGAGAATGAACCACAGCGTGAATTCTATGAACGAGAGGCTGACCGACTTGGAGAACGTGCTTCTGTTTATGACGAACTACAATTCCATTGTCGCCAAGGTTCTTGACCTCGAAAGGAGCGTTGAGAATGCCAACCTCGCGTTTGCCGACAGAAACACGCTCATCGACTTGATTGCCAAGAACAGTGATGACATCAATTCAATCGTTAGGGGCAGGCTTACCGACAGACTTCAATACAACACCGACATCATTCACAAGGGCTACGGCGTTGACATCGACAGCAGCGTTCCGAATGAGATAACCATCAAGACAAAGAACAACGGCTACAACCTGCCGACTGTTGTGTGCGATTCGGGTGTCATCGATTCGCAGTCGGAGCATTATATGAGTCTGAACGAGCAGGACAGAGAGAACAACAACGTTAGGTTCAGACTTATGGAGGCTACCAATATGGTGAGGATGTACGTTGTGCAGAACACCCCCGCCGCATACGACATAGTGTTCTACATTGACGACACATTCGTTTCTTGGTGCAACGGGCAGACTGTCCGCATTGTGTTCGACAATATGACGGTGAACGAGTTGCACGGGCATAACATAGTGATTAAGACCGATGCCTTGAACAAAGGCGACAACGGTGCATACGGATGCGGTGTTGTCATACCCGCATCGGAGATAAACGACAGACCAATCATAGAGGTTGTCTGCGTCAACCAAACGCTCACGGGCGATGCTTTCGTTTATGATATTTTAAGATAATAATTGTTATGGGAGGATGCAACTGCGGAAGGCAGAGAATTAGGAATTTAAATCTCAAACCGAAAAAGAAAACAAACAAGGAGCGCGAGGAGGAAAGGAAGCGCAAACTTGATATGCTGAAGAAATTGTGGGAGGATTCAAAAAAGGAAAACAACGGCGAATAACCCGTTGTTTGCATTTTTCGGATTTTTTTATTATATTATTCAAAACGCACAATTGTTGTTCTAAACTTTCTTACAATGAAGATTGATATGCCGAAAGGCGAACCCGTTAAGATTTACGGGGACACGAAACCAGAAAACCAATGCCTCGATAAGGTCGAAGGCGTTGAATCACTTTTTTTCGAGGACTATGCGAGACGTGTATTTGACGCTCTGCTGATACCGCAGAACAACGTCATAATCACGGGCGCAAACGGCGTTGGCAAGACTTCCCTTGTGAAGCACATACAATATCTCGCCGACACATACAAATCACCTATGCCGTTCTACAATATGAAGATATGGGAACTCATTCAGTTGCGCCTCACCGATGGCATACAGAAGGTTTCCGACTACGAGGAACGGCTTAACAGCGTGTTCGAGTACATTATGGACAAACACGACAAGCGTGTTCTGTTCATCGACAACATAGCCTCCATAATCAACGACAATGTTGTGAACCTTATGATATGGCAGCATATCGAGCGTGCCATAAAATACGGTGTCAAGGTCATTTGCTGCTGCAACAACAACGAACTCAAGAGCATAGAGAACAAGTACGACCTTCTCCGCCACTTCACGAGAATCAATGTCAAGCCGCAGTCCATCGAGAACACGAAGGAAATCCTCCACAAGAAAATCTCGCACTACAATCAGTATTTCAGAACCGTTATGGACGAGCAGACAACCGACAAGATTGTCGCCCTCTCCGACAAGTATGTCAAAAACGGTTTCCAAATGCCGAAAAAGGCTGTGCTTGTTATGGAGCATATTTACGCAAGGCACGCCAATAGGGTGCATACGCCAGACTCGCACATCGCGAAACGGGCTTCCCAACTTGAGGATAAGAAAAACGAGATTAAGGATGCCGTCAACCACAATGACGGCAGCATAAAGGACAGTATGCTTCGGATTCTGAAACTGAACGAGGAGGCTTCCGACCTTGAATGCTCAATCAACGATTTGAGTTCTATGGCGTTCAAGTCGCAGACCGACAACGTGATAACGGACGAGGACGTGTTTTCCGCAATCAGCGATATGGCGGGAGTTCCCGTTGCCAAACTCACGGAAAGCGATATGGCGAGGATGAAGAATATGGAGAGCGACATATCGAAAAAGGTCATCGGGCAGGATGAGGCTGTGTCTATGGTCTGCAAGACCGTCAAGAGAAACAGACTCGGAATCCGCAAGAAAAACCACACGGTAGGCAATTTCATATTCCTCGGCTCTACGGGTGTCGGCAAGACGTTCCTCGCGAAGAAACTCTCCGAGTATCTTTTCGGTTCGGAGGATTCTATGGTTCGCCTTGATATGAGCGAGTATTCCGATGAAATAAGCGTGAACAAACTCATTGGTGCGCCCCCTGGCTACGTAGGCTACGGCGAGGGCGGTGTTCTCTGCAACGCAATCAAGAACAACCCCTATTCTGTCATCCTTTTTGACGAAATCGAAAAGGCGCATCCGTCCATTTTCAACACGATACTCCAACTGCTTGACGAAGGCTACATAACGGATGCCAACGGCGTGAAGCATTCAGCCGTCAACACCATCATCATACTCACAAGCAACGCGGGTGTCAAGGAGGCTAAAAACGCAGGCGGTGTCATAGGTTTTGCATCGGAAAAGGACGACTTGGAAAGACGGAACGAGGAAAACCGAAAGAAAATCATAGAGAAAACGGTGAACAAGATTTTCTCACCAGAGTTTTTGAACAGAATCGACAGCATCTGCTATTTCAACGAACTCGGAGAGTCCGAACTCGAAAAGATTTTCAACAACGAAATCGAGGAAGTCAGACAGTCGCTTTCCGACCTCGGATATTCACTTTCCATCAGCGGCGAAGCAAAGACGTTCATTGTGAAGAAGTCTGCGGAGGAGAAAATGGGCGCGAGGGCATTGATACGCTCAATCCAACACGACATATCCGATGAGATAACCGACTTGATTATCAATGACGGCGATGGCAAGAACAAGGTGAGTGTCGGCGTTGACAAGAAAAACAACAAACTCAAATTCAGCGTCACATCGAAATAGTGTTGATAAATCTGTTCATAACTTTTGTATAAAAAAATCTTGTGTATATAAAAAATTTGTATCTTTGCGGCGTAATAAGATTTTTTGCTATGAAAGTTGAATTGGAAGATGTGAAACGAATCTGCGGTCTGAACGGCGTTCCCTCAACCGTGGATATGAACAAGAATGTTGTTCTTGACAACAGACTGTTTGAAGCCCTTCGGGACGATAATTACACTTATCGCAACAGACGCTATGATTTTGACGTGTTTCTGCCCGACTACGGAATAAAACTGCAACGCGACTATGTTTGGAACGACTGCCAAAGAACATCGTTCATCGAGAACATATTGTTGGAGAAACCCATAGAGGAATTCGTTGTTGTTGAACACGAGTTCAAAGACGGCTCGAAAGTCAAGCAGGTCATTGACGGAAAACAGAGGCTAACGACCGTTTCGCGCTTCATACGCGACTCGTTTTCGATTTGGGTCGGGGAGAATGTCCGTTTCAGCGACTTTTCCGATGAACTGAAGATGTATTTCAGAAGCCGCGTAAACTCGTTCACCGCGAGGGTGTACTATTCGGATTGGGCTGCGCCCGTGTCCGACAAGGTGAAAATACTGCTGTTCAACTACTATAACTTTTCGGGTACTCCGCAGACAGAGCAGCATAAGGACAGACTTATGCGTTTGATTGGTTACAACGAAGCCGATAATATAGGCAAGTGATATATAACGCATATATTGATGATACGAAAAGGCTTTGTCTGACGGCGAATCCGATGACAAATCCGAAGAAAAAGATAACAATACATAATGGAACACACTTATGATTACTGCGCAAGAGGGGCTAACTCCCTTTTTGAAGTTAGGATGCCCGAAGACTTGACGGCGGTTGACCGCCTTTTGGTGACGGAGAGCGTTATGAGTCTTGACGTGCATCTCGGCGAGATTATTATGCGGTGCAAAAACCCGTACCTCGCCTGCCGACCTATGCCCAATTTGAAAAAGTTTATGGGTACTGAAAAGCGGATGTACGACAGCGAAATGGTTTGCGGTCAGTACAAGAAACCGTTTGAGATTGTCGAGTTTGAAAGGGACGGCACTATAACAAAAGTGCGTGTTTATGAAAACCCGTCAATCGGTATGCTTGACGATACCAATGACAAGGACGCTGATGCCATATACATAATCAAATACACATCGACTTATTGCAAAGTCCCTAATGATTTATGAAAGTTGACTTGACCGACAAATTTGAGGATGAGAAATTCCGAGAATGGTTTATGACCGACACGGAAGCCTACGACACAGACCACAACACAAAACTGTGCTATGTGGAATGTGTCGAACCCGATGAGGAATCCGAACACGGCGGTGTCGCCGTGAAACTTTGGTTCACTGTCGCCGATATGCGCGAGCAGTGGGGTGACGATTGGGATGACGCTCCATACGAGGAAGAGGCGGGCGAACCATACGATTCCTATATTGACGAAAACGGAACTCGCAATTGCTACAACATATACACGCTGACCGTTGAACTCCCTATAAATAGGGATATGCTGAAAATGCCCTGCGATTATGCCAACCACAGTTTGAGTGCGTGTGAGATAAATTCGGGCAGAGCCGCTTGGCTATACTTTGTAGGCTCTCGCGGCAAGTGTGACGGTATATCCGTTCCTGCGGGCATAAGGGTCAGCGAAGCATTGGAACTATTGAAAAAGGTTGTAAACGAAAAATGGCAAAACAGAAAAGCATTGAGGAAAAATACAAGAGTCTGACGGAAACCGAACACGTCCTCTTGAGACCTGGAACCTATGTCGGTTCTACCGTTCTCACCGAACCCGTTACCGAATGGGTGTATGATGAGAAAAGCGGCAGGTTCACGGAACGCTGCGTCCGCTATGTTCCCGCCCTGCTGAAACTCTTTGACGAGATATTCAGCAACTCCGTTGACGAATCGAAGCGCAACGGAAAACTCAACGCAATCAACATAACCGTTGACTCGAAGAAAAACACGATAACAGTATATGACAACGGAGGTATTCCCGTTGAGATGCACAAGACGGAGAAAATGTACGTCCCAACGCTCATATTTTCCAAACTACGCGCAGGCTCTAATTTCGATGACACGGAAAAAAGGGATTGGGTCGGTACAAACGGGCTTGGTGCTACGTTGACAAACATATTCTCCACCAAGTTCACGGTCAAGACCGCTGACGGCAAAAAGGAATTCGCGCAGGTGTTCGAGAACAATATGTCGAAACAGTCAAAGCCGAAAGTCAAGGATAGCAAGAAGAAATACACGGAGATTACATTTGAACCCGACTTGAAAAGATTTGGCATTTCATCCATTGACGAAGACCATCTGCTTATGATGCAGAAGCGTGTGATTGACGCTGCCGCCACCAACCCGAATCTGAAAATCAAGTTCAACGGCAAACTGTTCGCTTTCAAGTCATTCGAGGCATATTGCGGTATGTACTGCGATAACGTGATATTCGAGAAAGGCAAAGGATGGGAAGTGGGTTTCGCGCCCGCAGACTCGTTCACGCAGATTTCGATTGTAAACTCTGCCGAAACGAAGGACGGCGGCACGCACGTCAACTATATAGCAGACCAAGTTGTGAGTTATCTTCGCGAGCGTATCAAGAAACGCCACAAGGTTGACTTGAAGCCGAGCGACATCAAGAACAAACTTTGGGTGTTTGTGTCCTGCTCTGTCGAGAACCCAGCGTACAGTTCGCAGACAAAGGAGAAACTCATAACCGATGCGAGGAATTTCGGCACAAGCCACACTGTCACGGAAAAGACTTTGAAGTCTGTGTTCAATTCCGAAATCACCAACTCCATTATGGATTGGGTTTCGAGAAAGGCGGAGGCGGACGACAGAGCCGCCGTGCGCAACGCCAACAAGGAGATAGCGAAAGTCAAGATAAACAAACTCGTTGAGGCGAAAGGCAAGAACCGCAGGAAATGCACGCTTATGCTATGCGAGGGCGACAGCCCTATGGCGGGTTTCCGCAAATACCGCGACCCCGAAACGCAAGGCGCGTTCCCGCTGAAAGGAAAATCATTGAACGTGAGGGAAGTCAGCGAATCAAAGGCTATCGCCAACGAGGAAATAAAGAGCATACTTGGTGCGCTCGGCTTGCAGTTTGGCAAAAGCCCGTTTGTCTATGACAAAAGCGGCAACTTGGTTGAGGACAACCTGCGCTACGGAGAGATATACATTTACAGCGATGCCGATGTGGACGGCATAAGTTGCGCGAGTTTGTTGGTGAATCTGTTTGAGAGATGGTGGCCAGAACTGTTTAGGGAACACAGAATCGCCCGTTGTGAAACCCCCGTGATTATAGCGAAAAACAAGAAAACGGGTAAGCGCATAGACTTCTACTACGATGACGAGTGGGAGGATTGGCTTAAAAAGAACGATGCTTCCAAGTGGGACGTTTCGTACAAGAAAGGTCTTGCCGCCCTAACGGATTCCGAGTATGAGGAAATCATAAAGAACCCACGGCTGTACTATTACGAGATAACCGACAAAAGCGATGAGAAACTCAATGTTTGGTTTGGCGGTGATTCGTCATTGCGCAAAAAGGCTCTCATTGAAGGAGAGGGTTTGAAGCGTGTCTATACAGAAAAAACCGTTAAACGCCCGAAGAGACTGTTCTGATATGATTTCGATAGTGATGCCCACCCATAGGAATATGCCCCTGCTGTACGCCACGCTTATGTCGGTGTTCTGCCAGGACTTTGACGATTTCGAGTTTGTTGTTGTCGATGCAAGTGATGACGCTTACTTTGAGAACGAATGTCTTTCGCTGTTCGACAAAGTGGAATCGCTTTCGCGTGTTAGGCATAAACTACAGAAAATGAAGATTGTCAGAGCGACCGAGAAACGCACTTTCCCTGGGGCTATGAAAATGCTCGGTTTCAAAAATTGTCGGCAAGACGATGACTTTGTGTTTTTTCTCGACCACGATGACCTTATTGGGGAGAATATACTGCGCTATATGCGGCTTGCGCAGATACAGTACCCGTCAACGGAAATGATTTCGACCAACTATTCGAATTTCCTTTACATCAACGGCAATGTATATTCAAGCAGGGGTGAGTTTATGGGGGGAGTTCGCTGCGGCGACACTATACGTGTGAATTTCGGGAATATGTATTTTTCGTTTCAAGAGCCTCTTGGTGTTTACCGATGGTCGCATCCGTTCCTTTCCTGCGATTGCCCGAAGATTCTCTCAAAGGGTACTGTTAGGGATAGGAGATATGCCTTTATCGAGGACACGGAGATAATGGACGATTCGGCATACGACCTCATAACCCATTCGCTTGAGGAAACATACATACCGTCAATCGGTTATTATTATGTCGGTTATAACAGCGATAATGTCTCGACAACATCGTATTGCGGAAAAGAGCCTTCCAAGACGGCGATACTGTATAGGGATATAACCAACAAGTATATGGAGTTGCTTAACCTTATGCAGTACAAAAAGAAAAGAAATATTTGTGCGATATGAGCGGCGGTGACATAAACGGCGTGTTCGTTGATTCCGACAACCCTTACAAGACTCTCGGATTACAAGACAATGCTGACTTGAATGAAGTCAAGCATCAGTTCAGAGTGCTGTCGATGTTCAAACACCCCGACAAAGGCGGTGACGAGGAACTGTATAAGAAAATTGTCGATGCCTACAACCGAATCTGCAAGGGATATCGTGTCAAGCATCGCAAGGAGCGTGCCGAATTGAAACGCAAAAAGTCGGAAGAACCGAAGATGACGGAAAAAGATACCCGTGTCGAGGTTGTCATAACGCTCGAAGAGGGTTTTAACGGCTGCATAAGAACCATAACCTACGACAACGGCGACAGCGTGACCGTCACCATTCCGCCGAAAATCTGCATAGGGGATGTTGTGTGCTACGAAGGTATGGGCAAAAAGGTCGGCGGTTTTCGCGTCAATATGTTTTTGTCAGTTAAATTCGCGCTCGACAAAAACTTTTCGTTCAAGAAGCATTATGGCAAATACGTTCTCGTGTATTACTATTATATGAGAAAAAACGATATACGGGATATTATGTACATAAAGGTGAACGGTGTCGGAAGGTACATAAAGACACCTATGCGTTTACGCAACGGTATGTATCTGCGTATTCCGAGTTTCGGATATTTCTATAAGGGTGTGCGGGATGATTTGTATGTGAGGATATGTCTGAAATGAGCCGTTTATTTTGCGTTCTTCATAGCACGTTCATAGTTTTCCATATCTTCGATTACCGTTATCACATCGGACGCATCTGACGGGTCGAAACACGAAACGGCAAAGTTTTCAAAAGCGTCTTCCAAAGATGAATATCCGAATTCTTCGATTAGGTCTTTGACCAAATGTATTGAATATATGGCGGCGGTAGGGTCGTATTCCTCAATCCAATTTAGCACATCGCTTAAATCGCTCACCTTTGCCACCTCTGTGAATCTGCTGTTTTTTACTTCCTCCCTGCTTATGAGGCATTCGCCATAATGGTCTTGGTAGATGTGTATGCCGAGGTTGTCTTTCAATCGTCCAAGTCTGTCTTTGGTGATTGGTTTTATGTTCAGTTTTTCCGACAATCCACCGTTTGCCATAGGTTGTTTTACCGAGACGTTAAGGTCGCGTTTATTCATTGTGTAATAAAGCATAGCGTTTATGTATTCTTCCTCCGTGCATACAATGGATATATAATTGTTGTTTATTGTCAGCGGGTCAAACATCACAAATCCGTTGTCGAACAAGTCATTTATTGATTTGTAATTGAGCGCGTCCCTCATTTCTTCCGCCATTAGCATAGAATACACAACGGGAGTGGTCTTGCCTTTTGTGTATGAATCCAAATAAGTCAGCGCGTCTTCTATTTTGTTGAATGACTTGAACTCGCTGAATTTTCTTGAGTCGATTATTTCTTCGCTGACTATGATTTCTCTGTCTTTGCTTTGATACAAACGTATTTTGTTGTCTTTGTGTAATTTATCTGTTAGTTTGGACAGCCTTTCTTTTGTAACGGGGGAAATGTTCAGTTTTTCGGTGACGCTGTATGACAACCTCCCGCAGAGGTCTTTCATCATTTGTTCCTTTTCATTCTTCTGCATCCTTTTTTTAGCGTCTTCCTGCATCTTTTTATACAACTCAAGCCTATTGTATTCTTGTATGGCATTGAAGTAGTCGGTGGTGTCGATGATTATTGTCAATTCGCCTTTGTTGTATATCGAGGACGGGTCGAAAAGTTCAAATCCACCGCTGAACAGTTCTTCCAATTTTTTGTAACCGAACAAATCCATCAATTCCACAGCCAAGAACATAGAATACAGTACGGTCTGCTTTTGGTAGTTTTCACCCTTGAAGCGGATAGCGTCTTTCAATGTATCGAATGAACCGATTTCTTTGTAGTCGGTTGAGTCTATTTTGTCTCTGCTGATTAGCAGTTCGGTATATTTGTTCTTGTATATCTTGATGCTTTTCTCATCGCGTATGCTGTGCGTTATCTTGTCAAGCCTTTCCTTTGTGACGGGCGCGATGTTCAGTTTTTCGTTTATGTATTCTTGGTAATTCAGCATATTCCGTCAATGTTTTAATATGTATCTCACAACATCGGTTATTGTCGGCAAGACGGCTGACTCGAAGTCTTTTTTCTTCGGGTCGAACAGTCGGATTCCGTTTTCATATATCTTGTCAAGTGTGTCGTATTTGAAAGTGTCCATCACTGTATTCGCTATGTTCGCGGAATACAGCGTGTTCGCTGTGTCGTAGTTCGATATGGATTTCACGGCATCGTTGAAATCCCTATATTTTCCGATTCCCTCTATGCCGTCCCATCTCAACGGGAAATCGCTCACATAGACCGATTCGCCGTCCGTGTCCTTGTACACGTAGAACAGCCCCTCGCCCTTGCTTATTCTGTCGAGTCTGTCCTTTGTCATAGGGGCGATGTTCATCTTTTCCCCGATAAACGACTTATAGTCTTTTATGTGTTCCATATTATCGGTTGTGTTCTATGATATGTCGGATGTCTTTTTGATGTGGTTGAAGAGGTTTTTGTCCGCATCGGTCTGCGGCATAGCACCGCGATTCGGGGCATCGTCTATGCAGTTGTTGTTCTCTTTCATTTCGAGCGAGTTCTTCAGTATGAAACCGATGACGCTGTTTTTGTCTTTCAGACCGTCTTTCTTGTGGTATTCAATCATACGGCTTACAGTATCGTCAGAAATCTTGTTTTCGATGTACTCTTTAAGGATTTCCTCGCTGCACGCCTTGTTCAGAAGGTTGTTCTTCGGGTTTTCGGTTGTGACGTGCGGCACAATTTCCTCTGGGTGCAAGTCCACTCCTATCGTTGTCTGTGTGATTTTCAGAATGTCGATGGGGTCAACGTCCTTGTTCACGAGATTGATTGCGGCGAACTTTGTCGGCTCTCCGTCACGAACCTTGTTCATACAGTATATCTGCGACCATCTGTGATGTCCGTCAATGATGTATTTGCCGTTGAACGTCACGATTGGCGTGCCTTTGAGCATAGGGTATTTCTTGTGGATATGCTCGATTGTGTTCCCGTGGTTGGTGAGACCCCATTTGAGGCTCTTCGTCATATCAATCTCGTTCTGTGTGGGGATTACAATGTCGGTTCTAACCGTGGTGTCCGTTGAAACCCTTATGTCCATATCAGCCCAAATACCGCCGAATCCTTTTTTCATAATGTTGCGGACACGCTTGTCGGAAAGCAGTTCGTTAAGCACGTCAAGATAGTTCTCCGTGTATTCCATATCGGAAAGGAGTTGCAAGATTGAGCGGAGCATTGATTTGTCGCTTCCCTTGAAATTCTCGTATTTGTCGGAAATCTCGTCAAGGGTCATACCGTTGCATATACCCTCTTTTCCTTCAAGTATTCTTGTGAGTTCTGTGACTGTGTATATTTTCATCGCTGAATATTTTTAATATTTATAAGAAATGTGCATAGGTGTTTGATTATTTCGGATTTTTTTATTATATTCTATTGTAAAATTTTTTTCTTATGAAACATACTGATATTATCAATTATCTTATCAAGCAAAACGGTTACAAGAGTTATCTCGAAATCGGCTTGGATGACGGACGCTGCTTTGTGTTCGTTGAATGTGAGGAAAAGTATTGTGTTGACCCGTTCACGGAGTTCAACGACTTGATAAAGAACGAGGATATGATTCCGCCTTGCCTCACTTGGCGTATGACTTCTGACGAACTGTTCGCGCAGACCGAGCAGAAGTTTGACATCATTTTCGTTGACGGTATGCACACGGAGGAATTCGCGGGCAGGGACATTATCAACAGCCTCAAACATCTGAACAAGGGCGGTCGCATTGTTGTACACGACTGCATACCGCTCAACTACGAGGCTCAACTTGTGCCGAGAGTGGTCGGAGGTTGGAACGGTGACGTGTGGAAAGCGATAACTATGCTCCACAAGCAGGGCATCAAGTTCAACACGGTCGATACCGACTGCGGATGCTGTGTAATCGAATACCACGACAACCCGCAGGATTTGGTGTTCCCCGAAAAATCCCAACTTACTTATGATGAGATGGTTGCGGACAGAAAGAACATTATGCACGTTATCAGTGTTGATGAATTTTTGGAAATCTACAAAAAGAAATGATATGGAAAGAATCAAGTTTATTTTTTATGTGTTGAAAAAAAGTTGGCGTGAAATCAATCACGACAAACTTGAAGCGCAGAAACGCATTGCAATCGCGCTGAAGTTCAAAAATTACATCAACGGAATGGTCGAGGGAATCGAGGAATTCGAGGATACCCATTACTACCATTTCGTGAACCTGCTCAAAAACGGAAAGTTCAGAAGCGCGGTTCTGCAATTTATGAACACCTATAAGAACACGAATGTCGCAGTGTTTGACGACAACGGTGATGTCGATTTCAAAAACGGAAAAGAAGCGGACGAATACTTCGGCAAGGACGAGTTCAAGCCGTTCATCCTCATCGGCGGGTTCAAGAAGGAGATGGAATACTGTGTAGCCAAGTGCAACCAATGCATCGAAAATATGCAATACTATGTCAGAAGGCGAGAGTATACCAAAACGGAGGAATGTGTCGCCGAGTTGAAGAACGTGCTGAAGAAGCAGGACGATTTCCACGGAATCAGAATGTTCAAGACATACGAATCGTTTGAGTTGAACTACGTTGAAAAATAGAGAAAGGGTAATTTGAGAATGTTTGAACCCGTAATCAAGTGGAGCGGCAGCAAGCGCAGCCAAGCGGAATATATAATCGGATATTTCCCGAAGAAAATAGAAACATACTACGAGCCGTTTTGCGGCGGTGCGAGTGTTTTGCGCAGGCTGCTTTCGAGCAAAATCAAGGTTGGTCGCTATGTGTGCAGCGATTTGAACGGAAGCCTTATCGAGTTGTGGAACGCGATAAAGGACAGACCTTACGATGTGATTGAGCATTACCGCGAATTGTGGCGCGGTATTCACGAGAAAAAGAGTATAGAGGAAAAGAAAGATTACTTCGTTGGTATTCGTTCTCGTTATAACGAGACAAAAGACCCGCTTGACTTTATGTTCATTATGCGCACAACGACAAACGGTGTTCCGAGGTTCAACAAGGATGGTAATTTCAACAATACATATCACGCGACACGGGATGGCATACAACCCGATAAACTCGCGACCATTGTGTATGAGTGGAATTCTCTTTTGAATGAGAATGACGTTGAATTCATAAATTGCACGTATAGTGACATAAAGCCGAATGCAAATGACTTTGTTTACCTTGACCCGCCGTATGCGAACACAAAGGGGATGTATTTCGGTTCTATCGACTTTGAGGAACTTTGGAATTGGATGTTTGAATTGAAATGTCCATACGCCCTTTCGTTCAACGGAATAAACGGGGATGACGACAATACATACGAAGTTCCGAGATACCTTTATGACAGACACGAGTACGTGTTGAGCGGCAACAGTTCCTACACAAGGATTTTCGGAAGCAGGAACGACACTATCGTAAAGGAAAGTCTGTATCTGAAGGGATGCTCACGAAAAGGCTTGTTTTGATTTATTTTTTGTGTTTTTTTATTATATTAGTAAAAACGGAATATTATGTGGATTAGAATTGTATCAGAGGAAGCACCACACGGGATGCTCGTGCATTTCAAGGATGAAGACCTTGGTCGCATTTATATCAAGGAACTGCAACACAATGCTCTTGATTCGGAGCGTTTCCGCCTGCATATCGAATGCAAGGACAGAGAGACGTTCACAGTTGACGGCGACAAAGAGTACATTATGGAACTGTATGGCTACATTTGCGACTATATCAGCGACATTCACGAGGATGAAATTGTCGATTTTGAATCGGACGAGGCATTTGAATCCGATGACGATGATGACGATGATTATTCTGAAATGGAATTATTATAAACCAAAATACATATCACTATGGCAAAACAGTCAAAAGGCGGCGTGTTTTCAATCGCCGACCTCAACAAGGAAATGAACAAGAACTCCAAATTCGGCGCACTTCTGTCCGAGGGCGGAGGCACTTCAAAAATCACCGAGTATATCCATACGGGCAACTACATTCTCAACGCTTGTATGAGCGGAAGCCTTTTGAAAGGCGTTCCGAACAACAGAAGTGTTTGTCTGTCTGGTGAGTCGGGTGTCGGCAAAACCTACCTTCTGCTCAATATGTGCCGAGAGGCGCAGAAGATGGGATATTTCGTCATATTCTACGACAGCGAGAACGCCGTTGACGACACGCTTGCGTCCAATTTCGGAATCGACTTGGATATGATGCGCTACGAACCCGTGCAGACAATCCAAGAGTTCAGAAGCAATGTGACAAACATCCTTGACAAACTCATCGAGGAGAAATCGGACGGCAACGAGATTCCGAAACTTTTCATAGCCCTTGACAGCGCGGGCAACCTTGCCTCGCAGAAAGAGATTGACGATGCGAAGGCTTACACAGACAAGGCTGATATGAGCCGCGCCAAGATGATGAAGTCCGTGTTCAGAATTATGATGTCCAAACTCGGAATCATCGGCGGGACTTTCGTGTTCACCAACCACACATACAAAACCCTTGACTTGTATTCGCAGGACATACAGAGCGGTGGATGTTTGATACCTGGTTCAAAAGTTTTGATGTCCGATGGTTTGTATAAAAACATTGAGGATATACGAGTTGGTGATGAAGTTATGACATTATGCGGAAATAAGGAGATATTGAAAACTTGGGAATTTGAAAAAAACACATATACTATTGAGTTTGAAGATGGTAGTGTCATAACTTGCTCGGAAGACCATCGTTTTTATGTTGGAGGAGAAACTGACGATGTTAATGATGATTCTAATTGGGTATATGCAAGAGATTTGATTAACGGCGATATTGTAAAACAATTCATTTTTAATGAATAATCCGCCGCATTGTACTTTATAAATATTAAAAATAAAGTACAATGAAATACGATGACATCAAAAATTATAACGATTTTTTAAAATACATATCAGTTTCATTCCCGAATGTCAATTTAGACAATAGAAACCACATAGAATTGTTGTATGATATATTCAAAACATCAAAAACAAAACGTATGAGGACTGTATATGACAATATATCAAAATATATGAAGTCATTGCGTAATGGTAAGAATTCAAGTGTTGTTTCCATAGATTATTGGAAATCTATGGGATGGGATGATGTTTCGGATATAAAAAGGCGTATTCTATATCAACAGCGTAGAAATAGTAAACGATGTGCTGAATACTATATATCTCGTGGGTATTCTGAAGACGATGCTATTAAAATGGTGTCGGGTTATCAAAAAAAGTTTACAGAAATTAAAAATCAAAAATATAGCCGCGAGGAGTTATCCCAAATGAGTGTTTGGTCTGTTGCGTATTGGATTGGTCTTGGCTTTAGCGAAGAAGAATCCAAGAAGATTATTAGAAAATATAACGGTTCTTGTAAAGAATGTTATTCCGATGAACAAGAGTATTATAGACATATTCAAAAAATGTCTGAAAGTAAAAAAGCGTTATATATTGATAATCCAGATAAATTTTGGAGAGAGCGGACACCTTATTCTTCAAAGGAGGAGAATGTGTTTTTTGATAATTTGTCTTCATTTTTATCTGACGTGAAACATTTACATTTTGGAATTAATGTGCAAAATACAATGTTGTGTGATGTATATAATAAACAGTATATTGTGTGTGACGGGTATATAAAATGCGATAATGGTATTATCATATTGGAATATGACGGTGGATATTGGCATAATATGGAATATGACGAAATTAGAGATAAAGTTATTATGTCTGTGCGCGATGATATTTTGGGAATAATAAGGGTAAACGATTTATATGTAAAAAATAATAACATACAATCAATTAAAAAAGCAGTAGAATATGCAATTAAAGACATTAAAGGTAAAAAGTGTACAAGAAGGCTCTTGTATGAAAGTTAATGATTTGACTGTTGCTGAAGTTCAGCATTACATCACAGATAATGGTGTCATCAATCATAACACTGGTGTTGTGTACGGCGCGTCCATCATTCTCAATATGACGAAAGCCAAACTGAAGGAAGGCACAGACCAAACGGGTATCATTGTCACAGCCAAGCCGCAGAAAAACCGCTTCTGCGTACCGACTGTCGTGAAGTTCCATATCTCGTTCCAAAAAGGTATGAACCGATTTGTCGGCTTGCAGGAGTATATGAGTTGGGATGCCTGCGGTATCGGTCGCGGAAAGTTCATCACGGCGAAGGAATACGCCAAACTCGGCGATGCCGAGAAGGAGAAATGCCGTCAGCACCCGCTTGACGAGAACGTCTATTTCCAACCGTCAGACAGCGGCAGGTATATCTGCACCGACCATCGGTTAGAACCGTTCAAATGGTCGGAGGTGTGTTCCGCTAAAGTTTGGAACGAGGATGCGATTAAACGCCTTGACGAAAACGTAATCAAAGGCATATTCGCTTACAGCGACAGCAAGAACAATGACGAAATTGAAACCATTTTGGATGAGGACGGTGACGGCGATGACATCGACACCGACACCCTCATCAAAGAACAACTTGAAAACTAATGATTGACTATAACAAAGTTCCCGTCAAGTACATAACGGGAACTTATCAGTATGAAAGCACCTATCCGACTTCGGATGACCTGCTGTATGATATGGTCGTGTATTGCGGTCAGAAATTCAAGTACGGCAAGTTGTCCGAGGTTGTGAGTGCGGATGATGAGATACTCTCCGAACTTATGCAGGAACTTGTCAATCGCGGTAACATAAAAGTCAAGGACGATAACATAACAATATTAAACACACCGTGGGATGGAGAAAGTGACGACTAATGAGAGCGTGGTGTTCAAATATATTTTGGACAACCCTACTTACTACAAGAATGTTGACAAGAGTTTCTTTTCCAACAAGACGCTCTCCGCCCTTATTCTCATTGCCAAGCGTTTCTATGACAAATACAAGGAAGTCCCGACAGAGAACCAAATGAAGGCTTTGGTTCACGATAGCGACAAACTTGACATCGAAGACGAACTCATAGAAACCGTTTACGCGATAGACACGGACAACTACGACAGCGAGTGGCTGAAGAAAACGGCGGAGTCTTGGATTAAGTGGAAGTTCTTGCAGAAGAATCTTGTTGACAGTGTTGAGTTCGCCAAGATGACGAATGTCAACATCGACAACGTTGACACGGTTGTTCAGCGCATTGTTGATACGGTTGGCTCTTCGAGCGGGGTTAATTTCAATTTTGACGAGGGATTGGACTTCTTTGAGCCAGATTCGCACTACCAAGACACGAGCAAGAAAATCCGCAGCGGCTATAAATATATGGATGGTATCACGGGCGGCTATGACGAGAAAACACTCGTATGCTATGTTGGTCAGTCCAATATTGGTAAGTGCGTTTGCGGAGAATCGGAAATCTGTGTGCGCAACAAAAGGACGGGCGAAACTATGAAGATACCCATTGGTGAGTTTTTCAAAATGATAGAAAATGGGAAAAAGAATTGACGTTAATAAACTGCGCGGAATCTACTACAACAACGACAAGGATTCCTTTGCCGAATCGGACAGCATATCTTCGATGAAGCGTGTTATGGCGGAGGATATGGATGTGTTCGCCGTCAGCGACTATGGCGGCGTTGTCGATGAAATCGAGGAGAGCGTTGTGAATTACATAAAGACTATGGACATTCGCGACTGCAATGACATATTCAATGTTGACTCCCGCAAACTCGGAATCGCCGACATACCTATGAACCTTTTGAGGATATATGTGGTGTTTAAGAACATAACCACGTTGAGTAATATATTGCTTATATATTGCGACTACTTCAACCTCAAATACGATTCCGTAATCAAAGACCTGCCAAACGGCGCGAAAGTGAAACTCTACGAGGAGTTGTCAAAATACACGACAAACAAAGCATTGTTGAACAACCTGCTCGTCTGCGATGACGGGTGGTCAAAACTTTTCTAAATGAATATTTGGCTTATTTCCGACACGCATTTCGGATTAAAGAACAATTCAAAAGTTTGGGAGGAGCATTTTAGGGAATGCTTCGATAAATTCGTGTTCCCGCTTTTCGAGAAAAAGGCTCGCAAGGGTGATATACTCATACATTGCGGGGACGTGTTCGACAACAGACAGACGGTCGGGCTTACTACGTTGGCGTTCACTATGGACATCTTCGAGAAACTCGGTCGTATGTTCTCGCAGGTGTATGTGCTTTGCGGCAACCACGATGCCTATGAAAAAGACAGCAACGACATCACTTCCATTGATTGCTTGAAGCATATACCGAACATCAGTGTAATCAAAGAGCCGAAAAGCATCGCTATGCCAAATGGCAAGGTTGTCGGCTTTGTCCCTTGGATAAACGACAACGGTCTGTTGAGCGAAACGCTCTGCGGTATGGATGACTGCGACATTGTTGTCTGCCACGCCGATTTCAACGGTGTCACTATGAACGCCTCTGGAACCAAGTCCGAATCCCAACTCCACTTGGACGACACGCGACTCGACTGCCGTATATATTCGGGTCACATACACCATCGTCAGACTTACAAGAACGTAGTCTATGTGGGTTCGCCATATCAGATGTCGCAGAATGACAGAGATAACGACAGAGGCGTTATGTGCGTCAAAGAGAACGGCGATGAAGAGTTTTATAGGAACGGCGTGTCGGCAGAGTTCAAGAGAGTTGACTATGAGGAAGTGAAAGACCTTCCGCTTCGCGAATTCAAGGAGTTCTGCAAACGCAAGTATATTGATATTTGCGTTGATTCCGACCTTCTTTCGAAATTGAGTTTTCACAAGATATACGGCTACATCAACAACAACTCCGACATTTACAACATCAATTTTGTGCCGAAGAAAAGTTCGTTGACTATAGATGTGCCGAAAGTCAGTATGAGCGAGTGTGTCAGCATAGAGGATATGCTTGACAAGTATGTTGACAATGTGCTTGAATATGATGACAAAGTGAAATCGAACATCAAGAAAATAGCAAAAAAACTTATCAATGGGCAATAAAAAAGATTTCGAAAAGACGGAAAACGCTCTCCGTGTCATATTGGAGGCAGGCAGGCACGCCATAAAGGACACGCAGACAAACAACAGATTCGGTTGGCACGAGTTGTCGATTGGCGACACGGTGTATTTCAAGTGTTATGACGATGTGAACGATGTCGTTACGGTTTCCAAAGGAAAGATAACGGGAATCATAACCAACGAATACGAGGTTATGAACAAGCCCGATGACAACCTCAAGACCGATGGCACGCACATCGAAACCTCGGTCACTTACAGAATCGCGTGGAAGGATGCCAAGTTCGACATCGACAGCAGGTTTGTTTATATAGACAAACTTGATGCGTGTATGGCTTCCATATATGATACAGTCAATTCGTATTTCAATCTGTAGCGATGAAACTGTATAATGACGACTGCCTTTCGGTTATGCCGACTTTCGCCGACAACTCGGTTGACTGTGTTGTCTGCGACCTTCCTTATTTCCAAGTGGTCGCTGACGGCTTTGACAACCAATGGCACACATCGAGCGAGTATTTGTCTTGGGTGGAATACTTGGTCGCCCAATACTTCAGAATATTGAAGCCGAATGGCAACGTTTTCCTTTTCACGAGTCGCCAATATAACAGACACATCTGCCGAATCCTCGACACTTGTTTCAAGGAGAAACGGATAATCATTTGGTGCAGGAAGCGCGGTTTCAACAACACACGCGGTCACGCTCTCGCAAGCGGCTACGAGCCAATCTCGTATTATTGCAAAGGCGAGAACGGGACGTTCAATAACATAAAGATATTACCAGACACGAAACGCAAAGAATACACGGACGGTGTTCTGAAAGACGGAATCACGCTGTCCGATGTGTGGGCTGACATACCCGCGTTGCCGCATAACTCGAAGGAGAAAACAAGTCATCCGACACAGAAGCCCGTTGCCCTTATGGAGCGTATAATCCGAATGGGTACTAACGAGGGCGATGTTGTGCTTGACAACTGTATGGGCAGCGGAACTACGGGTGTAGCCTGCCTTAATCTTAATAGGGATTTCATAGGCATAGAAAATGACGAAACCTATTTCAACATAGCAAAGGAACGATTGGATATGTTTAACAGTAAACTTTTTTAATATGGAAAGCAAGAACAAAAACTACAACGATGTAAAGTACGATGAAGTCATTGACAAGTACGGTGAGGTGAAAGACCTCGGCTTTGCCAAGCATCTGATTGCGCTTATGTGGGACAATCCGCAAGCGAAACACGAAAACCCGTTTACCTGCACTGACGAATTCTTGGACAGATGTGAACACGAACTTGAATACTTTGACGGCGGTTTCACGTTGAAAAGCGGAGAGGTTCGTGACGGGATTGAAACTTACAGCCTCGGAGGTCCAGGCGGATGGAGCGGGCTTATCTTCACCGATATGGAACGCTATGCCAACAGTAACACGGAGGATTACGGCGTTGAGGACACGGAGGACGAACTCAACACGAATCCAACCGTACACGCATACCTTGACGGCAAATTGAGGTCGTTCTTGGTTACTGAATTGGATTAGTTATGTGCGCTTATCTGAAATCGCCAATCAACTACACGGGGAACAAATTCAAGTTGCTCCCGCAGATTGTCCCTTTGTTTCCGAAACGAATCGGCACGTTTGTCGATGTGTTCGGCGGCAGCGGTACTGTGCTGCTGAACGCCGATGCGGATTCTTATGTTTACAATGAATATGCGGATTATGTGTTCTCTATGTTCAACGGTTTTGCCACGACCGATTTTGATGACATCATATCGGGGATATACAATGTGATAGAGAAATACAGATTGTCAATATACAACAAGGACGGCTATCTGAAGTTGAGGGACGACTACAACAAAAACGGCGGGGATTGGATTACGCTCTATGTTCTTTGTTGCTACGCATTCAACGCGCAGGGCAGGTTCGGAAGCAACGGCAAATTCAATATGCCGTTTGGTGAGAACCGCTCGTATTTTTCCGATGTCCAAAAGGCAGGCATCTACGATATGAAAATCCGTTTCAGCGGCAAGGATGTGAAATGCACGAACCTTTCATTTGACCGCATTGACTATTCGGTTTTCGGAGAGCGTGACTTCGTGTATTTCGACCCACCGTATTTGGGAAGCGTGGCTGTTTACAACGAGAAGAACGGTTGGACTGAATCGCAGGAGCAAACGCTGTCCGACATTCTCCGTGACCTTGACAGCCGTGGTGTGAGGTTTGCCGTTTCAAACAATCTGAAATACGGAAACCCGATACTTGAAGATATATGCGGCAGATACAACACGTTCCATCTCGGCAGCAAATACAATAATTCATCATATCATAAGACAAACAAGTCCGATTCCGATGACGAGGTTCTTGTCGTCAATTATCAAATAGAAAACAACAAAACATTATTTTAATATGGAACTTTATTACAAGGAATACAACAAGTTTCCAGTCAGAATACCGAAGAACTCCGTGATTATGCGCGATTGGGATGTTAATTGCTTGAAAAGCAACTACCCCGACCATTACCCCGTTCCTTTGTGTCTTGAGGTTGACGGCATAAACAAGATAAACAGAAACGAGGACGGTTTCTTTGATTTCAGCAAGTGCATCATAGATGTCGGCGCAAACCTCGGCGAGTATTGTTGGGATACCAATTTCGTACACGCATACGCATTCGAGCCTAACAAGGAAAGCGCGTATGCACTGTGTGCCAACGCTCTGCTGTGGGAGAAATCCGAACACATTGACGTGTATATGGATTTTCTTTCGAACAAAGAAAAGGAAGTCAGATTCAACGGTTTTGACTCGCTTAACGTGGATGAATACACGCCCATAGTCAATGCAAAAACCCTTGACAGTTACGGATTTGTGAACATCGGTCTTATCAAGATTGACGTTGAGAATCACGAGTTTGAGGTTTTGTGCGGCGCGAGAAAGACCATAGTGAGTAACAATTTCCCGCCAATCATTTTCGAGTGCTTCGATGTGGGCGTATTTGGTATGACCGAGGAACGCCACAGAAAGACATTCGGTTTCTTGGAACAATACGGTTACACAATCCACAAGTATTGGATTGACCGCAACACGCATCTCGCCGTTAGGTCGGCTTCGTCAGAGCCGTTCACGCAAGACCACGCATACGACATCAACGGCAATATAATCGGCAAAGGCGACATTGTTCTGTGGACGGATTCCGAAACATTCGCGACAACGGCATACGAGGTGTACGAAGAGCCGACAGAGGATATGGTTAAACTGTGGAACGACTTTGGCGAGTGCGAGGCTTTGCCGAGCGAGTGCATTGTGGTTCTTAAAAACAGAGATAATTTAGCCAACCAACCCGTGCGTCCGAAATGAAAATAAGGTTGGACAAATATTATACGCCGACAGATTTGGCTGAAAGACTTGTCGCCAAGACATTCGAGGTTATAGGTCGTGATAACATCACCGACATAATAGAACCTTCGGCGGGCAGCGGTTCTTTCTCCAATTTATTGGAATGCAGGGCTATTGACATAGAACCCGAAGCGGACGGCATAGAGTGCGGTGACTTCCTTGAAATGGATATACCTTATAAAAAAGGCAGGCTTGTGATAGGAAATCCGCCCTATGGTGATAAAATGGGTCTTGCAATCAAATTCTTCAACAAGGCTGTGGATATATGTGACTATATCGCCTTTATTCTCCCGATAGGTCAGTTGAACAATACGGTTCGGCTGTATAAATTTGATTTGATTTATTCGGAGGACTTGGGTTACGCATCCTATTCTGGCAAGAACCTTTGGTGCTGTTTCAACATCTATAGGCGACCGAGGCACGGTCTCAACAAGCAGCGCAAATTTCAATTGGACGGTGTTACAATTTACCGCCAAGACAAAGCGGGTTATGATTCGATAACCGACTACGATATCCGTATGTGTTGTTGGGGTGATGCCACTATGGGGAAGATTCTGAATGACGGCGAGCATTACAGCGGTGAATACAAAATAAAGGTCACGCATCGCAAAAAGGACGAGATACTGAACCTGCTCAAGACCTTTGATTGGAAATCGTATAAATCCTGCATCGCTATGAAGAAACTACAACAGTATCATATAATCGAAGTGCTGCTTGACAACATAGACGGATTGGAAGAAAAGCCAAAAACTCTATTTTAATTTGTTGATTTTTTATTATATATAAGAAATGCTTGAACTGAATCGGATATATAATATGGACTGCCTTGAGGGTATGAAGCAGATACCCGATGGAAGTATAGACCTTATTGCTACAGACCCTCCATATAGGGTTACGCCAAAGGGCAATAACGGGACTATGGGCGGACATTATGAATCCGAACTAACGATGAAAGGAAGGATATTCGAGAACAATGACATTGACATTGACGATTATCTGCCCGAATTCTACCGTGTACTCAAAGACGGTTCGCATTGTTACATTATGTGCAACAACGTGAACCTCCCGCATTTCTTCGATTCTGTGAAAAACAGCGGATTCCATTTCGTGAAATTGCTTGTGTGGGACAAAAGGACGAAGATATGCGGAACATACTATATGGGTCAAGTCGAGCATATATTCTTCTTGCGGAAGGGAAGCGGGCGACCGATATACGATTGCGGTGTATCAGACCTTCTTTCGTTCCAAAACACGAAGGACAAAAACGAGGACGGTTCTAACATACACAATTCACAGAAACCCGTTGGGCTTATGCAGACGCTTATCGAGTGCAGTTCGTTGGAAAACGAAGTTGTGCTTGACCCGTTTATGGGCAGCGGCACTACCGCGATAGCCGCGTTGAAAAGCAATAGGAGATATATCGGGTTTGAATTGGACGAAGCATATTGCGATATGGCTAACAAACGTGTCGTTGATGAAATTAGCACGCCGAAAGGAGGTCTGTTTTGATGATTGACCTGCAACACGGGGACTGCATAGAACTGATGAAAGGCATTGCGGACAACAGTGTCGATTTGGTTCTGTGTGACCTTCCATACGGAACAACGGCTAACCGATGGGATGTTGTGATTCCGTTTGAAGATATGTGGTCTGCCTATGAACGCATAGTCAAGCCGAAAGGCAACATTGTCCTTTTCGGTGCGGGTCTTTTTGCGTTCAAGTTGGCGTTGTCAAACGAGAGGCTTTTCCGATACGATATGGTGTGGAAGAAGTCGAAGTGCGGCTCTCCGCTTACTGCGAAATATATGCCACTCAAAAAGCACGAGATGATTCTTGTATTTGGTGAAAGTGCGTCTTATTATGAACCACAGATGGGTGAAGGTAAGCCGTACAGCAGAAAATATACACCAAATAACGTGAATAATATGCAATACGGAATAAAAGGTGTTCAGACCGATAACAAAGGAACAAGGCATCCGTCCACCGTTCTTGATTTTCCGCAGATGTGGAGAAGACAAGACCAAATCCATCCAACACAGAAACCCGTTGAACTTATGGAATTCCTAATACGCTCGTATTGTCCCGAAAACGGTATCGTTCTTGATAACTGTATGGGCAGCGGCACTACGGGCGTAGCCTGCGTGAATACCAACCGCAGTTTCATAGGGTTTGAATTGGTGCAGGAATATTTTGACATTGCGAGCAAACGCATTGATGAAGCAAACAAAAAACTTTTCTGATGGACAACAGCGGGCTTAACATAGCGAGAAAGGACAAAAAGGACGAGTTCTACACTCGGTATTCCGACATCGAGAAGGAATTGGCTCACTATGCCGATTTTTTCAGAGGCAAGGTTGTGTATTGCAACTGCGATGACTATCGTGTCAGTAAGTTCTTTGCTTATTTTAAAGACCGCTTCGCCGAACTCGACTTGAAGAAACTTATTGCTTCCTGCTATGTGGAACGCAATCTTCTGACTGCCGATTCAAAACGCGCAGTATGCGCTGAATATGACGGCAATAATATATCGGTCATATATTTGGATGGTGACGGCGATTTCCGTTCAATGGAATGTGTCAAGATTTTGAAGGATGCTGACGTTGTGGTGACGAATCCCCCGTTCTCGCTTTTCAGAGAATTTGTTTCGCTTGTTATGAAACACGGCAAGGAATTTGTCGTGCTTGGCAACATCAATGCCGTCACGACAAAGGAACTTTTCCAATATTTCAAGCGCGGGGACATACGCCTTGGTGTCAGTATAAGATGCGGGGGATGTGTGTTTGACGTTCCGAAAGGGTATGAAACCTATGATGGTGCGTGCGGCGGTGAAACGGAAACGGGCAGGACAATCCGCGTTAGGGGAATAAGATGGTTCACCAATATGGACATAGGATTTGAACCCGAATTCTTGGAAACAAACAAAAAATTCGACCCGTATATATATTCTGTGTACGACAATTACAACGCAATCAATGTCGATAAGGTTGAGGATATACCTATGGACTATGAAGGCACTATGGGTGTACCCGTTACCTTTATGGATAAGTACAACAGTAGGCAGTTTGAGTTGGTCGGTCACGAACACGATGTGGACGGAAATGGTGGGTTTGGCGTTGAAGGAGGTCAGTTTACCATTGACGGAAACGGCGTTTATAAAAGAATTTTAATAAGAAAACTGAATAAATAACCAAAATAAACTAATATGTCAAACTATGAAATTAAACCGAATGTGAGCCAAGCCATTGTTGGCAGTAACGGAATGACGTTCACGAGCATCAGAAAACTCGCGAAACACATTCACAAAAACCGTGACAGAATAGCGGAAATGCTGAAGTTGGACGGTTTCTACAAGCACAATGGAGTTGTTTACACATTCAAAACCGCCGACCCTAATGGGTCTGTAACCGATGCGGAGCAGGTTCAGCAACCGACAGTTGACCAAGAGGAATTTGAAAATTTCAAAAAGTTCAAGGATGTGGAATCGCTTCCGTTTGAACGATATGAATTCAAGTCGAAAACCCGTGTTGACGGCAGCAGATATGCGATAGCGTTGTTTTCTGACGCTCACATAGAGGAAACCGTTACGGCGGCATCCGTTCTCGGAAAGAATGAGTACAATATCGAGATTGCGAAACATAGGATTGAAAACTACTTTGACAATCTTGCAGCCTGCTTGAATTCGGATAACGTGGAAAGTCTGATTTTTGCAAGTCTTGGCGACACTATCAGCGGATATATCCACGATGAACTTGCGCAGACCAACGGTATGACACCGCTTGAAGCGACTTGGCTCGCACAGAACCTCATCACAAGCGGGTTGGAGTTCCTATGCAAGAACACCAAACTGAAGCAGATTCAGTTCATCGGAATTGTCGGAAACCACAGCCGCACCACAAAGAAGATTCAGCACGCAAACGGCGTGAGGATGAGTTACGAGTGGTTGATGTACAAAAACATCGAAAAGTTCTGTGCCGCTCTGAAACTCCCCATAGAGTTCAACATACCCGACAGTGAACTTGCCATCGTTGACACCGATGACAACAGAAGGTTCATCTTCTGCCACGGCTATCAGATTCGTGGAAGCGGAACGGGTACGGTTTGCGGCATATACCCTGCACTCAATAGGTTGAGTCTGAAATGGAACAACACATTCGACCAAGACAGAATTTTCCTCGGTCACTTCCATTGCTGCACTTCGATTTCAAACGCCGCTGTGAACGGCAGTATCATAGGCTACAACACGTTTGCGATGAGCAACGGTCTTGCATACGAAGAGCCTTGTCAATACTATGTCGTGTATGACACGGAAATAGGCGAGTTGCTTGAAAGAAAAATTTATTGCAGGTAAATATTTTTCGGATATTTTTATTATATAGATATTGAGAGGAACACGCAGCATAATCCGTGATTGCCAAAGTCATAATAACGTTCCTCGTTGCGCATACAGAAAGAATTATCCAGCAATTCGAATATCATAGGTCATAGTGATTAAAAAGCGGTTCTTGGTATGTGCTTTTTTCACATAAAACGATACACAAATGAGAAATAGAATAGGTATAGATGTCGATGGCGTGTTGCGGGATTTCACTCTCGCGGCTATCGGTGTGTACAACAAGGAGTTCAACGACAACAAGACTATGGAGGATATGACCCACTACGATTTGGGCGAATCCTTCCCATTGCTTGACAACGCCGAGGACTTTTTCTTCAACAAGCACGTCAAGGAACTTTTCTATGATGCGCCGCCTATCGCGGGTGCAAGGGATGCGTTTAATGAACTTGCTTCAAGAAACGATGTGGTGATTCTTACCACGCAGCCGAATGTCTTGCAAAAGACATACACGATAGAATGGCTCGTGAAAAACGGTTTCAAGTTCAACGACTTGTGCTTTCTCCACGACAAAAACAGATTCGGCAGGCTTGAATACTTCATTGACGACAACCCGAAGAAATTCAAGGGCGTTGACGCAGGTGTCGGTATTCTTATTTCCGCGCCGTACAACAGATATGTTGACACACGCACGCTTGGCGGATGCGACAAGATAATCCGCTGTGACTTTTTGAGTGATTTTGTAAAAGTGTTTAATGTTTAGTTATGGATGTTACCACAAAGATAATAGAACTGTTCGGGGATGACGGCAAGCACGTGAATATCCAATTCGCCGAAGGCGGTTGGAAGGCTGTGTACAATGACGGTGTTTTGGAAACAACCGCTATTGACGGCGACTTGCAAAAGTGCTGTGAATCTCTGTATACGGATTATTGTGAGTTTTACAGCCCGAAGCGCATAGCGGAGGAACTGTATAATCTCATTGGCGAAATCGGCACGAAATGGCTTGGTGGCGAACACGATGAGGTGTCGATAAATGCGCTGTGCAATAAGCGTGACAGTTTCATAAGAAAAAATGAGAACGGCGAGTTTGTTTGGAAGAACGTGAACCCCAATTTCAAGGACACGCTCAATCTGAAACCGAGCAGGCAAGAACCCGTTATGAAGCCGAGAACACAAGTTGCGGAGGAATCACAAGCACCGAAGCCGAAACCAACGGTCGCTATGCCGCCCGTTGTTGAAAAGGAGATTCACGCGACTGACGGATATCCCGATTACTTTATGAAGAAAACCAAGGACTTTCTCTATACGGACTGCTATGGCGTGCAGGAAGATGGAGGCAGGATTCTTGTGAAGATAAACCGATTTGACTATTCGTGTACCGAAATTGTGCCTAATGTGAAGATTATACCGAACAAGGACGAAATTGACGAAATCGCGAAGGACGAATTCATATCATATTACAGAGAGGCTGAAGGTTTGATAAAGAACAGAAAATTTTACACACCTATTGATTACAACAACGTGGAAATTATTAAAGATTAACTATAAAACTTAATTATTATGGAATGGAAAGATTCGAGAAAGGAGAAGCCGTCTGAAGGCGGCTATGGCGTTTTGTACGCCATCAAGAGAAATGTTCAACTTGATTTGTTTAGCGATTCGGATAACGACAGCAAAAGCCGTTATTTGTGTGCGGTGACAAAGATTAAGCAATACGCATTTGCCTTTTACAACACGAAGAAATGCGTATTTGAAGTGTGTTCGCGAACACCGAACACCGAATCAATCGACAATATAACGGTCGAAACAGTCACCAATGCTATGTACAAAAAAGTTGACGAGATATGAACTTCGAGGAATTGATTAAATCAAAGGATTTCAGCAGAATACTTAATTACATATTCTGCAAATTCAACTGCTTCAATGTCGAAACCCAAAATGACGTTAGGCAGGTGTGTGCCATTGCCGTTGCCAAAAGTATGGAACGGTATGACGAAGAGAAAAACCCTAATTTTTGGGTTTTCTGCAAACCGCTTATGACGGAGTACGCGAAGAACGAGATAAACTTGCAGCGCAACATCGTCAAAATACCCTACAACAGACTTAATTCGGCTTTCCGAAACTATGAGAACATCGTTCATTCCTACACTTCAATCACATACGACAACGGTGACGACATAGACCACGGTCAGCACACCGACAACCGCTATGAGGAATTGGTGCTTGACTACAAGCGTCTTGTGGGCGAACTTGACAGCAACAGCCGTGACATTGTTGATATGAAGTTCGGTTTCAAGCAGACGCATAACGGAAAAACCGATTTTATAAGTATATCGGAAACTATGGGCATCTCACTCTCGAAAACGAGGGAGTTGTTCAAGAAAGCGCAGGAATATTTACAAGAAAACCTTAAATGATATGATTAGAAACATTGTTGCAGCAGCAAGCCCCGATGGAGGAATCGGGATTGGAGGCGGTATGCCTTGGAAAAACAAAACGGATATGAAGCGTTTTGTCGAACTGACAAAAGGCAACGCCGTTGTTATGGGTAGAAAGACCTATGAATCAATAGGACATCCCCTAAAAGACAGATTTAATGTCATTGTCACAAGTGACAAGAACTATGCGCCTATGAACGCCACGGATGAGAATATGCCGAGGATAGTCGGCAGCATCGCGGAAGCCGAAAGCGTTGTTGAAGCCGAGGGTTACAAGGAAGTGTATTATATCGGTGGTGCTAAACTTTTCAAGGAGTTGATGGACAACGACTTGGCTGACACCGTTTATTTGAGCATCATAAAGAAAGGCTACGAAAACAAGTTCGACACGTATTTTCCTTATTTTGATATGCTGAACACCAATCTGTATCATAAGGACATTGTGTATAAGGACGATGAGTGCATTTTTTTGAATATTTTCCGCAAACGCCACGAATCACATTGTGACGTGCAGTATCTCAACCTGCTTCGCGACATTCTTGAAAACGGCGTTGACACACCGACAAGGGTCGGCACGGCGAGAAGTCTGTTTGATGCCCACCTGCATTTTGACTTGCGCAAGGGTCTGCCAGTTATCACAACGAAGAAAATGGCTCTGAAGTCTGTTGTCGTTGAACTTGTTTGGTTTTTGCAGGGCTGCAAGAACATCAAATATCTTGTCGAGCGGAACGTTCATATTTGGGACAAGGACGCATACGCATACTATTTGAGGCTTGCGAAGGCTGACGGATGCGAGGTTGTTGACTTCGATACTTTTATGAAGAACGTGGAATTCGGTTCATCCACCAAGTTCGGTGACAAAGTTTACACTTACGGCGATGTCGGCGTGATTTACGGTTCGCAGTGGACTGATTTCGACAACAGCGGAATCAACCAACTGAAAGAGGTTATGGACAAATTGAAAAACGACCCGAACAACAGACGGCTTGTTGTTTCCGCTTGGAATCCGAAGCGTATGGACGAGATGGCTTTGCCGCCCTGCCACTACGCTATGGAGTTCTACACAGAGCCTATTCCATACGAGGAAAGGAAGCGCATTCTTGAAGAAAGAATGATACGCGAGGAAGATGACAGAGAAGGCAACGAGGAGGACGCTATGGAAGAATATGGTGTGCCGAAACATTATTTGAGTCTGCGTTGGATTCAGCGTTCCTGCGATATGGCTTTGGGCGTTCCGTTCAACATAATGAGTTACGCCGTTATGCTGTGTGTAATCGCAAAAACAGTGAATATGATTCCGAAAATGCTCGGAGGTTCTCTCGGAAACGCACACATCTACAAAAACCACATTGACGGCGTGAAGCGTATGCTCAACAGAAATCCGTATTTGTTCGGTGCGGCTGGTATTGAGATTCCGATATACCTCTCCTTTGACCCGTTCCACGATGAATACGAGAGGCTTTTGAGATTAGAGCCGAGCGACATCAAGATAACAAATTATGAATCATACCCGACACTCAAATTCGATTTGTTTACCGATGCTTCCAAGCAGGTATAAATATGACAAATTGGATTTGTAATGGTTAAGAAATATATTGAGTTTATAACGGAGTCGGACGACCATTCTACGGCGAATATGCTGAAGAACTTCGCCCGACTTTCTTCTGGCTACCAAAAGGAATATTTCGAAAGGAAACTCTCCTGCCTGCGCCCAATCGAGATTCATTCGGTTTACGATTTGTTCGAGTCCGATGTCATCGACAGACTTCGCAAGTACGGGAGATTTCAGAAAAAGGAATGTTACAGCAATTCCCTCCACGCAGCCAACATACTTGAATCAATCGGTAAGTTGAGCGTCAACGGGCAGGTTATGGAAAACCCCGAAGTTAAGTACGTGGAGGGATATATGACTGTAATAGGAATACCGATAGACCACGCTTTCAACAAAATAGGCGACTATTATTTTGATGTCACCGTGGATTTTCTGCTTGACAGCAAGGACAAAGGCGACTACAATGTAATAGGCGAGTGGGATTATAGGGAGGCTTTGTCCATTATGGCGGAGGAAGGCTATTACGGTGGCGTGTTCGACACATTGTTTAAGAACTCGTATAAGGAGAATGTAAGATGAAATTAAGGACTATTGACAACTTTTTGGATGTTGACCAACGGCTGTTCGCGAAATCGGTTGTTGAGGACAGGGCTATACCGAGTTGCATTGACGGGTTCAAGCCCGTTCAGCGCAAGATTGTTTTTGTTGCGAACAAGATTTGGAAAAACGGGAACGAGAAATCTATGAAGGTTTTTCAATTCGGCGGATATGTTTCGTCTATGGCGTTGTACCCGCACGGCGACAGAAGTATGTACGATGCGATAACCTATATGGGGCAGACTTTCAAGAACAGCCTGCCGCTGCTTGAAGGCTACGGTCAGTACGGAAGCCTCCGTGTTCCGTCAGCGGGTGCGCCCCGTTATATCGGAACAAAACTTTCCAAAAATTTCAGACTTTTATACAAGGACTTTGAGTTGCTTGAAAACAGAATCGAGGAAGGCTATGTAGTAGAGCCGAACTTTTTTCTGCCGATAGTTCCAACGTTGCTGCTGAACGGAAGTCCAGGCATAGCGGTGGGGTATTCAACGAACATACTCAACAGAAATCCCGTTGAGGTTGTTGATGCCTGCATAGCGCATCTCAACGGAAAAAAGCCGAAGGAACTGAAGCCTTGGCTCGCGGAGTTCGGAGGCACATACACAAGGGATAAGGAAAACAAAAACAAGTGGCTCATATCGGGTGTTTACAAGGTGTTAAACACAACCACCGTTAGGGTGACGGATTTGCCGCCGTCCATAACATTCGAGAAATACGAGGAATACCTTGACTCACTTGTTGACAAAAAGGTGATTGTGGATTATGACAACAACAGTTCGTCAGTTGTCGATTATGTGGTGAAATTCACACGCACGGCACTGAAGGAACTTATCGAATCCAACAAACTCGAAAGCGTGCTTCACATAAACAGTTCGGAAACGGAGAATGTCGTTACACTTGACGAGAACGGCAGGCTTCTGCAATTCGACAAGGCGGAAGACATCGTTCCTTATTTCTGCGACTACCGACTCACTTGGTATGACAAACGCAAGAAATATCTGATAGGCGTTCTCGAAAAGGAACTTATGGTGCTGACGAACAAGGCGCGTTTCGTGAAGTCCATAATCGACAAGAAACTGAAAGTGAACAACGTCCCGAAAAAGGAAATCTGCGATTGGCTTGAAGCAAACAAGTTCGACAAGGTTTCAAATTCATTCGACTATCTGATAAATATGCCGATTTATTCGCTTACCAAGGAAAGGTATGCCGAACTCATAAAAGAGCGGGATTCCAAAAAGGTAGAACTTGAAGAAATGCGAAAGAAAGTTCCGTCTGATATGTATTTGGATGACTTGAAGTCATTGAAGAAAACGATAAAGAACTGACAAAATGTCAGTCCGCTCTGATTGGTATATTATTTGCTAACAATGCTCTGTTGAAAAAAAAATTTCAACGGCAAATAAAAAATGACAATTTTTATTATATAGTATTAAAACAAACAAATTAAACTATGGGCTACATTAGAGATTTAGACAACTTGTTTACGGCACTCGGTGCTAATTTTGAAGGTTTCAACGAGGCTTTCAACAAACTTTTTTCAGCAGGAAACGAAAACAACTGCGCTTGCTGTTACGACAGTATGCGACTGAAAATCGAGGATAATGACGATATGAAAGTCGCTTTGCTGCTTATCCCCGAAATCGACAGAGAGCAAATCGGCATTGAAATCGCCAAGACTTCCAACGGTATCAACTATGTGCGTATCTACGCAAGGGAGGACATCAACGGCAATTTCGTCAATATGAAAAAGGACGAGGACGTGAAAATCCCGTTTGGTGACGAAGTTAATGCAAAGGACATCAAGGCGCAACTCAAGAACGGCGTTCTTGAAATCTATATGCCTAAAAAGGAAAAGGAAGAAGAAGCGTCACACGAAATTGAAATCCAATAACTATGAACGAGAAAGAAGCAATTAACGTACTTGTGCAGGCTGCTGTCATCGGACAGCAAAGCGGCATATACTCATTGAAAGACGCTGCGTTGGTTTACGCGGCTGTAAACATCCTCGTTCCCAACTATTTCGCAGAGGAGGAAAACCAAGCCCCCCAAACCGAAAACGGGAATGACACCAAAGATAAAAAAGAAAATAAGTAATTTCTGTAACTTTCAAATATTTTCCATTCTATGAAAAACGCCCCCAATCCGAGGGCGTTTTTCTTTTATTGTTATAAATAAAGAAAACTCTTACTTATGTTACAACCCGCAAGAAACAATATGTTTGAGTTCTTCTTTGCGAAGACGCTCATTCCACAAGAAATTGAAGACAAGTATATGCCGTATTTGGAGAGAATCCCAGGCAATATGTTCGGACGCTGCATAGACTATGTGAACTACGGAATACAAGGGTTCAATATGCAGAACGTGCAGTTCGATGTGGTCGAGCAATACGACAGAAAGACCCCGTATTCAAGGATATACCGCTCGGCGGCATCGCCAGAGAAACTGATGCAGAAGGAGTTTACAATCACGCAGCAGTTGTATGACGGGTTCATAAACTATTTTCTTATGCTCGACTTGTTCTACTACTACTATTCGTCAACAAACGACAAGTTCATAAACGGTGTTCCGTTTATGCGCATTTTTGACGGAAACGGGTACGAGGCGTTCACCATTGAATACAAGAACGTCTTGTTCACGAGCATAGACGGTCTCGACTTCAACTATTCAAACAATACGATTGATATGAAAACATTTAACTGCACATTCCGTGCGCAGGAGGTTGAAATAAAGTTGGCTGTATGGAAGGCGTAAAAAAACTCGGCATAAAGCCCATAAGCAAGGAGAGGCTCGGAAACCTCGGAGCGTCATTGTCGAATCTGAAAATCAAAAAGGACGAATTCAACAAATTCAACGAAATGCCGAATAACAACGTGGAGAGGATGAAAGCGGTCGCCGTGGCACTCGTTTCAAGTCTTATGTGGTATGACATTGATGACAAAAACACGGAATACTCCGTGTTCAAGTCACGGGTCGGCGGCGTGTTTATCGACAAAGACTGCGACATAGAACACGAGGTTTGGAAGTTTCCCGTCAACTCCAACGACATAGACAATGCTATACGCATACTCGAAAAGAACGGGTATGTCGTTGGGCATAAGCGTTCTGATGCGTTCTGCTGCATTATGCCTGCGTTTATGAATACGGAGGAACAATACGAGATATTTCATTTGTACGATTATGACGATATTGCGGACGGATTGCGTTCTTTGATGAAGTACAGAAGATTCCGTGTTTATGCGAGGGCGGATTATGTCCCCGCGAAATATTACGACAAATGCGAATTGACAACAGACGTTTCATCCGACAGAATGTTCAGATACCCTCTGATGGATATACACGGAAAAACCATCTATTACGCGAAGTTGTGTTGGGAGGAAAGTGACTACGGCGGTCATTGGTACATTTTGATGGACAAACGCGAACATCTTGATTGGGTTAAAGTTGACATAAATGAATTTCAGAAACAGAATCCCCGTAACATATAAATATATTTGCCATATATAATACAATTCTAAATATGAAAAATTTATCTGATTCAATAAGTCGCATAAGCAAAAGTGCTGTGAAAGAAGACCCTAATCTTCTGCTTGAATCCAACGGCAGTGAAATCGACACTGTTGCCATTGCGGACAAACTTAATGCGACACCGTTTGCCACAGAGCCTAATTTGGTCGTGGCGGACAATCCGAAAATGAAGAAAATGGCGGAAAGCGTAATCGCGCTCTTGAACAAGAACTGCGGTTGGAAAGCGTATTTCCATACGTTCTTCAAGTTGATTGACGGAACGAACACAATTCTCATAATGAGCGGTCTCGGAAACGGCAACGCCGTCACGTTGACCCCCGTTGGGAACGGCAGCAGTTCGGTTATCCGTTATTACAAGAGTTACAATCTGAAAGAGGATTCGCAGGTTGCCGACTACACAATCAGCGCGAAGAATATGGGTATTGTCCGTATGCTTGACCTGCTGTTTGACATAATCAAGAACCCAGATGCTTATCAGAATGGTCTGTACGAGGGTATGCAAGTCGAGTTCACCGAGGAAATGATTAACGAGGCTCTCACCAATGACGACATTAGGGTCGCTTGGAATTCCATTGCAAAGAACCCAAAGACCGTAGCCGTGTTGAAGTGGGTCAAGAACGAGGCGAAGAAACCGAGTTGGCTTGGTGACAAGATTACAGTCGAGGGTATCAACGACTTGGCTGAACATATGAAAAACATTGATTTCAGACCATACGACATTGCGGAAAGCCTTTGTGTTGGCGATGCCGAGGGCATCAAACTGCGCCGCATCCTCTCTGGCGGTATTCCCGTCAACAAACGCAGTTCCATCGAGGTTTATTGCGCCGTGGTGTATATTATATGTACGGACGATATGTTCGGCATCAAGGCAAACGTTCTCACAAACGAGAGTGTCAATGTAGCCGAGGGTGTTACGAGCGAATACGGTACTGAATACCGTGGTATTGACATCAGTCTCGTGAATATTATGTACAAAAACAATTTCAGCGAGTTCAAGAAATTGGTTGATTTGTACTTCACGCAGATGGAAGATTTGAAGAAAAGAACACAGTTCCTTGTTGAGTTCTGCAAACTCACGAGGGTTCAGAAATTGGACAGATTGGATGTCGGTGCGCCCGCCATCTTCATCAGCGGTGTCGGCGGTATCGGTAAGTCCGAAACTTGGAACGAAATCAAGAAAGAAATGAGACTTGAAAAAGGAAGGGACTATGCCGAGCGTGACAACACCACCTGCAACGCAAAGGAACTTTACAATTTCATATACAACAACAACGGAAAGGTTCTTGTTTTTGACGATACCCCGAAGTTGTTTGACAGCGATTTCCAAATCGGTTTTTGGAAAAAGGCTCTTGAGCCGAAAGGCGACTTTCCTACTGTGAAATGCCCGACCGCTTCCGATATGGGCGATGTTATCAGAGGCAATTTCTACAGCATAGAGAGTTGCAAGGAAGGCGGCATTGTGAATTACAAGAAAAGGTATCTGAAGGAATGTCCTTCGCAAGAAACGTTGAAAAAACTCAACAAGAAAGGCAAGGCGCAGCAGCAGACCGATGAAGAGGAAAAGGTCAAGAGCATTGAGCGTATGATACCCGATGAAATGAACATTATGAGCAGGTTCATCATTATCACCAACCTTTCAGAGCAGAAACTTTCAAGTCAGTTGGGTGACAGTTGGGGCGCAATCAGAGGACGCTGCAAGTTCTACCGCATAGCACCGCCCGTTCTTGTCATTTGGACGAAAGTCAAGGCTAAACTCCAACAAGTGAAAGAAACCAACGATGAAAGTTGGGCTGTTCCGCCACAATATGTTGATGAGGTAATCGAAACCGTTGAGAACGAATTTATCGAGGGTCGCGGTCAGTATCTGACTTGGCGTGCTTTCGTGAACGGTTCTCTCAAAGAGAGTTTCTTGAACGGTTTGGATTGGAAGGAAGACCTTATTTCACAAATCAATATCCCAGAACAATAAGAAAAAACATTATTCATCATATATGAACGCATTTGATTACAATATAGGCATTGTTTCAAAATACGCAAGGGAAAACTTTTGGAACAAGGTTGACAAGAGCCTGCCTATTTCGGAAAAAAGAAAACTTTATGAGCAGTTTTTCGCGGAGAATTCGCAAATGATTTCTGAATCCGTTGACGAACTCCTTAAAAACAGAAACAGCCGTATGGTTGTCAATGAGGGATTCTTCGATGACGTTGATGACGAAAACATCGGAAACAACTCTCTCGAAAACGATATTCCCGATGACGATGATGACGATATGAAGGGTGTCAAGTCTATGCACGACTTCGAGGTCAGACAAAATCAGAAGGAAAACGCAAGCAAGTCCAAATCTCTTTCTGATGAACAAGCCGATTGGCTTTCGCACCAAGAGATAACCCTTAAAAACCGTGGTGACAAAGCGTATATCCAAGGTGATAAGAGGGATATAAACTATGCGGCAGACCTTGTTTACGATATGCTTCTGAAAGGCGAGTTGGAAGGTATGACAACGCAGGATGTCGAACTCCCCTACTCCATTTTCAATGTGACAGACGTTAAGAACTTCTGCGCTGTATTCGCATTCAAGGATTTACCAAACGTTGACTTGAGCGGTTGGAATGTTTCAAACGGAACTGTCTTTGACGGTATGTTCTACAAATCAACATTCAATAACGATTCAATACGTGAGTGGGAACTTTCAAGTGCTGAATCCGTTAAGAATATGTTTGTTGCTTCAGACTTCGATAAGCAAGAGGTCATCGACCATTGGGAAGCCACAATCAACCCGTTCCTCGGATATATGCCCGTTATCGGTCAGATGAGCGTTGACGATGCCGAAATATCAAGGAAGCAGATGAGTGCTATGGTCGGCAATGCCCAAGACGTTAAGCGAAAGGTTAAAACATTGAAAAGTTACAGAAATACTGGAATTATGGACACAGACGAACAAAAAACCTACGTTATGGATACAGCCAAGTTCATCCAAGAGAACTATGTGATGAACGAGGGTGTTATCGGCGACTACGCCAAGAAAGCGTTTGACAAAATCAAAGGTGCTTTCAAGAGTGTCGGTATAAAACTTATGGACGGATTCACATTCGTTGTCGGCAAGACATTCGATATGTTCGGTGCTAACTTGCCGCAGAACATTGTTAACTTCATCCACAAGCACAAGATTCGCGGCGTTTATGCCGAAATCGGAAAGCCCGTCAACTATCCTTCAAAGAGCGGTTACTATGACAAAATCGAAAAGGGCAGTCTCGAATATGACAACTACCTCAAATTCTTGGACTACGTTTCAAAGGCTGCGGGTATCAGCGAATCCGTTGAGGTCAATGAACGCCGTGTCGGACTGAAAGCCATCGAGAAAGAAGGCGGTCAAACCTACCTCAACATAGATGCCGTTGATGTCACCACTTCCGAGTTGGAGAATGACTTGAACGACAACATCAACGAAATCCTTATGGACGGTCGTCCAACGGGTAAGCCTATGTTGGTTTGGGGTGCGCCAGGTATCGGAAAGACCACAATCCCATCAATCCTTATAAAAGCGGCAAACAAGAAAATCGCTGAAAGCGGCGGTTCTACGGGAAATATGATGTCAATCATTGTTGTGGACTGTTCCACCTTGCAGGCGGGTGACTTGTTTATGCCTATGCCCGTCAAGATAAATGACATTGACATCGAGAGGGTCAAACAAAACCCCGTAATCCAAGAAATGGTCAAGGGCAGGAATATGACTGACAAGGATTTCAAGAAATATATTTCGGCGCATTCTTCCGATGCCCCGAAGAGTTGGCTTCCTATGTGGCAACCAACGGGCGACCGTGAAATAGACAAGGCTCGTAATGCGGAAGCAAACGGTTCTGTTGACATTGTTTACGACAAGGACGGAATCGAAATGGACAGCGAAGTCCACGGCGGCGGCGGTATCTTGATGTTTGACGAGTTCCTGCGTGCAGACCCCGACACATTGTTCGGTATCGCACAGATTATGATGAACCGTCAGACCACTTCGGGTTACAGACTCGGCAGCAAATGGTATTGTATGGCTTGCTCCAACAGACCTACTGACGATATCCAAGTGAATCAGAATTGGCAGTTGTTGAGCGATGCTCTGAAACAGCGTTTCGTTTCAGTGAACTTTGTTCCCGACTTCAAGGAATGGGCTAAATGGGCGAAAGAGAAAGGCGGATTTGACGATTTCACAATCGACCATATAGGTGCTATGGGTGCTGACACCAAGAATTCAAGGTGGCATAACATTGACCCTACTGAATCAACAACGGGCAACAAGACCCGTCAGATTAGCCCTCGTTCTTGGTCTTTCTGCATTGAAGAACTCAACCGTGTTTGCAGACTTCGCGGACTGAAGTCTTACACCGAACTCGGAGAAAAGGAGTTCAAGAGAATTGTAAAGAAATTCCTCCCAGACAAAACGGCTGAAGAATATGTCGAAGACTATATGGACAACCAAGGTAACGGCGTGTTCAAGTACAAATACGAGGACATCGTTGCCAATCCGACTATGAGGGTTGAAGATACGAAATCCGTTGTTATGACGAATTATCTGAAACGTTACATTATGCGCCACTACAACGTGAAAAATCCGATATCTCCACACGAATTGGAAAACTTAATCAAGTTCTTGGAAATCAACTACGACAACAAAGGTGGCAACACATCAAGCGACTTCATTGCGAGGGTGTTCAAATACTGCGACCTCACGGGCGTTAACTATACCAAGGGTGACGAAAAAAGTGAACAGTACATCGCTATTTGGAGGAACTATCAAAAGAATCACCCCGACATTGACTTGAAGGGATTGTATGATTCTATACCGAAGTCAATGATTTAATAACATAAAAACTCCCAATCTCATAGGTTGGGAGTTTTGAAATATTTTTTGGCAATGAAAAATTACATATACGACTCAACGAAGTATTCCGTGCTTCTTGAAAGTTACACCAATATAGAGGGTGGCAATGCGGAAGACCTTATCGCTATGGGCGGAATCCTTATGGATGACGGCAATGTGGTCGAGGGCAGCAGGTTTGTTGACCTCGTTAACAGCGCGTTGATGTATTTCAAGAACACCCATCCATACGAATATAAGTACATTCGTGGTGCGACCATTGTGTATTTGTTGGACGATTATGTCACTCCGACTATGTGTGTCAGCGACAATATGATTTATTGCATAAATGTCGGCTTCTTGTATAACAAACCACCAAGAGGTTTGAATATGAGCGCAATCGGTGTGTTCAGATGTCTTTATCACGAGGCTATGCACTCTATGCTTGCCCACATTTCGAGAATGCACGCATATAATGCCGTCAATACTCCGAAGGCTACTTGGGGAGACCTCAATATTGCGGGCGACTTGGAAATCAACGGAATGATGGTGAGTGACGGTCTATGCAACGAGGAGTTCTGGCCTTCCATAGACTGTTGGTATGAGAAACGCCTTATAGGTATTCCGATGGAAACCATTATAAAGGATTTCAAGTTTTATATTGACAGACAGAAAAAGGCTAATGCGCAAAAGCAACAGAGACAGCAGCAGAAACAGCAGCAGAAGCAACAACAGCAGAATGACGACAACGACCAAGAAAAGAAAAACAAAATCCCGACTTCTGTTGAATGGAAGGACGGACACCGTGACGGAAGGGAACTTGTTAGACAATTATACAAGGCTAATAAGCGCAATGCGACAAAGACGTTTGAGGAACTTGAAAGTCTTTCAAAGAAATATGGCGGCGATATGAGCAAAGTAGCCGAAGAACTCCGCAGCAGATTCGGAGCAAAACAATAAGCAAGATTGTGTTGATAACTTTTCGTAAAAAAATGCACTGTGTATAAAAAAATTTTATATTTTTGCGGTGTTAAAAACAAAAGACTGATATATGAAACAAATAAACGAATCCGAAATACCGAATGGTTATAGCAAATACGAGGACGGTCTTGTAAAAGGTTTGTCCGACAGTATGGGTGAATTGATTGGCGGAACACCACCCCCAGGGGGAGGCGGTCAGCAGGAAGAGAAAAAACCCGAAACCCATAAAGAGCGTGCCATTGTTCCGAACAAGAATCAGCAAGGCGGTGGTGATTCATCGTCAGACGACAGCCTTCTCCCTTCAGACGAAAAGGATAATAGTCAACAGCAAGACGATAGTCAGAGTGGCGGCAGCAGTTCCAAAAGCATAGACGAAATGAGTGCTGACGAGGCTGCTGACAGCGCACAGAATTCGGCAGACAAAGCACAGAAGTCCGCTGATTCCGCACGTCAGTCCGCTATCGGCGCACAGAACGCGGCGGACAAAGCGAATGAAAATGCGGAGAAAGCAAAGGCACAGTTCGGTGAAAATTCGCAGGAATACAAGGATATGAAAGACCTCGCGGACGAGGCGGCATCCGCAGCAAACGATGCGCAGGAAGCCGCTGATTCAGCGCAGGAATCGGCAGACAAAGCACAAAGTGACGCTAACAAGGCAAGAGAAGCGGCAAAGAATGGCGATACCCAATCCGCAAGGGATGCCGCAGGCAGCGCAAGCGAGAATGCGAATGATGCGAAAAACGCAGCGGACGATGCCAAGATGAACTCTTGGTTTGCTCAAGACGCAGAAAAGGAATCAAATGGCGAAAATGGTGATTCCAACGGCGGCGGTCAAAAGAACGTTTCCGATATGTCCGCTGATGAGGCTGCTGACGAAGCGCAAAAGGCTGCTGAAGATGCTTGGGATGCGGCAAATGACGCGCAGGAAGCGGCAAACGATGCGCAGGATATAGCCGACAAAGCAAAGGAAGCCGCCGAGAAAGCAAAGCGTAAATACGGCGAGGATTCACAAGAATACCAAAACGCAAAGTCAAAGGCTGATAGAGCGCAGCAGTCCGCAGACAAAGCGCAGGAAGCGGCTGATAAGGCAAACGATGCAGCCAATGACGCACAAGACGCAGCCGACAGCGCAAAGGAAGCCGCCGAAAAAGGCGATACCGATGCGGCAAGGGAAAATGCAAAGAAAGCACAAGGCGAAAACGACAAAGCCCAAAGGTCGGCTGACAGAGCGGTTGATGAAGCGGATAACTCCGCAGATATGAACAGCAGTTCCGACAACGGACAGCAGCAGGCAAGTCAACAGAGAAGTCAGCAGAATGGTCAAAATGGTGAAGAAAGCAGTCGAGAAAACGGCGAGCAGAGCGGACAGCAGAGCGGACAGCAGAGCGGACAGCAGAGCGGACAGCAAGGCAATCAGCAGGATAGTCAAAACGGTGACGAAAGCAAGGCTAATAATGGCAATTCCGACACTGTTATTGACAAACGTTCCGAGAAAAAGCAACACGGTTATTCCGATGGAACTGACAGAAAGGAAAGAAACCGTGATAGAAAGAGCAAGGTTCTTGACTATGGCGGCAGAATAAACCACAGTACCGAGCGTGTCAATCAGAGGGTTGTCGGTGAGATGATTAGGCAGAGCGATTTGAATTCAAGACTTGGTGAATCATTGAAACGAAGCGGTTTTGGTGAGGATAGCATAAAGGATTTGATGCACGATTTGTCAAGCAGACCCGTTATGGGCGGTGACGATATACAAAAACTACGTGATGATATTGTCAAAAACAGTCCTAAAAGCGCGTTGGGCAAATTATTCACAAAGTTGAAGATGAGTCAGCAGACCATAAATGATTTATGGCAGGAAGTTGTCAAGAAATTCCTTGAATCCAATACACTCTACGCCAACAAAAAACATAAGATACCCGATAGAAACAAGATTCGTTGGGGTAACAGAAGAACGCTTGCACACGACATAATTCAGCCATATCACCCCAAAAACGATGCAGCACCGCAGAATATAAACGTGTTTGTGGATACATCAAATTCCGTGGATAGGAATACTGTCGAACTTTTCGCCAACACAATTGTCGATTGCTGCGACAAACTCGAATATTCTGGACTTACGCTTATGCCGTTTGCAAGGAATCTCGACACGGGTTCATCCGTTTACTTCAAGGCTGATGAGGTCAAGAGAGACAAAGACGCGGCTATAACGAAGATTCTGAATATGGTTAACAGCAATAATGCGGGCAGAACTGCAACAAAGGTTAACGAATGTGTTGATTACGCATTGAAGAATGTGCAGAACGACAGATTCTCCGTATGGATTTTCTTGACGGACGGCGAGTTCAACGCAAATCCATTGAAAAAACTCATACCTATGAAGAACAAGTTGCTTTTTGTTATCTACAATTATGATATAATGAGCCAGTTCAAAAAGTATTTGGATTGGTGCGTAAATCCCGAATATGAACCATTGTCACGCTGCTACATCGAACTTGACGAAAATTGTAAGGGCAGAAACAACAGCCCGTTTTACAAATAACAAAAACCCCGCAAATGCGGGGTTTTTTATTGGCTATGGTGTTTGACGGCAGTCAGATTCATAATAGTTATAAATATACAAACAATAGTTATTATGAAAAATTTGAGTCAATACACAAACAAGGATTATTTCAAAAACAAGGTGAATGAGAGCGTTGAGGAACGCATTGACAGAGTTGCTTTGGTGGAGATGCTCGAAAAGCGTTATGCCGAGGAAATCCTGCAATGGTATCACTATAACGTCATTGTTCCGTTCTTGGTTGGCGATGAAAGACCGAGTATCGAAAAAACATTTGCTGAAATGGCTGATGACGAACTCAACGACCACGCGGCGAAGATTATCAAGCGCATTTCGGAACTCGGCGGCGATGCCGAAAAACTCAAAGACATCCGCAACTTGGCTTCGTTGAGCGAATGCGCTTATCAAATTCCGCAGAAGCCATACGACACAAGGTCTCTTGTTGTTATGAACATAGCCCACGAGAAATGTGCCATTGACGGCTATCAGAAACTACTTGACTTCACGAGGGGAAAGGATACGACAACTTACGATATGGCTGTGCATATTCTCGCTGACGAGGAGGAACACCTCAAATATCTCGAAGATTACATTGCGGATATCGAGCAGAAATATAATGCACAACAGTAATGGAGATTCTCGGAACAGAAAGATATATAAGGGAGCGGCTTGACATATCGCCCATTTCAAAAGAACGGTTGGATAAAATGTTCACCCGTCTGTATTTTTCCAAAACAAGGGAAGAGTTGATTTACACGATAGACCGTTTGATTGACGAGCAGGGGTATGAGTGCAATCTTAATGTGATTGACGTTTCGGCGATAACCGATATGAACGGCGTGTTTTTCAACTCCAAGTTTAACGGCGATATTTCGATGTGGGATGTATCTAATGTCACAAATATGTTCGCTATGTTCCGAAATTCAAAATTCAACGGGGATATTTCAAAATGGAATGTGGGTAAGGTGGAAGATATGTGTGTTATGTTTGCTGGAAGCGATTTCAACGGGGACATTTCCGATTGGGATGTGCGCAATGTGCGGCGGGCAACCCGTATGTTTGAATATTCCCGCTTTGACGGTGATTTGTCGAAATGGGAATTGCTGAATGCGACCAACACAAGGGGTATGTTCGGATATTCGCCTTTGCTGAACAAGCGTGATAAACATCCGAGAAAACCGAACAACATATAAAACTTATTATGGCAATGAATGTTTATAATCAGACGGAGAATTACGACAATAGTGTCATCAGATACATTATTGTCGCCCTTTTGTCTGAACTGCGGAAGAAACTCTATATATATCAGCACTTGGCTGACGGTACTGTGGAGAAGGTTGACATACCGTTTTTCTTCTCTGTCACGGGCAGCGAGCGTTTTCTTAAAGACGAGTTCCAATACGATGCCATAGACAACGGCAAGGCTATAGGCGACTACGAGCGAGTTCCCCGTGGTATGCTGAATATGGATAACATCACCGTTGATTCTGGGAGTCAAGTCAACAAGTTCACGCAGGCTAAATTTGTCCACGAGGTTGACGGATACCTAAAGACATTCTACCTGCGTTGCTGTTTCCTGCCAATCAATATGACATTCTCCTGCGATATGGTTTGTTCGTCACAGATTGAAATGTTGAAAGTGACGGAGAGCATAATGAGCAAGATGTATTCAGTCACGACATTTTTCGTTGACTTGGGTATGATGAACGTTCAGTCATCCTATACCCTGCCGCAGGATTATTCACAACAAAGACCCGTTGAGTTTGGAATGGATAGCCAAAAGGAATACAAGGTGTCATTCGGCATAGATGTCAAGAGTTTCTACCCCGTGTTCGAGAACGGCATATTGCTTGACGAAATCAGCGAGATGACTAAAGGCAAGGACGGTACTGTTATGACATTCCGTTCAGACGAATACGGCAACGCGGGCATATACCCAGGCGGATTGCTGACGAAGTTCCACCTTGGGGACGACCACTATGACGACAGAAGCATACCCGAACTCGCCGAAAAGATAAAGGGCGGCGAGATTGACAAGAATCTGATAACCGAAAGGGAATTTCCGAAAACATACATCGAATCCAATCGTGACAAAGATTTGGATTATACAATAAAAAAAGCGGGATATGACGAACCGCAGAACAAAGACAAGAGATAATATGGAAAAGAAATATGTGCTTGACTCCTCGGAGTTCATAAACGAGAATGTGTACTGCAAACTCAAAACGTTCCGATGGTATTCGTTGGATAGATTCTTCAAATACCTCGCCTCGACCATAACGGGGTATGACGAAAGCCGTTTAGCATACGCAAAGGAAAAACACGGATTCAGTTTCGAGTATGAATATGAAAAGACATACAAGAGCGAGTTCGATGTATTCAAGTTCTACGGAATAAAGAATGAGTTTGTTGAAACACCCAAAGGCGACAAATTCGTGTTCGCTCTTGATGATACGCACAGTTTCGTCTTTTATCCTATGTGCAGCGAAAGTCGCGGCGGCAATGAATCAAGACTTGACAAAGAGACCAATACGGTCACAGACCCGAAATACGGCGTTCTCGTGGTCTATGCGGTTGCCAACGGAAAGGCTACCAAGATTGACGGCGAGTTCAACCATTATTATCTTGCTGACAACAATTTCAGTTCATATAATCCATCGAAAGAACTGAAGTCCATATTGAAAGTTGTCGAACATTATGTTAAGACTTGGGGGTTTGACAGATTGTATGCGGAAAAAAACACGGAACTGAAGGGGTTGGAAGATACCGTCTATGAGAAGATGGAAGAGCGTGAAAACGAAAAGCGTGTCGCCGCAGAAAGGGATGCGGAGGAAAAGAGAATACGCGATGCCATACAAAAGAACGGTGCGGAAATGACAGTCTATTTTAAAGGCAAACCCGTTATGCGGAAAACAATGCGTGGCGGTTTGAATTCCGTGGCGAATGTAAGGTATGCGTTCTCACTCAACGCCAAGTTGTCGCTTGAGGACGCTGTTAGGCGTGACGAGCATCCAGACACAACGGGTATGACCAACTTGGACGAATCTCCGAGAAGAAAGGCTGTCTATACAGAAAGGAATTTACCGAAAGACCACTATGAACTCGTCAAGTGCTATCGAACCTATGCAGGCGAAGTTTGCGAGCATTGCGGCAAAGACCCGATTGTCAATGTTATGGTGATAAAAAACCCGAAAGGCGAGACGTTCCACGTTGGCAACGAGTGCGTTTCCCATTTGGTTGATATTCCCGAAGAGGAATTCGAAGAGAATTGGAACGCGCCGTTCAAGGAAGCGGGCAATATGATGACAAAAGTCAGAAACGACAAGAACAAAGGCATTGAAGGCACTTGGTACACATACAACGGCAAATGCTTCTATGTCATTGAAAAGAAGCCTATGTTTGAGTACGCATTGTTCGGCGACAGTTATGATTTGGGCGATAGGCTGTATTGCGGCAGTCGCTACACCATAAACGAAAAGGTGCTTAAACGTGACTTGAACTATGTGGAGAAACCCGTGTCTTTTATGAAGCGTATGCTTCCGAGATGGTATGCCAACTCGATAGAAATCGATGTCAATATCGGTGATTTGATTAATATGCTGTATGACGAGAAGCACGCGAGTTTCACGCATTTCACGTATAACGGCGTTGACTACAAAATACCGACCACTGACGATTGGCACGTGTCATACAAGGAACGCCCGTTCATAATCAAGGAAGTTGACTTTGCTGTCGGTGAGTACGAGCAGAAATTCGAGGACGCGGGTCATACATTCAAGAACACGACATATAGATTCGGCAACGTTACCATTGAATACAAATGGAATACAGATTTGAAAAATCAAGATGAAATATGACAAAAGTGTTAAGCGTTGACGGTTTTTCCGAAGTTACGGAAAAACTCAATATACAGCCGATAACCAAGGAACGCCTTGGTAGTGTCCTTGTCAGATACAAGTCCGCGAGCGAGATGCGTGAGAATTTCAAGACGGGGGATGTTGTGTCATTCGGCACGGGGAACAACGATGTCAAAGAACTCAATTATTTGGTTTATGTTTCTTATGACGATTACGGCTTTTTTCCGAAATCCGACTCCGAGTATCTCGTTTCAAAGGATTTTTTGCACAAGGGGTGTTTTGTGATGATTACACCAGGCTTTGGGTATGACATAAACAACACCACGAGACTTATGGATTATGATGAATACTTGAATTGGCTTCACGGTAAAGTCGGCAGTATTATGAGAGTTTACCGTTATCCGACACTCAAAGGATATTGGATAAGGAACAAGTTTTATGTCAATGTGTTTGCGAAGGAATTTTCGACAAAGAACGCCTATGTTGTGTGGGAACGCAAATCGGCGACCAATGAGAAACTGAACATACAGCCCATATCCAAGGAACGCCTCGGCGACATACACCCGTGGGTTAGAATAGAAGAGAAGGAAGGTTGGAAGAAAAAGTTGAGAAGCGGTGATGTTGTGATTACAACGGGTTCGCTTGACACAAGGATGACCATATACGTGTATGTGACGATTGACGATATTGAGAAATATGACTATGCAAGCACGCTTCCGCATTCGATATACCTTGCAGCCAAACAGCAAAAGGGCAAAAGCGAGGGTGTTCTTTTGACTTGCCGCAAACTACACGCTAATAGTGAATTTTTAGATAGTGTTATGCTTGGCGAGTTTGAGGACGACCGTATGATGATGCCGAAATCGTCAAACCAAAATTCGCTTACCGTGCAGGCTATATACAGACACGAGAAACGGCAGATACAGCCGTTCACATTCGAATACATAAAGAATGTTGACATATTGGATTTGATTGTGAAGTTCGAGAGAGTGGGTCGGTCTGTATAAATATTGAAACATAATTTGAATTATGATACATATAATGAGAATTGATGAAATGGCTAAAGTTAAGCAATTTGGGGTTAGAAGTTATATGAATGCCAATCATCCGTATGAAATTGACTTTAATGACACATATAAACCGTTTTTCTATTATGGAAGTGAAGGAGGTATTGAAGAAAAATTAAACATTCGTCCTATAAAAATGAGTAAATTGCCGAAACTTGTCACACAAATAAAAAAAGGTGCTTGGTTTTATCCACTTGCGTCACAACCGAAAAGTAATGGTAGGTTTCCCAAAATTAACGGTCAAATAGTCACGGATGATTGGGTTATGGATTTTTCAAAGTCAATATTTTATGATTGGGATGATTTTTATAACAGAGCAAAGGTGTATGGGTATGGTAACTGTGATGTGTTTGCTTGCAGGGTGGAAGACAGTATCCGTTATTTGATACCGATGTCAACAACATTTGGACTCTTTCCATTCCGTGCTAATTTTAGGGGTGATTTTTCTTATATTGAAAAACGACTCAATGAAATATTTGATAAAGTAGAATAATATCAGATTATGAATAATATAATGAAGTTTGATGAGTTTGTCACGGCGTTGTCCGAGAAACTCGATATACAACCTATCAGCAAGGAACGGCTTGACAAAACCAATGTTGCAAGAAAACTCTATCACGTTGGGGATATTGTGTATTGTACATATAGAGGTATTGTATATTTTTATAAAATCGAAAAAAGGACGAAGAGTTGGCTTTGGTTGGTTCGTATTGGGGATAAGTTGACAAAGGGAGCAAAAAATTTTGCTACATATTCGGTGAAACCAGATTCCGATGTTGTTTATGAAGACGACATAAAACGCGCCAAAATCGGAAGTGACGGATATGCAAGTGTAAAAATATATCGTCAAGAAACATTGTATGTTTGGCTTGGCGAGGATGTCGAAGGATATTGCGACAATTAGTGTTATAAATATAGAAAACAAGCGACTATGACAAAAGTATTGAACAGCGAACAATATATCAAAGAGGCTTATATGGGCATAACCAAGACAATCACAGACAAACTCGATTTGGATATGATTACGGTGAGATGCTCTTGGGACGGCGAGAGTTGGTATTATTTCGACAGAGAGGGCAAGGGTTCGATTGAGGACTTCAAGGCGTTGGACAAAAACAAGAACACGCATCTTGAAATTGAACTCAAATACTATTTTGAACTTTCTGACGATGAAGGCGAACTTTCCGACAGCGCGACAATCGAATCCCTCGTTGTGCTTCATTACAGCGATATGACGATTGACGATTACGACATCGATGTCAAGTACGTCCGCAACACCGTGGATTTGGTTGAACTCACGGAAGACTATGAAGTGAGCGCGGAGGAACTGAACGAGGTGTTCTCTGAAAGTTGGACGGAACAAGTCACAGACGAACTCATCAGTGAATTTGATGACAAACTCGGCATCGACCAATACTCGAACATTTATGACGAAATCAAGGAAAAGGCAATTAAAGCCGTTATGGACGACTACCTTTCAAAGGTCAACGCCTAATTGAACATACTGTTTTTGGATTATACACTTTCCGAGACCCGAATCATCGGGTCTTTTTCTTTTTATAAATATTGAAACATAAATTGGATTATGACAAATATTTTGAGCATTGATGAGTATGTGAATGAAAAATTGAACATACAACCTATGTCAAAAGAAAGATTGCAGTCCATAGGTACAAAAAAAGAAACACCTAAAGAAGTTGAGGAAGAAGAACCCGAAAGAACAGACTTGGTTGCTGATTTTAATGAAATGAAAAACGACCTTATGGGCTTGGATATTTCTGATGCAAAAAAATTGTTGGGATATTGGTGGAAATTAAACAATCAAAACGTATCGGCAAACGGTGGAACATATACATTTGAAAGAAGTGGAAAAGGTATTATAGAAATACAAACCGATTCGAAAAATATTATTATTGACGTTTCGGGTAGTTTCATAACCTCGAATCGCTATCGTGGTTGGAAGTCATAAACGGTTTACTTATGAAATATAAACGCGGGCGCATTATGCCCGCGTTTTCTTTTTATAAATATATGGGAAATTACAACTTATGGATATTAAATCGCTACAGCCCAAACGAGGCAAGAACACACATTATCAGCAAGGTTATTACACACCATTGTTTCCCGCGAAGTATTGCGGCAATCTGCCGATAATATTCCGTTCAAGTTGGGAATACAAGGTGTGCAAGTTCCTTGACGAGTGCGCCACCGTTGTCAAATGGGGGAGCGAGTGTATCAGAGTTAGGTATTTCAGCATCATTGACGAGAAGTATCACGAGTATTTTCCCGACTTCTATTTTGAATACAAGACAAAGGACGGTGTTCGCAAGATTATCGCGGAGGTGAAGCCGAAGAAGGATTTGACCGCTCCGAAGAAACCGAGGCGCGAAACCGAAAAGACTGTCGCGAGATACAAGCGCGAGGCTGAAACTTATATAAGGAATATGGAGAAGGCGAAGGCTTGCAGGAACTACTGTGATTTGCACGGTATCGAATACAAGTTCATAACCGAGGATTCCAAATTGGCTTTTTAGAATATTGACAGAGAATGAGTACCATTGACAAAGCATACGCGGATATGTTCAACCCCTATTCAGAAGTGTGGGAGGTTTCGGGTACATCTGCGCCCACTTGGACTTGGAAAGTGTCAAAGGGCGCGGACGGCGGCACAGTTGTCGGCGAAACCTATACCACTATGGATACGAAGGAGGAGCAGGGAAAAGAGGTATCAAAGGACTTCTACGACATAAGGACTGACAGACTTTATGCCCCGTTCAGCATTTTCGCACGACATATGCTTATGGACTATATGGGTATGCTCGGCGTTATGCGTGTCGGTGACGAGAATGTCATCAAAAAGAATTTTGACACGGCACTTGCCCGTGCGGGTCTTATGTGGTCTAACGCAGAGCCTACTTACAAGAACATCATTGACGCATTTGAGAACATAAAGGCGGGCAAATACAAAATACAAGACTTCATTTACAACAAGTATTACAAGCATATCCCGCCAAACTATCTGATTACGTTGAGGCGTTACGGTATGCCCTGCACGGACATTCCGTTTGTTCTCGCATATCCCGAAGAGGTACACGCTGATATGGACGTGCGTTCCGCTATGCTTCCCATAGCAACGGCAACGACATATATGTCGGAGTTCGCGGGAAACAAGATGGAGGACATTCTCAAATTCTCTTGGGGTACGAATTGGAAAGAGCAGACCTCGGAGATTCAGACCATAACGAGCGGAACTCCTGGCGCGTCAAGTTTCGGCATAGGCGCGTTCCTGCACAACCAATCGCAGGACGGCGGACTTGTTGAACGCGGTATGGGCGCGACATTCTTCAGTATGCTGTCGGGTCACAATTATTCCCCGCAGCAGATGAGTATCGCTGCGCAGGCTGCGAGCATCAACCCTTGGGACAAATACTCGAAGTACACGCAGGGTCCAGTAGATACGGTGATGAAAACCAATATCCGTGACCTCGGACTTAACTTCGAGCAGACATTCAATCTGAAATTTGAATATGAACTGAAATCGCTTCAATACGTGAACCCGAAAATCGCTATGCTCGACATTATCGGCAATATGATTCTTATGGGTACTAACACGGGTACTTGGTGGGGCGGTGCTACACGTTACTACGGTAACGGCGGCGGCTATGGCAAGCAGCCTGGCGACCTCGCCGCTTTCGCCCGTGGCGACTACGCCGCATACGGCAAGAGCCTCGTTGACCACGTGATGGGTCAGATTGAGAGTTGGAACGGGGGCGAGTTCCCGAAGAGTCTTGAGGAATGGGCTAATTTGGCGAAGAGCGTCATCAAGGGCGGCTTGCAGAATATCATCGGCGGTCTTATCAACGGCAAACTCGGCAAACTCGGTGTCACGCAGCCTGCAAACGCATTGCTTTCGGGTGAGCCTACGGGTATGTGGCACGTCACAATCGGCAATCCGCTCAACCCTATCGCTATGATGGGCAATATGGTCTGCGACAAGATAGAGATGCAGATGGGCGAGGGTCTCGGCTATGACGACTTCCCCGTCAATGTCGCGTTCACCTGCCAAGTCAAGCACGGCAAGCCTCGTGACGCGGGCGACATCGAATCTATGTTTAACGCGGGCAGGGGTCGTTACTTCCATACTCCGTATCTCGGCAATGTCGATAAGGACAACCCAAACAGCGCGGAATTGGAAAACTACTACAAGCAGATTGCTGACGGCAGGAAGAATATCCCTATGCACGTCAAGGGCGGTGTCAAAGACCCCAACGAAACGGGCAGCGGAACTTCAAAGCCTAAAGGCAAGTATTCCGAAAGGAACGAGGAAGGCAAAAAAGTCCAAAACAAACTGAACGGTCAGATAGACAAGATAATGGCATTGATAAGATAAGAAAAGGCGAAGCATTTGCTTCGCCTTTCTATTATTCATATTCAAGTAGTTTCAACAGTTCGATTACCGATGTAAGGGTTGTCACCCATTTGTTTGGATAGAAATTGTCTTTATTCAGATAGAATTTATTCGCGTATTCGTATATGTTGTCGGCGTATTTTTCTCCCCAAACTTTGCTTATGTAGTTTACAAATCGCTTTTTGTTTTCGGAAAAAATTTCATACATCACGTGTTCGCCGTTCTTTCCGTCATTTCCGTTGTCAATTGGTTTGACTATATTGTAGTCAAATTCACACGAATAGTCATATACCATTTTGCGCTTTGGGTATTTTTTGCACAGTTCAATAGTAAGTTTCTTTACATTGTCATCGAATTTTCTGTTACTTGAAAAATCTATGTCAAAAATTTGCGGTGCTGTTTTGTATATGATTATGGCAAATATTATATTCGGGTCAATGCCATCTCTTATTTTCAGTTTAAGCAGGCTTCTGTCGTTGAATGGTGATATTAGGAAAATGTTTGCAAGTAAGTCGTTGTATATGCACGCTCCGTAATGCGATTTGTTTTGTGTTTCGAGATAGAATTTAGCATCACGCTCAAACCGTGTTTTTGATTTTTTTTCAATTTTTTCCAAGTCGGATATGAATGCGTCTATAACATTTTGTGATTGTCTGAACGGGTCGTTGAAACAGCGGCTTCTGTAATTTGTGAATCCACCAAGTTTTCTTCTTATGAGTTCACCGTTTATGCCTCCAAAATGAACCATAGGTGTATATCGTACACCCGTACAGAGATAACCTTCCTTGTGCGTGAACATAAACAGATTTCTTAATATTTCGTATTGGGTATCCCCTTTGTTGCTCGCCTTGTTTGATTTGAACATATCATTATGCAGATTGAGCATAAAGTTGAGCCTTTCCGATATTTCTTCTGCTATCTCATAGTCATTGTCCAAGTGGTCAATCATACCTTTTGTGTTTCCGATTTTAGAATATACGTTCACTGTTTCGGCACTGAAGTTTATCCCTGCGTGATTTGCAAGTGAAAAAATGGTTCGGCTGTCGAATCCACCCGACAAGTCAATTTGTATGTTAGTTCCGCTATCGTATATAGCCTTCATTATGGAACACCATTTGTCAATCCACCTATCAATAATAGCCATACCTTCCTCGCTTTCCAAATCAATGGTGTCAAATTCAGCGTCTTTTTCTATTATGGTGAAACTGTTTCGTGTTAAGAGAATTTCGGAAAAAGGACTTAACACATAAACCTCATCAACCATTGTTCTGCCGCAAGCGTACACGTGTAGGTTTTGATGAATATATTGGTCTATGTATAGGTTTCTTACAGTTAGTTTTTTTTCTTTGCTTTTCAGCAGACTGCATAAGTTGTAAAATGAGTTTCCAATAGCCCAATATCCACCATCATTGTAATAGTATATGTATTGTGAAGATAAATCATCTTGCTTTATTTTAACGGTGTCGTTTTCGCGTTCAAACATTATGTAACAGCCCCCTATTACGCCATTTGTACCGTTTGATATTTTTATGTTACCGCTTTCTTTGCATATTGTGTAGCCATACACTTTTGATTTGATTTCGTCAAAGCAGTCCGAATCAAATGCGAAAAAGTAATCGTTTAGTTTATTGTTTTTCATTTTCAAATATGTGTTTTTGTATATATTCAATTTTTTCTTTTGTTTTTTTATTTATTCTGAAAAAATCTTCTAAATTGATACAATCAACTTTGATATTTTTTCTACTACACCATTGTTCCATTTTTTTATCAATAAATTCTTGTATGGTTTTGTATCTATAATGGTTAATCCAAGCATTTGTCCAAACATATTTTTTATTTTCGTTTAGAAATCTTAAAGGACATTTGTGTCCACTGTCACAAATATCACCATTTGCATCCATAGGTTTTTTTATGTTTTCACTTCCGTGCGCTGAAATTGAATTGATGTAATTGAGATTTCCTCTAATTATACTTTTACATAAAGTTGCTTGGTATGTTGTTGGTGTGGTGAATCTTTTTATTGAATAATTATTATTTTCAACTATGATTAAGTCATTGTCGGTATAACATTTCCAACTTAATCTTATGCAATCACAATCAGTGAAAATGTCTTGTGATAAAAATTGTTTAATGCTGTATTTTTCTAATTGTATGTATTCATCTATATCTATGTAAGCAATCCAATCATAATTTAATCCATACGTTTTATAAAAAATAGTATATGCGTCTTGTTGATGATACATATCATCCATCCCTCTGAATCTTGTGTCAATATACACATTTTTATAGTCTTTTACTATATCCATTGGATTTTCTCCATTTATATCGTTATTATCATAAAGATATATGTGGTCGAATCCAAGGTTCAAATGATGGTCAACCCATTCTTGTAAATAAACGTTTTCGTTTCTTAATATAGCACAGATACAAGTATTCATATATTAGTTTTTGTTATTTATAGACCCAACAAAAAACATTCGTTTTTGCCGAGTTTTTGTTGAATCCATAAAATCGAGCCTTTATAAATATTTGCGTACTTAAAAACCTTTGACAATGAATGTTTGTATATGCGCTATCGCTAAATGCGAGAATCTCTACATCAAAGAATGGGTTGACTACCATTTGAACCTTGGCTTTGACCACATTTATCTTTACGACAACAACGAAATAGACGGTGAACGTATATCCGAGGTGATTGACGATGACCGTGTGACGATAGTGAACTATCGCGGCAGGCATCAATTGTCCTGCGAAACGCAGGTCAAGGCATACAACGAATGTTACCGAACATACGCGGTCGATTATGATTGGATAATGTTCATCGACATTGACGAGTTCCTTACGCTGAACGACCACGACAACATCAAGGATTTCTTGGAACAGCCTTGGTGCAGGAAGGCGAATGCCATCCGTTTCCATTGGCTTTGTTATTCGGATTCGGGCAACCTGCATTATGAGGACGCGCCCGTGTTGGACAGATTCACCGAACTCTGTTCCAACAATGACGTGAACAAATACTATAAGCAGATTTACCGAACCAATATCAGCAAGTTCAAGATGATGAACGTCCACTACTGCGACTATATCACGGGAATCAAATACCCCGATGGCAGCGATGCAAGATATGTGTTGCAGACAACCGACCCGAACATTAGGCACGATGTCGGCTATGTCCGACACTATGTAACGAAGTCGTTGGACGAGTTCATAGATATAAAGTACAAAAGGCGCGGCAAGGGAAGTTCAAAAACGAGGCTTAACAAGGAATTCTATTTCAGATACAACGAACTCACCGATGAAAAGTCGGAATACTTCGACAATTATTTCCAGGCGTTGCTTTCGGGTGAGAAGAATCCTACATCTTCCGTAACTTCACCTTCCATAAAGTCGAAACCGAATATACAGAACACCGCGCCCGTTAAACCGACAGAGCAGCCAAAACAAGTACAAGAAACCGTTGCCGCACCGACACCCGCTCCGAAACCGAAGCCGAGACCCTCGGTCGGTAATGCGGACTATTTCACGCCGCAGGAACGTGCCATCTGCCCTGGGGCAAAGCGCGTCAACAATCCCGCAATCAAGCATTCGTTCACGCAGGTCGAGAAAGTCGAGGCTGCTTACAACGCCGTGCGCAAGAGCAATACGGTCAAGAAGCCCGAAAACACTTTTGGCATCAGCATCTGCATTTCCGCTTGGCATACGGAAAAATACATTGAGGAATGTTTGGATTCCATAGCCGCGCAGGATTGGTTCAAGGCAAACGACAATTGGGAAATCATAGTCGGAATTGACGGCTGTCAGACGACACTCGCCAAAATGAAAGGCATTATGTACAAATACAAGAATCTCCGAGTGTTTATGATGGACAAGAATGTCGGAACGTACATCACTTGCAATACCATAATGAAGGAGGCTGCTTACGATTGGATATTGCGTTTCGACAGCGATGACCGAATGTACCCGAATATGGTTTCGGAGGTTATGCTCGCCGTGGAAAAAGAGGGTGCGGATATGATAAAATATAGGCAGGACAGATTTTCGGACAAAGACACGGTTGTTGACACGGATTGCTTCGCCGAGGGAAGCATCTGCATAAAGAAGTCTGTTTTGCTGAAATACGGCGGCTATATGCCTTGGCGTATGAGCGGTGACTCCGAACTGCGCACAAGGCTACGCAAAGTCATAAAGATACACAACATTCAGAAGTCTTTGTACAACCTGCGTGTTGACAACAGCAACAAACTAACATTGTCGAAAGACCTCGGTATGAAGTCACAGAAGCGTGCGGAACACAAGCACTATATAGACACGGTTTCCGAATCGAAACCGATTCTTGACGAAATGGTGACTACATCGTGCAGGGAGGTGTTTCTCTACCAAGACTTGCCGTCCGAGTGGATGTATGACAACGATAGGATAATCGTGTCGTTCACTTCTTGGCGCAAGCGTATATGGAACTGCGCACATATCGTTGACTTGATGCTGAATCAGACCAAGAAACCGTACAAAATAGTGCTTAACCTTTCTTCCGATGAGTTTCCGAAGGGCGAGAAAGACCTGCCGAAGGAACTCGTGAACAAGCAGGGCGATATATTTGAAATATATTGGGTCAGAAAAAACACGAAAACACACAAGCGCATCCTGCCCACCCTCAACCGTTATCCGAATGACTTGGTTTTGAGCATTGACGATGATATTGAATATCCGAACAATTTCATAGAGAAAATGTACGAGCGTTATATATACAACGGCAAGTCAGCACCCGTCACGGGTGGCGGCGAACTCTGCCGATGGGAAAACGGTCTGTACTCGCATTGCGGCGCATTCTCTTTGGTGAAGAAAGAATATTTCGGCGATTATCTCGAAGACCTCTATGACAATGTTGTCATATCCGAGGACATTGACGGTTTGTGCAGCGACAGCCTGCTGTACGCTTATGCCGCTTTGCTGAACGGCAAGAAATACACATTCGGCTTGGATGGTCTTAATATGGAGTTTCTGCAAGGCAGGAGCGACATAAACAAACGACACGCTTTCTCTGAAACGTGCATTGACAATACTGAACGCTGCCACAAGGCGTTTAGGGACTACATATTCAATACTTACGGAAAGACCTATGACAACCTGCTTGACAGAGACATTGTTGTCAATATAACGACTTGGGTCAAGCGCGATTGGTGTCTTTACCCTATGCTCAAGAATCTGAAAAAGCAGACGCTCTATCCGAAAAGAATCGTGCTGTGGCTTTGCAGGGAGGAATACAACGACAAGAATCTTCCGAGAACCATACGCAAGTGCATAGATGAAAAACTGCTCACAGACATTATGTGGGTTGAAAAGAACACAAAGGGTCATAAGCGTTACAATTGCTTCAAGTATTTCAACGACTGCTACAATGTGCTTCTTGACGATGATATTCTCTACAAGGAAACATTCATTGAGGACATTTACAACGAGGCAAAGAAACACCAAGACTGTCTGACGGTCTATTCGTCACGAGGCTGTGATTATCACGGATTGAAATTTGTCGAAACGAAACTGCACGAAGAGCCTTCGCACAAGAATATGTTTATGGCAGGATGCTCCTGCTTCCCGCCTTTCGTGTTCCCGTTTGACGCATATTTGAACGAGAATATGCGCAACGAGTATGTGCTTAATTGTGACGAGAGTTGGTACAGACCGCATTTCATCAAGCACGGTGTCAAGGTGAACGCGGTCAACACGTTCAACAGCAGAATGTACCCGACACTCAACGAATCGCAGAACGATTCCCTTTGGAATCTCAACAAGCGTGTCGTGTCAAACGGTATGCGCGACAAAGAAAGGAATTTCTACAACGCAATCAAGATAACCCATACGGAGAAATTGTGCAAGGAGTTGTGGCCAGATATGGGAATTGACGGATATCGTATCAGCAAATAGCAAATCTATTATCAACCAAATACAAAAAACTATGGATACAACAAATCCATTCACCGACCGTGAGCGACTGAAGCAGGCTTTGCTTGAACGCGCCGCGATAAAAGGTTATAAGAAGTTCGAAATCGACAACCCGCGCACTTGGTGCGAGAAAATACAGTGGTTGCAGATAAATGATGACAAAAACCCATTGAAGTCTTTGTGTGCCGACAAGATAAGGGTACACGATTACTGTAAGGAAAAACTCGGAAAGGATATATGCGTTCCAATACTGAAAGTCTATGACAGCCCGAATGACTTGGATTTTTCGGAACTGCCGCAGAAGTTTGTTCTGAAATGCAATCACGGTTGGAATATGAACATTGTCGTTGAAAACAAGGATGAGAAAGACCGTGACGAATGTGTGGACAAACTGAAAGCGTGGTTGGAAGTTCCGTTTGGCTTGGAAACCGTTGAGTCGCACTATCTGTCAATAGAAAGAAAATGTTTTGCCGAGCGGCACATCGGTACTCCGCTTGACTACAAATTTTGGTGTTTCAACGGCAGACCGATTTACTGCACCGTAAACTCGAACATCGGGGAAAACGGCAGCGAGCATTATTTCATTAATTGGTACGATATGACTTGGCGGTTCGTGAACTATTCGAGGTTAGACCATTCGAGCAACTCGAAAATGCTTGACGCAAAGCCGAGTAAATTCAACCAAATGAAAGAATATGCAAGCGTGCTGTCTGCTGATTTTCGGTTTGTGAGATTGGATTTTTACGAGGTGGACGGCACTGTGTATCTCGGCGAGATGACGTTCACGCCCGCCACGGGGTTCATAAAATGGAGAAGAGCCACTGACGACCTGCGTTTGGGCAATATGCTTACATTATGAACGAATCCGACCACTTAATATTCAGAGGTTTCGATTCATTTTCTTTTGAGATGACACTTCCGAGGTATCCGAGCGTTGTGCCTTGCAGTTCTGTCGAAGTCAGAGGGTTTTTGTAGCACACAATGTTTCGCCCTATGTGGTTCGGCGTGTGTTGCAGATTTGACAATTCGTTGCTTGTGCAGTAAAGAGTGCCGCCGATGGTTTCCGTTGACGATTTGAGCGATTTGAGTTTGTTCCAATCGCATCTGAAGTCGCCGCTCACATAGGTCGGAGAGCCTTCGAGTGAAATCAGTTCGTTCTGCACGCAGGAGAAATCCCCCAATACTACCTTCGGGGCGTGTTCGAGTGTTTTCAGATGGTTGAATTCGCAATGAAAATGATTCCCGATTCTCTTCGGTGCGCCTAAAAGGGATTCAAGTCCGTTGTTGTAACACGTGAATGTGCCGTACACTTTTTTCGGCGAGAACTCCAACGTTTTAAGTTTGTTCTTTTCGCAATGGAATCCTTCGGTGACTACAAGCGGGGCGTTTTTAAGCGACACAAGACCTTTGTCGGAACAGTCGAATGTTCCTTCTATCTTCCCGAACTTTATGGAGAATCCGTCACCGTTGCGTTTTAGTACACGCTCGTCAACCGTCATATACACATATTTTTCGGTATCGTATGCACACGTTGACGGGTTGAAAACAAGGCTGTATTCTCTTATGAAATCCAACGCTTCGCCGTCAATCGGTGTTCTGCTGGACATTCTGTCCAAATGCTCTTTTGTAATCGGTGATATTATGAGTTTCGGCATTATATCTTCCAATTTCCAATTTGCAAAAATTCGCCGTCAGTTAAGGAATACATATTGGCTGTGAATGCGACCCAATTCGGGAACAGTTTCTCCAATTCCTTTTCTATGTCCCCCGAAGCCCACCTTAACGCCAATGCTTCTTTCGGTGTTATTCCGTCAGTTATCGCATACCCGCCTATTTCGAGAAGGGAAGGATAAGCGTCCAAGTGTTCAGCCTCCGAATCGAACCAAATGTAGTCCAATTGCGTGGTGACGTTTTTCTGCGATTCTTTCTGTATGATTTGCTTGGTTTTTTCGGCGAGCAGAACTCTTAAATCCACACCGTACTGTTTTGAGAATTTGGAATACGGGCTGTTCGGCGTGAATCGGAAAACGACACTTGCTCCGACATAGGTTTTTGATTTTGACAACTGCGTGATTGCTTGTGTGTTTAATGAATCCATAATCCTATTTTTATGTAATATAATAAAAAAATCCGATATGTCACAATATAAATATAGAAATATGTGTGATTATATGGGATTGCTCAACTATGACGAATTTGTGAACGAAAGACTCGACATACATCCTATGTCGGACGAGCGACTCAAAAAGGAATCCGATTCGCTGAAGAAGCCTTTTGCGTTCAGTGGATTGAGCAGCAACACCCTATGCGAACATTCTGTCGCACTTCGGCTTCGTTATAAGCAGTTTTGCGGCATTTTGATACACGGCAACGAGCATATCGCGCACAATGCGTATTCTCTCATAAAGGGCAGGTTTTTGAATTGGCAGTACTACTCGACCAAGAACGAGTTGGAGGAACACAAGAGATATTCCAAGATTGATATGCCGAAGTTGGATGTTGCTATGTGTCTTTGGCTTGCTTTCAAGTTGTATTTGGGTGATGATGAATACACACCCATAATCGAATGCTACGTCAATCGTGTCAAAAAGGAATTTGGCATATCCAACAAAGACATAATCAACATCTATTTTATAAAACAATAGAATATTACGATAGTATGAAAATATTGAAATACAGAGATTTCGTGAACGAAAAACTGAACATAAAGCCTATTTCGAAGGATAGGCTTGGTGAGATTGGCAAGATTATTCCGAAAATAAACAAAGGGGAATTGCCGATAGACAATCTCGCCAACGTTGATATGCTTCTGCATAATTTTGATGCAAGAGGCATCGACTTGGATAAAAATCTCTTCAAACTGTACACCCATACGCTTGAGCGTTTTGATGATTGGGAAAAACTGCCGTTTTCCGAGCAACGTAAAAAACATTTGCAAAGGGCGGATAAGAAAATGACAAAATCGAAGGTCGTAGCCACTCTTTATGCCGCGCTCGAAAGGTACGGAAACAGACCCGAATTCTCAACAGTCATCGACAAGTACATCGAGCGTGTTATGAAGGAATGTAATTTGAACAAGTCCGACATAATCGACTTGTATTTTGAACTGCCTTTCTAATGATTTATAAATATAACAAATAGATTCGTATGCAAGTATTGGAATATAGGAGATTTGTTTCGGAGAAGTTGGACATTACCCCGATGAGCAAGGAACGTCTCAAAAAAGAAGCAAATTTGCTGCATATTGACAATTTTTGGAAAGGCAGGAAAGTGTGTGAAAGATTGTCATTCGTGATAAATGTCAGAACACAAGGTTTCTCGCAGGAATGTTGGGTCAATATGGATGTGGCTATAGCCGAGACGGAAAAACGATTTGTATCTTGGGAGAAACTCCCTATTGCTGAACAATTGAAAAAGCACGAGCAACGTGTTGGCAAGAAAATGAAAAAGGTCAAGATTTTAGCCACTCTGTATGTTGCGTTGGAACGTTATTCCAAAAAGGAAGTGTATTTCGGCATCATAAGGAAATATGCTGACAGAGTGCAGGAGGATTTGTTCTGCGGGGACGACCTTTTGCTCAAATTGTATTACACGAAAAGCGGCTTGTTTAATAATTAATAAGAGTATTAACAAACTAAAAACTTATTGATATGATTACAAAAGTGACAAAGGAAAATTTTATGGAAACCATCTCAAAGGGAATCGTTATCGTTGATTTTTATGCTGAATGGTGTTCGCCCTGCCGTGTGTTGGGGAAGACACTTGACAAAATGTCGGAGGAATTGCCCGATGTTACGATAGCGAAATGTGACATAGAGGAGAACCAAGAGTTAGCCGAGAAGTTCGGCGTGAAGAATATCCCGCTTGTTGCGTATTTCAAGGACGGCAACGCGGTCAGTGTCGCGGTCGGTCTCCAAACCGAACAACAGATAATGGAAAAAATAAATGAACTGAAATGAACATAATGCTTTACAACGAGTTCTCTGCGATTTTGGAGAAACTCATCACATTCAACAAAAAGGCTTACCCGAAAGACGGGCAGATAGTCATTATGTGCGGCGGTGGCGGCAGCGGCAAAGGCTTTGTTGTCAGCAACGTGCTTGGTATTGACGCGAAGGTTCTCAATGTCGATGACATCAAGGAGACCCTTATGAAAATGAAAAAGGACAATCCTTTGAGCAAGCAGTTCAAGGAAACCTACGGAAAGTACCTTGATGAGGTCGATATGACAAACACCGAGGATGTGTCAAACCTTCACGACTTCGCCGACACGAACAAACTCGCAAAGAAAACGAACAACACCTTGTTCAAGCAGCAGGCTACAAAGAAAAGAAAGGACAATATCCTTTTTGACGTTACTTTGAAGAATTACCCGAAACTTGAGGATATTGCCGTTCTCGCGGGTATGGGTGGCTACGACAAGAACAACATCCACCTCGTTTGGGTTCTCAACAATTTCGAGACCGCGAAGAAACAGAACCAAATGCGCAGCCGCAGGGTTGACGACAAAATCCTCGCGAAAACGCACAAGGGCTGTGCCGAGCAGATGCTTAACATCTTGAAGTACGGAAAGGGTCACGATATTGTCGGCGGCGATGTGTGGATTTACTTCGGCAGCACGTTCACTGGCGATGCCAAGCAGATGACCTCTCCAAACGGCGGCAAGTATCTCGCCGACTTCTGCACAATCAAATGCAAGGAAGCGGGCAAGGACTACCGTGATTTCGAGGAACTGATGAACGAGAAGGTTATGTCATACGACAAAGACGGCAAGGAACTCGGTAAGGTCACTCTTCGTGAGAAAATCAACTCATACATTCCACTTGACAACGAAAAATTCTAAATTATGAAGAAAGCACTTGAATTTCTGAACAAATACGGAATCCTAATCATCATCTGCCTTATGCTCTGCGTGATGGCGAAAACCTGCTCCACCAACAAGAAGGTCAAACGCTTCGACAAGAGGCAAACCGAGCAGGTCGAGCAGATAAACGAGCGCATAGACAGCATTAGGAAATATCAGATAACAGACACCGACCTGCGAATCGAGGGTCTCAAGAGCGAGAAGCGTATGATTCAGTCAACCGACAGAAAGCGTTTCGACTTGGAGCGCGAGAAGCAGATTGATGCCGAATTGAAAACACTCGAAGAACAAAAAAGAAAATAATGCCGACACGCATACAGCAGTTAGCGTCCAACACGACTATGTATTATCGCGGGGATATCTGTATGGAGATTTCCCCGTTCACGAACTACTACCTCTTCACCATATACCGTGAAAGCGAGGATAAGGAGGTTGACAACCACGTTCCGTTGAATCTGACGAATCTCGGAACGGTGTACCTCTCGTTCTTCAGCGGCGAGACCAAAATCCGCATACCACATTACAAGGATGCGGAGAATGTGGATATGGCTAACGGGGAAGTTGTGTTCCGCATAAGCGAATCCGATGCGGAGAAGATACTGAATCTGTCCGACAAGACATTCTATATCTCCACTGTCATCGAGGACGGCAAGTCATCATCGGACGAAACCGTGCTGTATAGCGGTCGTTGGGGCGACTACGCCAACGTTATGGAAACATCGCTGACCGATACCATAACATCGCTGAACGGGACTGTCTTGAATCTGCAAACGCAACTGAACACAACCGTGTCTGAATACGAGGACAAGATTGCGGATATGCAGAACAAGATAGACTCCCTCGAAGCGGAAAAGGCTGCTTTGAGCGCGAAACTCACGGAACTCGAATCGATGGTGAATTCGCAAGAGTACATCGAGGCTACCATTGTCGAGGATTTGACGATACCGTCACAGAACAACGGAAACGAGACCGACAAGCAGACCGAACTGCTTGCCGACAAAATGCAGGTTTCGCGCTTAAAATCGGTCTTTGACGACAAAACGACTAATGTATCATCCGTATTCAAATAAGCCGAAATTCGGCGTATTTGGGTGCATAAACACGAGAGGAACAATTTATGATAAGGATAGGCATAGACTATTCACTTAATTCGCCTTCCATTTGTATTGACAACGGTGCGGAACTCACTTTCGTTTCGTTTTTCAACGCGGAGGGTCTTGAATGGAAAAGGGAGAAACCCCTTAAAAAATTCCACTACCACAACATTCTTTCGGACATCATAGAGGTTGTCCCGTATAACCGAAACACAGACAAGACTTCGTACCAATCGGAGCAGATGTCGAAAATGCGGGACGCATCGTTTATGAGCAATATGATAACGGAACGCATAACAAGATATATGTCTGAAGAATGCATCGTTTCCCTTGAGGGGTTCGCGTTCCAAAGCCAAGGCGCGGCGTTCATCGACCTCATTATGTTCAATTCGTTTCTGCGCAAGGACATAATAAGGATGTTCGGTTACGACAGACTTATGATTGTAGCCCCGACATCGGCGAAGAAACTCGCGGGCAAAGGCAACGCCAACAAGGAGTATATGATTCAAGCGTTCATAGACAACAAACTTGGTGACGATTTGCTTATCAACAACCCGCTCTATAAATATGTTACGGAAAACGAACTCGACTACAAGAACATAAAACCGATAGACGACTTGATTGATGCCTATTGGATAATGAGAAGCCAAACGATATGATAGGAAAAGTTGAAGACAATATCGACCCTCTGTTCAAAGGGCGTGTAAGGGTTAGAATATACGGCGTTACCGACCAAAAGAAGGATGACGGCTCGTATGTCATACCAACGGAAATGCTCCCTTGGGCTATGCCCGCGTGTCTTTCGCAGGGCGGCAGCAGCAGCGGCGCGGGATGTTTCTCCGTTCCGAAGATAGGCTCTGTTGTAAAGGTCGGCGGAAGCATTAACGCCCCAGAATGGAGCAGCATTATGTATGTTTCCGATGAGGTGTCTGCGGAGATAGGCACGGATTATTATCCAAACGCCCACGTCCTAATATATGACACCAATCTTGCCAACGACAGCGACAATTTCCGCAAGGGTGAGTATATCAAGGTTTTGTTCACGGAGGAGAACGGGTTTGTCATAGACTTCAAGAACGCATACGGCGGAACTGTGTTCCAAATGTCGCCAGAGGGGGAGGTGAGCATCAGCAATTCAAACGGCGATGCTATATCGTTGAAGAACGGAAGCATTACCATAAATTCCGACAAGGAGATAACCATCAATTCGCCCTGCATCAAACTTGGGCAGGAAGCGGTCGAGGGTCTGCTTAAAGGAAACAAGTTCTTGGAGTATTTCAACAAGCATACGCATATGGTTAGCGGCGTGAACAGCGAGCCGCCGAATCCGCCTATGAACCCCGATGTGGTAAGTCAGAACGTATATATCTAATCTCGTCAACCAAGTTGTTGAAGGAGTTACGAAGCCGTCATTCTTGGCGGCTTTTGCTTTATAAATATATAAAATATTTGAAATTATGTCACATATAAAGAAAATTGATGAAATGGTGGAAAACCAACAAGACTCGTTTGATGTACAATTCGCTAAAGAACTTTCAAACAAATACCATTGTATTTGTTGGGATATTGAAAACACGTATCCCGATGCGGCGGATTCTTATGAAACTATGAGAAATCATACCAAAGGAAAAAAGGTATCACCAAATGATTATGCCGAATCTGCAAAAAAAATGATAGATTTTTTTGTAAAAGATGACCATTGTAAGAAAAAGAGAATAGTCATACCAAAAAATATATTGTATCATTTTGCTGAATTAACAAGCCAAAATCACCATTATGAGGTGCGTTATGAAATTGCAAATTATTTGAGTCACTATTCTGACCAATTTGAAGAGTACAAAGCGTTTTACAAATATATTATTGATAAAGGTAATGATTATATCGGAAACACAAACCCATTCGGTTCACTTCAACATATTGTTACCGACTGTATGTTTGCAAAAATAGCAAGTGTGTTTGGTGGAAAAGTTGCGATGGATATAGATGCTTGTCTATAAGCAATGATGTATATCGTTTAACAAAAACAGCCGTCAGATTTGACGGCTGTTTTTCTATTTTTCATTCACGTATGATACTTCGAGTCGTCCGTCTTTTTTCTGTACGATATTGACGGCATAATTAACCATAGGGTCTGCTGATACATTGCCGACACCGAGGTCGTAGTTCAGCCAAGCCTCAACAAATGTTTCGGGGTCGCCGTCCTCGTTTTTTTCAAACTTATCCATTTCGAATCCTACGAGTATTTTGTCCCATATTTCTTCAATGTCCTTTTCGGAATTTGGTATTTGGAATATCTCATTGTTGTATGGGAAGCGCAGGTCGAAATCTTCCAATGACATAGATTCCTCTTCATCTTCACTTTGCTCCACTTCCTTTTTCAAGTCGTCAATCAGCAAATTGATTTTCGCCTTGAATGTGTTGTATGGCAACTCGTTATGAACGATGTCTTCCAATCGGTCTTTGTTTATGGGTTTGATGCCGAGTTTCTCGTTTACAAATTCATCCGTGTTCAGTATTTTCATAATTGTGCTTGTTTTATGTATTTGTCAAAGTCGATAACCCCGTTTGACAGTTCTTTGCATTTGTCGATGAATTTCTGTCTGTCGCAACTATCGGCGAAACTTACGACATTGTGTATTACTGTCGGAACGTATGTGACGGATGAGAACGGGGTTAGTCGTGTGGGTATCTTGCGCATTACCTCGCGCTTGTATGTCGCTATGATTTTGTCATCGCTTCCGTAGAAGTTAACGGCTGCGGGCGACAACTCGTTTGAGAATTGGGGTCTGTCCTTCAGTTGCAGTAGTTCCGACTTGAATTCATCTTTCAGTTTCGGCATTATTTGCAGGAACAAGTCAGCCGCGCTGATATTGGTGCAGCAATATCCTCCGCCGCCGAAGCATTTTCCAAGCGACACGTCTATCGGTTTATGCTCTTTCTTTTCTATGTAGTCAGATAGATTCTTCATATATGCGTAATATATGACGATTTGTTTGCCGTGCTATTTCAGAGCGGGCAGCAGTTCCGTGTAGATGAACACTCTGTTGTTCCAAGTCTTTCCGCCTGCGTTGAATTTGTAGATTTTGTCAACGTTGATGTTCTTGTAGTTGACGCCAGAACTGCTTTGGCGTTGCACGGTTGACGAAGGCTTCATATATGGTTTGAGTTCGTCAAGTTTGTATTCTTGGATGTTGTTGTTCTCATCAACCATAAAGTACCTCGACTTTGATGTGAAGTCCGCTATGGGGAACATTAAGTCGCCTTTCGCGTTGAAATAAACCATTTTGTAACCCTGCACCCTTTCGCTGTAACCGTTCTTGATTTGCACGTTCCAAGCGGGGTTCTTTCTGTTGACAGCCTCTCTGTAAGTCCTGCCGAAGTTGAATTTGTATGTGGTGACTTTGTAGAGTTTTCCGAACATAGGGTTTATCTCGCTCACACCGTCAGCGTTCACGATGTTCCTTTTCAGTTTGCTGTCCATCGTGTTGGCTGTGTATGCGTAGGCAAATGTGTTTTTGCGTGCATTCAACATCTCGAAGAAATCGTCAATTTCCTGCGCGATTCTCTTCGTAGCAGCCATTTCGAGTATGGCTTCGGTGAATTGTTCTGTGAGTAATATTTCCATTTCTTTATTATGTTTCTTTATAGGGATATGCTATCCGACTTGTCGTTGTCTTTGTCGTTGGACTTTTCCTTTTTTGGTTCGTCCTTTTTCGGCTCTTCCTTTTTCGGCTCTTCTTTTTTCGGTTCGTCCTTTTTGGGTTCGTCATCATTCGGCTCGTCCTTTTTGGATTCCTCTTTTTTCGGTTCGTCCTTTTCTTCGGTTTTGCCTTTGTCGTTTTCGGATGGTTCTTCCTTTTTCGGTTCGTCCTTTTCGGATTCGCCGTCTTTGTCGGTTTCGCCATTGTCTTTGTTTTCGTCAGATTTTTCATCAGACTTTTCCGAGCCTTTTTCTTTATCGCCAGCATTATCCTCGGATTCCTTGTTTTCGGAATCCTTATTCTCGGATTCATTGTTTTCGGATTCCTTGTTTTCTGCTTCCTTTTCCTTTCCGCTTTCTTTGTTTTCCGAATCAGTTTCTTCGTTTTTTACTTCGTCAGATTTTTCGGTTGCCTCGTTTTTGTCCTGCGTTGGCTCTTCCTTTTCGGGTTCTTTGCCGCTATCCGAAACGGTCGTTTCCGAACTGCCGCTTTCGCTCGGTTTGTCGTTGTGTTCGGTTTCGCTCGGTTGCTCGGCTTGTTTTTCGGAATTGCCGTCTTTCTCTGTTTCCTCGGATTTGCCGCCTTCATCGTCATTGGAAAGGTATTCTTCGCCGCGACCTATGTTGTTCATATATTCGGTGAACGTCATAACCTTTTCGGTTTCAGCCTCCGTTTTGTCGCCGCCCATAAGTTCCTTGAAAGTCTGAACAGACTCCGCTTTGTCGGACACGTGATTCCAAATGTCACTCACCTCTTTGTTGAAAGCGTCCATAACACTTCCGCTGATGAGGGAGTTCGGGTTGTTGTCGTCTTTCTTGTTCATAAACATACCCGTTATGATTTGGAAAACGGTGGTGAGGCTTGGGTTGTTGCGCAGCAGTTCCACGGTTTCCGTGTTCTTTATTTTGTCAAGGTTCACGGAATACGATTCGTTCACATCACCTTTTATGCCCTTGAGCAACTCCTGCTCTTTCTTGATGTAGTTGTTGAACAGTTTGCAGATAACGTCAATGTACCTTTCCTCCTCGGTTTCACCCTGCGCTTCTATCGTGTTGAGGTTCACCGTTTGCAGGTATGCTATGAAATTTGCAAGCACCACCTCGGATTCCGTTCCGTCAATCTTACCGAACTCGTGTTTGTTCTGCTGTATGAGCGCGGTCATATAAGGGTCGATGAGTTTCAGCGTTGTGGATTTCTTCGCGCCTGGCTTGTAGAACTTGAATATGAAACTGTCTATTCCGCCCATAAACTCATCGCTCAATGCGCTGTGTGTCATTTGTGGGTTGAGGAGGCTGATGATGTATTGCGAGAACGATATGCCGTTTAGGTCTCCGTTTTGCAGGTATTCAACCAACCTTTCCTTTTGAAATTCGGATAGGAATCCGTTGAACACGGGCTGCGCGTAGTCAATCTGAAGTCTGTCAGCCCACTTTTTGAGGACGTTTGGGTCTTCTATGATTGTGTTGCCCGTGTCTATGCACGACAGAATGAGATTGTTCTGCGGCATATTGTTGTAGTTAATCATATTGTTGTCGTTCTGAATGACATACTGCATTCTGAACAGCCAATTCTCTGGGAGTTCCTTGTACCAAATCAGACTTGTTCTCTTAACGTGGTCTATGCCGTCTTGGAAATAGGAATACAGCATAGAGTTGATGCTGTTTATCTCCTCGTTGTTCCTGCCCTTGAAAAAGTACAGTGTGTCGTCTATGCGTTTGAATGAAAGTGTTGAAGCGTTGATTTTTTCATAGACCATTGTGTAACCGTTCATAAGGTCTCTCACGAATTCAAGTCCGTTTGACTGTATGGTTTCTTGAAAAGTTTTCATATATTTACTTTTTTGAGATTTTTATTATATATTTATAAGACTTGTTCAAGAAACCCGCTTGGTCTTTATCCAAGCGGATGAATTGAACGATTTGCTGTCTTACAAAGAAAATATACATTTTGTAAGCCGTATAAATATATTAAGTAAAACTACATTTATGGCGAAAACAATACACAAGGCGTACAAGTTCAGACTTGAACCGAATGAAAAGCAGAAAGTCCTGCTCGCAAAGCATTTCGGCTGCACCCGCTTTGTGTACAACCATTTCTTGTCGGAACGAAAAAAGCAGTATGACGAAACACACAAGTCGGACAACTACTACGCGCAGGCAAAGAAACTTACAGAACTTAAAAAGGATAAGGATTATGCTTGGTTGAATGAAATAAACAGCCAGACATTGCAGCACGCTCTGCGGCATCTTGAAACGGCATACGTCAACTTCTTCCGTGGAAACGCAAAGTTCCCGAATTTCAAGTCAAAGAAGCACAAAAACAGTTTCAGCGTTCCGCAGCACGTTGAGGTCAAAGACGGAAGAATTTATTTCCCGAAGTTCAATGGCGGAATAAAGTTCAGACAGCATCGTGAAATTGTCGGCGCAATCAAGTCCGCTACAGTGACACTTACATCAACGGGCAAATATTTTGTCTCGATTCTTACCGAGCAGACCTATGAACCTTACAGCAAGACAAACAAGTCGGTCGGTATAGACCTCGGAATAAAGGATTTCGCCATAACTTCTGACGGAAGGAAATTCAAAAATAACAGATATATAAGAAAATACCAACGCAAGTTGAAACGTGCGCAGCAGCATCTTTCGAGGAAGCAATATGGCAGCGTTCAGTACGAAAGACAAAGACTGAAGGTCGCAAAAATACACGAGAAGTTTGCGAATTGCAGAGTGGACAACCTGCACAAGGTTTCAATGGAGTTGGTAAGGCAATACGACATCATCTGCGTGGAGGACTTGAACGTGAAAGGAATGGTGAAAAACCATAGACTTGCAAAGCACATTGCCGATGCAGGTTGGGGGACATTCGTGCAATTCCTTTTATATAAATGCGAACAAAATAATAAAATACTCGTCAAAATTGGAAGGTATTATCCGTCAAGCCAATCTTGTGGCGAATGCGGATATGTGAACAAGGAAGTCAAGAATTTGAGAGTCCGTGAATGGACTTGCCCGCATTGTGGTAAACAACACGACAGAGATGTCAATGCAGCAAAGAACATCCTCAAGGAAGGATTGAGAGATATAACGAAGTTCAATATATCGGCAGGGACTGTCGATTACACTGATGGAGACGGTGTAAGACTTGGAAACAAGCGACTGTCTGTGAAGTCAGAAGCCGCTATGCCTTTAATATAGCGGTAGTTCACACGGATAGATATAAATAAACAATTTAAATAATCACTATGGAAAATAACAAATGTGTGACGATTAGGCTAATTACAAGGGATGAAGCGAGAAAGATATACGCCCAAAAATCAAAGGACGAGTTGATTGATATGCTTATTGCCTGCAACGAGGCTCTTGACGCGGCGTTGCTTGCACGCAACAACCCAATATACGTGCCTGCCGTTGACTACAACCAAAACTGTTCGGATTGGGCGCATTGCTCGAATCCGCATCGTGACTGCATCAACTGCCCGCTTCGCGGATACGGCGGTTACGGTAGCAGCGGAGGTTGGTCAACAAACACATCGACAAATATAATAAACGAAAATGAGCAGTAACACAGACCAAATAGAAGGAATCCTTGACGATTTCAATGACGGTACTGTCCCGAACATATTGGAAAACAACACGCTCGTGTTCGAGGAGAATGACGAGGAAGCGTTGCGCAAGGCGCGTGAGGAACGCGACAAAGAGATGATAGAGCGGACGAATGCCGCTAAAAAGGCGGCGGAGGAGATTGTCAGTTCCGCGAAAGAACTTTACTCTAAAAATTCCAACGACATCGACTATGTTCAGTTCAAGGCGAAAGCGGATGCCGACAGCCTCGGCAAGATAATCTACCAAGTCGAACTCACCGAGGACGTGATAAAGGCTGTCGCCGACAGCATACTGACGGGTTTCATAAACCCGAATATGGTAAAATGTTTTACCGACTTGCAGAAAACGGAGGTCGAACTCCTCAAAACGAAAAATCTCTACCTAACCTCAATAGAGGAATCGTTCAAGCAGATAACGACCGATGTCGAAATGACGGCTGCTATCGAAGTAGAGGCGGAAGAAGATACTGACGCAATCAGTGCAAAAACAAGAAGTTCCCGCGACTTGATGAAACTCATTGACGCTGCCGCCTCGAAAGTCAAAACCGAAATGCTCAACAGTGCAAAAACCGAGGAATCACAAGAAGAAACCGAACCAAAACTTTTTTAATTATGAATGTCAGAATGCAGAACGGCTACGTTATGATTAAGGACGAGCCTTTGTTTGAAGAAAAAACCGAAAGCGGCATCATATTGCCGAAGCAGCATTATCAGCGCGTGGCGACCGTTGTCGCTGTCGGCGAGAACTCGAAGTTCAAGGTGGGCGACAGAATACTGAAGCCCATAGGACATACAACCCCCGTTTATATCGGAACGAAAACATACGAATGCCTCAAAGAGGAAAGAATTTTCGCAAAGATGTAGCACTCGCGGTTTATAAATATATCGTATTATTGGCGATATATTATGATTGAACTGCTTACATTCAAACTTATCATAGACCTCTTTGACACCCTGCGGGTTCACCAAATGGAAATCAGAGAGGTTCAGATTTTTCTGTGGAAGAAACAGACACGCCAATATCAGTATTTCACATTCGACAGTTACGACTCTCTGTATGAATTCTATATAGACAGATACGCGCCGTTTGACTTGTGCCGAGTGTTCGGCGATATTTGGGGCGTGAATTGGTTTGTGGTTGACAGCGAACTTGACCCGACTTACACTATGGCTTTCGGAGCGTATGACGTTTCGGGCAACCATTACATAAGGGATATATCGGAGTTTGACAATCAGAGGAATTCCGTTTGGCAGTCATCAAAGGAGCGTCAATACGGATATTTGGACGACACAGTGGCAAAGTACCATCTGTATTACCACGAACTGTATGAAATCTACCTGCACGGGGTTTACAGCCTTTGCTATGCGGAGCCAGGTTGGACTACACACACGACAATCCTGCAAAGTTACCGCGATATGCTGTTCCCTGCCAATACGGTTGAGTTTGATGACAGATACTTGTCTGTTAGGTTTGCATAAAAATATAATTTGATTATGACACATATAATGAAAATTGACGAAATGGCGCAGAGTATGTTCTACTATTGGAACATATCAAAGGCAACAGAGGATTGGGAAGTCCTTGAAATTGTCGCTTCATCCGAGGATAACGAAAAATCTTTCCGCACGGCTGACGCTGCATACAACGCGGGTCTTCGCGAACTCAAACGCAATTACAAGAACGGCGTGTTTATGCTCGAAATCCATTCCGAGAACCTCGACCGTTCCCCGAAGCAGGATTCAATCAATTACGAGAGCGGATATATCGCTTTGAGTGTAAACGGCAAAGTGCAGGAGGCGTAATCCTAATCGCCATAAAAAGCAAAACGCAGTTGGATTCCAACTGCGTTTCTTTTTATAATCTTTGTTGTATGGAATTAGGTTTTGAATTTGTAGCAGGAAAGTTCCTCCTTCATCAAATCCCTTCCCTTGGCGTATAGGTATATCGCACGGCGTTTTGATATACCGAGCGTTTTCGCGATGCTGTCGTAACTGTCTTTTCCGTCATCGGTCTTGATGTTTCCGATGCGCATACCGACAACGGTTTGGCAATCTTTCGGCAGTTTCTTGTACGCCTCGGCAATGTCTATGACGGCATCCGAATCCGAGTTGAGCGAGATTTGGTAGTCATCGAAAAGCGTCTTGTCGCGCCCTTTCTCGATGCCGCACACGGTAGAATTTTGGTTTTGTGTGTTGTGCGGGTACACGCCGTCATCCATATTGTCTTGGTCAAACGGATTGTCTGAAATCCGCTCGAACATAAGACCTCTGACGTAGGTATGCTTCACCTGCTCGTATGCGTACTTTCGCTTTTCGTTTCCGAATGCCGCGTTGGTACGGTGAATCGGAATATGCACCACGTTGATTTGCTTGTTCATCTCTTTTTTGGCGTACTCGTACATTCGTTTGAATGCGTGACCCCAAAAGAACGAGAACCCTCCGCACTTCTGCGGGTCGAAAGTGTTGAACGACTCGATTACCGCAATAGCGCACTCTTGCATAATGTCGCCGAATATCTCCGAGTTGTCGTTGATGGACAGCATACGCGCAATGGAATGCACGTATTTCTCGAAATTCGGGGAACGAATGTATCCCTCTGCATTGTCGAAAATCTCATTTGCGTAGGTTTTCTCCTGCGTCATCTGCTTTGTACTTTTCATAATCGTAAGTTTTGGTTAATACTACATATTTTTTGGTTTTTAATGTTCCGCAAAAATACAATATTTTTCAATTACAGCGATTCATTTCCGAAATAAAGTTATCAACAAAATTATCAACTTTTTTATGCAGCCAAAAACAAACACTACACCCCCATATAAATATATAGACATATTATGACTTTTATGGAAATAAAAACTTACGATAATTTCATTTGCGAGAAACTTGTGTATGAGAAAGGCGGCGAGAAGAAGCGCGTGAAAAGACACAAGTCAACAAACGACTTGACAAGAGTGGGCTATCTTGAGATGGTAAATGTTCCCGAAATAGGCGATTTCGTTGCGAAATTTGATAGCGGAAACGGAACTGTGTCATCCATTATGTGCGACAAATACGAGGTTGACGGCGACTATGTGAATTGGGAAATCAACGGCAGGAAAATGCGCTCGAAGAAATTCGGCAAATCCGTTGTGAGAAACAGAAACGAGGAGGAGCGCGTGAGCGTTCTGCTCGACATATCGTTCAACGGTGAGGATTACAGAATCCCGTTTGCCCTCGTTGACCGTTCAAAGAACTATGTGAAGATGCTGCTGAACAGACTTTTTATGAACACCGCTCACGTTATGGTCGATACATCGGTCACTTTCTTGGTGACTAAAAAGCCGAAAGGCTATATGCGTATAAACAAGGATGCCGAGAACAGCAAGTACAACGGCATCTATTTCAAAAAAGAAGACTAACTATGGAAGTGTATTCATACGAACTGTTCGAATCAATGACCTATAAGCGCAAGAAGATAAAGGAAGCCTTGCACAACGGGTTCGTTGTGTTCGAGTACAAGAAAAAGGACGGCACACATAGAAAGGCATTCGGCACACTGAAAAGCAACTACATATTGCAGCATTGGAAACCGAAAGGCGAGTATTGCTATTCGATAGAGGTCTGCAAGTCATTGGGCTACATTCAGTATTGGGATTTGGAACGCAACAATTTCCGTCAGTTCAGACTGAAGGACGCGGGCATCGACATCGTGGAGACGTTCCCGACTTACAGCAGGATTGTGAGCGCGTACCCGCAGTTGGCGCAGCACAAGAAAAAACCGAAGTACCCGATATACAAGAAACTCAAGGTTACTTACCCGAAAGACAAGAGAAAATAATTACAATAATTATGAAACATATATTAAAATTTGACGATTTTATCACGGAAAGCGTTGGTGCGAGATTGGCTGACAGAAACAAGGATAGGTTCAACAGCGACCCTCTTGCCAATAAAAAGCCGAACAGTGTGTTGGGTATGAAAGACAACCCAACACGCGAGATGGTTGATATGGCTGCATATATCAATTCCGAACTCATAAAGTATATCAAGTCTAATGACAATTACGCGAATTTCTTTATGCTGTATACTAACAGCAAACTTGGTATAGGAGTGTATGAAGCGGACAGCAAAATGTGCGGTCGCCTTATTCTGTTTGTTCCAAGAATATACGACAACAGCGTGTTCGAGTTTATCCCGTCCGATATTAGGCGTATGAACAACTCACAAATACACGCATTGGAACACGATGACGTTTTTGTCGAGAAATGCCGCCGTTTCAGCGACCTTAAAATATATGTTAGGGACGACAAAATAGCCAAAGAGTTTTTGAAATTGGATAATGGATTCGAAAGGTTCAGAGGCGATTCAATGAAATTGGACATTAATTTGAACAAGTTGAAATGCTTGAACACATACGGTATGTCTTTTGTGACACCATTTGTTATGGAGGATGACGTGAACGGTGTTTCCTCGATAGGGGGTTCTGTTTTTGGTAAATTCAAAGAGTTCGTTACTGACGACAATGAAGAGTGCTGTTTGGTGAATGTCGCTATGAATCCGTCACTTACGAAAGAAGATGCCGACAATAGGATAATGCTGTCAAAAACAATCATAGACGGGATGTACGATTCTATGTACAACTATTTTTCCAATGTTTTTATGTCGGCGGCGAATATTAGAAACAACAAATTGCAGCGATAGTATGATTTATTGGAAACATCTTTATAAATAAACGAAATCCCGAATAAACATTCGGGATTTTTATTATATATAATATGTAGAACATATATAAACTATGGGACGAAAACGTGGAAAAAATTATATAGACCCGACAGATTTTTACAACGAAATGCTCATATCGTTGGAGCAGGACGAACTTACGCCGAATGCGATTACATACTGTCAGATGCTTATTGACCGTGTTAGCAGATGCAACCATTATGATTCAAAGGAGGATATGGAGGACTGCAAGGCTCACGCTATGATGAACATACTGCGGTATTGGCGCAACTTCGACCCCGAAAAATACAAAAACCCGTTCAATTACTTTACAAGTTATGCTTGGACGGGTCTTGCGCAGGGATGGAACACTCTGCATCCGAAGGCGGAGGCTGACTTTGTGAAAATACCCATTCAGTGTTTTGACGATTCAAACTAATTCTTGCTCATCTGCTTCGCGTATGCGTTTGCGTATTGCAGCAGTTTTGCTTTTTGCTTGCCCGTCAATACTGACAAGTCAACAACAAAGTCATCGCTGAATTTTAGGTATTTGACATTTTCAATTTGTTTTTCGGCGTTGTTGATTTGGCTGTTGATTTTCATAAGGCTTGAGTTGGCGTTCACAACGTCCGCTTTGAGTTTGTTCAATTTTTCAGTCTGCTCCCCTATCTTCTCGCAGACGATGTTCATATTGACAATATTGTTGCAAGCCTGCATTTCGCAGTAGTTGCGAAGAAACGTTTTCAGTTCGCCTATCTTGTCGTAGATTAAAAGCCCGCCGTTCACGGTGAGAGAGAATTTGCCGTTGATTGACACGACAATGTTCACACCCTTGCAGGATATTGGGGAGAAGTGGTCTGAAATGCGGAAAGTGATTTTCATAAACTTCAGATACACGGAATTCGAGTTTTCGCTTTTCTTCTCGAAAGTGCAGCCGCAGTCAATCAGATGCTTTTTAATCGTTGTTATTGACGATTTTAATTGGCTTTGTTGTTTCATCATAATACATTCATTTTTCGTTTATAAGTGATTTGACTTATAAGCGCGGTTTATAAGTTATTCCGCTTATAACAATCACGCAGCAAAAATACAAAATGTTTTTATACACGAAAGATTTTTTCTGAAAAAGTTATCAACAAAGTTATCAACAAAAAAAGCCAAATAATCACTGTTATAAATATTAGAAATATAATTTGAATTTATGACACACATAATGAGAATTGACGAGTTTAACAGTCACAAAATCAACGAAAAAAATGAAATCGACTATAACGACATAAAAGATGTTGTTATGGAAATGCAGGAAAAATATTACAAATACAGTCCAGAAGAATATGGATTTGTTCGTGGTGAATATGATGGTGAAACCGCTTGGATTATAAGTGCGGATATACCAAATGACACTATGAAAATCCTCGTTGGCGACAACTACACGGATGACGATGCGTCAAAATGTTTGAACAATCCATCGCTTTATAGCGACTCTGTGAAAGAGATATATTGCGGCGAATGGGAGGAATACAACTCATTTGATGACTGGTGTCACTATGATTACAAGTTCTACAACGGAAATATAGAATTGTCAGACAGACAGATTTTGAACGAATTGAGTTTTGCGGTAAGCGATGAGCCAAGAGATGCGGAGGAATACAACAGCATACCGAATGAGATTTATAATGACTATGTGAACAAATACAGCGAGATTTTCACTTATACGTTTCCATACAAACATTTGGAATTTCTCGGTGCGAGTGGAAAGCACGTTTGTGTAAAAGAGGAAGACTTTGAATTTACGGATTGGCTTCTCTATCCACAAATGGTCGCTTGCGTTGAGGAATTGCAAAACCGTATGATTGAAGATTTGGAAAAAGAATACGGCAATAGATAATCTGTAAGTCAAATCGACAACTTATTCAAATCAATTAACATAAAACGCAGGCAAATCGCCTGCGTTTTTGTATATCACAACACTAAATAAAAAAGGCTCGCAACCGCGAGCCTTTTTTTATTTCTTGTAGTTCTTTCTCCAATATTCTATCAGCCACATAACGTCATCGAACCCCTCGTATGCGGTGTTTGTGTCGTCAACGTCACCCGTGTTTTCATCGTATGGCATTTCCCAATCGTAGTCGTAGTCGCACTGCATATCGTCACAGTTGTACGCGAGTTTGACGCATATTCGGTATTCACCGTCAGCATTCGGGTTCTGCGGCTCGTCATCGTCAAATCCGCCGCTCCAACCCATAACGATTGACATCTTTCCCGTTTTGCAGTCGGATTTTCCGAGTTCAAAGAACGCGCATCCTTCTTTGTTGTTGCGCAGCCATTCAACGGAATCTTCAGACCATCTCTTTGCGTTTATCTCGACAACGGTGTCAGACCAAGACGGCAGAGCCTTAACGTTGATTTCTTTCAGCCGTTCTTTTGATATTGGCTGTATGTTCAGTTTTTCGTTGACGTATTCGTCTGTGTTAAGTATTTTCATAGGATTGTTTGTTGTAATATTTATAATAAAAAAAGAGGGGCATTTTTCAATGTCCCTCTTTGTCGTATGATTAGTAGGATTATTCGAAAGTACCGCTTTCGATAACACCCGTTCTCAAAATCGTGAGTTTTTGAACGAGGATGTCCATTGCGCGGGCGGGTTCGATGAAGATGTCAATCACACCCATATTGTGGTCAATCACCTCATCGTCATTGTTTGACTTATCCATAACGGTCTTGAAGTCATAAACACCGCCGTTGTTCTTCACCATATCGATGAAGTTGTCAACCAATGTCTTGATTTCAAGTCTTGTTTGTGCGTTGTTCACCTCGAACAAGTAGTTGCGAAGAATCTTCTCAACTCCGTCTTGGATGTAGATGCAAGCCTCGCGGCAGTTGATTTCGCTCAAAGCGGACTTCGGAGTCTGTTTAGCGGTCTTGTTAGCGTAGATTACGCAGCCAACGCCGTTTTGGTAGATGATTGAGTTGATACCCGCAGGCTCTAACCAATCGCGGTTGTCTCTCACGAGTGTTGATTCAACGCCCACAACGTTGTTTCCGCTGATAACGCCTCTGTTCTGTCCTGCGACAGCGTTCCAAGGTTGACCCGTTTCGTATTTAGCCACGAACAAGTTTGAAACGTAAGCGGCAGGCGGAACGTTGATTGTTGTGTAGTTTGAGTACACTTTGAGGTATGGGTAGTAGTATGCGCCCCAAGTTGCGCCGTGAGCCACATCGGGAAGTGTGAACAAGAATGTAGGGTTCTTGTCGGGGTCGCCGCCCTTGGCGATGAACTCGGCAGAAACTGATTTGTTCTTGTCGATGAATGACGGGTTCTCGGAGTTCTTGAAGTCATTGCTTGACGGAGCGTTGATGATAGCAAACGCGCTCTTTCTTTCCATACAAAGTTTTGTGTATTGGTCTTTGCAGGATTCCTCGATACCGAAACCGAATGTGTCAACCACATAGCGGAATTGAATAAGTTCGCGGTCGATGAGAGCGTTGAAGAGGTTGCTGTCCTTTGAGTCTTGTGAGAGCAAGTCAAGGATTTCGTGCTGACGCTCGTTGCTTCCGTCTGGCATATGGGATTTCTTCAATTCGAAACCACCCAAGGTGAACACGTTGTAGTGTGTGAACCACTCGGTGATGTCGCAGAAGCATTCGGTTGAACACCATTCCTCGTTAGTGTCGGTGTCGATAACGAAGTTGTTGAGAACAACTTTGTCTTGGCAAGCGACCTTTCTCCAAGAGATTAAGCCGTTGCTGTCGCTGACACCCGTGATTTCAACGATTCTTGTCAAACGATGGTTGTCGCCGTCCTTTGAGAGGATGAAGTTGCCGAGTTTCACATAGTTGTAAGACTCGTCATCGCTGTTTGCGGGGATGAAGAACTCGTTGTCCTTTGCATCGATTCCGTTCACGCTTCTCTTGACGGTGATTGACATTTCATAGTGGTTTGCACCCAAGTTGATAGTCACCTCTGTCAGAGTTGAAGGAATGCTGTCGATGTATTGTTGCTCATCGCCCTCGCCGTCATTGCCTTCCATAGGATAAGCGGCAACATAGTCGGGTGCGTATGCAGCGTTTGCGACTTCCATATTGTTGATAGTGGTGATAGGATAGATGTTGTCTCTCCAATCGATGTCGTATTTCACGCCGTCAATGTCAACGGTGTCGTTGGTTGAAAGTGATTGACGTGCTTGGTACACTTCAGTTCCTTCCAAGAACACGAAGTTCGGGTGTGGTTGGTCTGAAATAACGAAAGCGTTGTTGAATGTTGAAGAGATGAGGTAGTTGCCCGTAGAAGTTGGGTTTTCGTCATCGTTGAGTTTGTGTGATTCATCAGATTTAAGAGTGATGATGTATCTAACGATTGGGTGAGCAACTCTTGTTGCGGTGTCGCATACGAAGAATTTAGGTTCGGTGCTTGTTCCAGGGGCGAGAACGTCCTTCACGCTTTGTGGAGCGGTGTTGTCGGTGTCGCCGTTAAGAAGTGTTTTCTGCATAACCGTAACTGGCCACAACTCACCGTTGAAGTCGATATAAACCTTGTCGTTACCATTCACAGCGTCAAAGATGTCAGCGTATTGCTTTGCTGTTTTTGCTTGGTCGATTGGAGCGTCCATAGAAGGCTCGACATACTCGTATGTTGTAACGCCGTCCACGGTTGTCAT